AGTATTAAACAGCATTACTCAGATACGGTATTTCGTTTCCTGAGTACTAGAGATCCTTCAGTTTTAGCTTCTATTGACCCAAAGTTGATGAATCTTTATTTGAAGTGTTTTGAGACCCTTACCAATAATGGCAAGGGTAAGGGAGAGGATTCGGGCAAGGGGCCTAGCCAGACATTAGTCAATGTGCAGGGCAACCTAAACGTAGGTGAGGGACGGGTTCCTGAAACCGACGACCTAGGATCGATTTTAAAAGCTATCGCTGACTTGGATAGGGTCAAAGATAAAAAATGAGGAGTAATTCAATGACAAAAAATTTAGCAACAACAATGATCGCCGTAGGGGTGGTTCTCTTTACGACGGCAGCCGCTTCTTTGAAGATCAGATCTTCGGACGCGAACCGGAAAGATGCAGACGTTGTTCTAACGAACAAGAACACTGTATCGCTTAGAGGTCCAGTGGATGATGGTTCGGTAAGCGAGCTTATCAAAACCCTCAGAAGTTTGGATACGGACAAAGAAGTAGGAGACCCCATCTATCTGGTTCTTTACACACCAGGTGGAAGCATTCAGGCTGGGATCGAACTTATTGAGGCTGTTAAGGGAATGCGACGACCAGTTAAGACGATTACGATCTTTGCAGCAAGCATGGGATTTCAGTTAGTCCAAAACTTTGACGACCGACTTATTCTTAATGGTGGTACCCTAATGAGCCACAAAGCTCGTGGAGGGGCTGAGGGTGAGTTTAGTCCAAACAGCGATTCTCAGCTTGATAAGCGCTTGAATTTTTGGAAGTCTCGCCTTCTCGAGATGGACAACAAGACCGTTGCTCGAACTGCTGGAAAACAAACATTAAAGTCATACCAAGACTCTTACGAAAATGAGCTTTGGCTGACAGGCCCCACGTCTGTTGCTGGCGGATATGCTGACAAGGTTGTATCTATCCGTTGTTCCGAAAGCTTAAAGGGAACCGATGACCAAAAGATCGAGTTTATGGGACTTAGCATTACGGTAAAGTTTAACAAATGTCCGCTTCAAACGGCACCAGAGTCTATCGAGATGAAGATTAAAACAAACCAAGGTCAGATGACCCCAGAAAAGTTTGCCGCAGAAGGTGGTATTTTGGGCGTGGACTGCACGATTGCTCAAAGCCGTCTTGTCAACAGTAATGGGCAAGTTCTTTGTGCAATCGATGGTTCTTTGACTCGAGAAAAGCTTGATACGGAACGCAAGAAGATCGTACATAGCTACACCATCGAAGGTCTTAAAGAGCAAATCGGCTACACCTGGTAGTTCTTATGCCAATGATCAGGTACTTATGTACAAACGATCAGTGTGGCAAAAGTAACTCCAAACTATTTCGGTCTGGTAATCAGGTCGAACAAGAGATCCAGTGTAAAGAATGCGGGGGTAAGGCAAGAAGAACCTTGTCTTCTCCCGCTTCTTCGTCTAAGATAGTTATAGACAATGGAGTTCAAGCACGGGCTGTTGAGATTAATCCAAACATAATGGAGATCAACTCAGAGCGTGCTAGAAAACCTACCGACAGGGGAGACTGATGCTTAAGCTGAAGAGGTTGAAGTTCGAAAATCTGGGCAGGTTTGTTGGGACCAACACCATTGATTTTGAATCAAAATCGAACTTCATCCAGATTGACGCCGAAAACATGAACACGGGAGGTTCAAGCGGCGGTGGAAAAAGCTCCATCTTCCTAGCCTTAGAATACGCCATGGGCATAAACGATGTGCCGTCAACAGTCCTTCAGTCCAGGCTAACCAAATCTCCTCTTTTTGTTGAGATTGAGTTAGAAAAAAATAACGAAACTTTTACTATCTCTAGACATAGAACTGAAGGCCTTTCTATAAATGGGCCAGGAGTAAGCGTATCCGGTAGTACAAAAGAGGCCGAGGATACACTAGATAGGATCTTAGGAATTCCACGAAGTCTCCTCAGGCCCATGTTCCACAAAAGACAAGGAGAGGGCGGGTTCTTTTTATCAAAAACTCCCAAACAATCCCATGATTTTTTGATGGAATGCCTTGGTATGAACCTGATCGAGCAAAAGATCTCAAAAGCAGAGGCTCGTCTTAAGGCATTAGAGCAGTCTTTATCTGTAAAAACACCAGAACTGTCCTCCTATACATCGAGCCTAGAGTCCACAGAATCTTTCATATCGTCGATGCAACCCCCAAAATGTGACGTTGACGAGGACGTACTACTCCGCCTAATAGATAAGATCAACTTTTTTAAAGCACAAAAGGAACAGGTGGTCGGAGAACTCTCAACCAAGCTCTCTTCTTTAGGTTCCGCACCGTCCTTCTCATACCAAGAAGATCCCAGACTAGCCGAGGTTATTAGGTCACAAGAATCCGAGATCAATTTGTTGACACAGAAATTGATGGAGGCTCATAATCATTCTGCACATCTAATTTCAACGATTAAGGTTGATGAGAATCATGTCTCAATACACCAACAAGCGATCCAGAAAAAATCTTTAATCCAAAAAGACCTAGAAGATATCGGACGTCAAATATCCGAAGCTTTAACGAAGATTTGCCCGACCTGTAAGCAAGGTTTGGGTTCAGACCAGGTAAGCCATTCAATAGCTTCACCCCTGGTTGAAAAGGGTCAAAAGAAAAAATCAGAATTAGAAGCCATAATAATCATGGAAGAAAAGCTTCCAATCATATCTGCGGCTATAGAAAAAAATAAAGAGATTTTGAGCCATACTGAGAATTTAAAAAATGAGCTTTCTCAAACTTTACAGAAAGCAAAAGACAACCTGTCTTTATATCTAAAGGCTCGTGAAGAAGCAAAGAACGGTGCTTTAAGCCACTATAGAACGGTAACTGAGGCTTTTGAAAAAGATAAGAGGGATCTTAACGACCACTATGCTCCGATCATTTCCTCTATTGAATCTCAGATGGAGGCCTACAATCAGGCCTTTTATAAGGGGCAGGCTAACCTCAAGGCGTTTCAAGAGTCTGTCAAGAAGTATGAAGAGCAAAAGCAATTAGCTGAATCAAGACTTACCGGATTAAGAGAGGGTATCTTAAAGCTACAAAACGAAACGTTGGATATTTCAAAAGAAATCTCCCTAGCCTCTGGATCTGTAAAGCTACTCAAGAGTTACGCAAACCAACTTTTTCAAGAGTCTTTAGCGATAGTGGCCGAAACTGCCACCAGAATCCTGTCAAGAATACCAAACATGAGTACTGGGACTATAACCTTTGACGCCTACAAAGAAACAAAAGCAGGCGGATTAAAAGAAGAAGTCGTAGCTATTTTATCTATTGACGATGAGATTAATGTTCCTGTAAAGTCTATGAGTGGAGGCGAAAGAGCCGCGATTGACTTGGCAGTTGATCTGGCCGTGATCGAGATGATCGAAAATAGGACTGGAAATGGACTAGATTTATTCGTACTCGATGAGCCTTTTGATGGGTTTGACGCCATCTGCAGGGAAAATTGTCTTGAAGTTTTAAAAAATCATGCGTCAGATAGAAAAATTGTTATAGTTGATCACTCCACGGAAACCAAGGAGATGGTTAGAGACAAGATCTTAGTTGTCCGCGAAGGTCAAACCAGTAGAATTAGTGATAGCATATAGGAGAACATATGGAATTATCAGACGACCTTTTGCAGGATATTGGCCTTTTCTTAACGAAAATAGATGAGCTAAGACATTCTGACAGGAAAGAACTTTTAATCACGATGCTACGCAAACATCTAGTTATCACTAAGTCGGAACTAGTGCTTACGAAGTATGATTTTGATATGATGATTAGCGCTGCAAAGCAAAACTTTTCAACACAAGCCGTGCCTCAGTCCATAGGAAATAAAGCTATTGACCAGTCTGAGGCTAGGAATCTGTTGATCATAGAAGGTGCGATTACGGTTTTAAACAACAAGGGTGCTCTAAACAGGCTCCCTAAATTCGATAGGAGATAGTATGGCAAAGAAAGATATTAAGCAAGATGTTCAAAAGAAGTACCCAGATTTTGTCGAGGCTGTTGACGGCCTTTCGGTAAGCGATCTTGAGAATCGCCTATTGAATTACGCAAAAGAGCGAGAAAACGTTCGAGCTGCAAAAGAAGCCGACGAGCAGCTTCAACGGGTTCTTGAGGCAAAGACAGAGCTTGAGGGTCCCTATAAAGACTCTACAAAAGCTATTGAGCTTAAAAGTCGCTACATCATTGCTTTGATTAAAGAAAAAGGCGGCGACGGTGAAGGATCAAAAGCCTGATCTAACCCCAGAAGAACGCAGGGCTATCAAAGGCGCACTCAGACGGGCTTTCAGACAATCTCCAAGAATGAGAGAGGTTCTTCAAAGGGCCAGGGTAGAATTGCCCCCGGCCCTTAAGAAGGACGGAACACCCGGTAAGAAAAACCAAGTAAGGTATGCTTGTGCTGTTTGTGAGGGTTTGTTCCCTCAAAAGTTTGTACAGGTTGACCATAAAAACCCAGCCGTTCCTTTGGACGTTAAAGAAGAAGACATGAGCATGGATGATATGGTATCTGGGATATTTTGTTCACAAAGCAATCTCCAGGTGCTGTGTAGTACTCCGATCAAATCTTTGCCTAAGGGTTCAAAGAAGTCCTGTCACGCATTAAAAACTGCGGAAGAGAACTTTATAAGAAGAGGGATAGCTCAAAGTGGCGGATCTGTAGAGAGCTGGCGCTTACAATATGACTCTTATGTTAGGTTAAAAGAAGCAGAAAAAGAAGCAAAAGCACGTAGAAAAATAGAAAAACAGCAAAAAAAGTTGTCAAAGAAGGAGACGCCCTAATGCCCAAAAATTGGTCAAACCTCGCCCAGGTAGTATACAGCAGGACGTACGCTAGAACGGATAGCGGAGTAAAAGAGAGCTGGGAGAAGACGGTAGAACGCGTTATTCGAGGCAACATAAAAGATCACAACATTTCTGAGAAAGAAATCAAGAAGCTTGAAAAGTTTATGCTTTCAAGAAAAGCTATCCCCGCAGGTCGAGGATTGTGGTACTCGGGTGCTCCTTCTCACGCAGCTTTGGGCGGAATTGCCTTAAATAATTGCTGGGGATTAGTTGCCGATAAGCCTAGATCTTTTGTCGTAGCCATGGATCTTTTGATGTTGGGAGGCGGAGTTGGTCTGTCTGTTGAGCATCGGTATGTTTCAAAACTCCCTACGATCAAGAACGGTGTTAACATCACGCACAAAGGAACAAAAGATGCAGATTTTATAGTTCCAGACAGCCGTGAAGGTTGGTGTGAGTTATTTGAAAGGGTGCTAGATTCCTACTTTAGAACTGGAAAAAGTTTTAGCTACTCTACGGTTTGCGTAAGAGGTTACGGAGAGGCGATCAAAGGATTTGGTGGAACAGCCTCTGGACCAGCTCCACTAATTAGGTTTGTTGAAAACGTTTGTGAGATACTTGATAGGCGTGAAGGTAAGGCTATTAGACCAATCGATGCTATGGACCTGATCTGTGCAACTGGCGAGATGGTAGTTGCTGGTAACGTTCGAAGATCCGCCATTCTTATCTTAGGAGATCCATTTGATAAAGAATACCTAAGATCTAAACGTTGGGATTTGGGCTCTATTCCTACCTATAGAGCGTTTGCCAACCTCTCGGTATGTGTCGATGACGTAGAAGATTTGCACCCTTTATTCTGGAAAACGTATGAGTCGGGAGAACCTTTTGGCATCGTAAATCGTAAGAACATGCAGACCTACGCACGCATGGGAGAAAAAAAGAAAGATGGAGCTGTTATAGTCAATCCCTGCGTACCCGCTGGGACTGAAATTCTTACTGACACCGGATACCAAGAAATTCAAAATCTAGTTGGAAAGACAGTCAATGTTTGGAATGGATTTGAATGGTCAGAAGTTACGCCTAAAGTAACCGGACACAACCAAGAGATGGTGAAGGTCACCTTAAGCGATGGTCGGTCGCTAACCTGCACGCTTGCTCACAAGTTTGTACTTTCTACCGATTATAGGGGTGGCACTGAGCGCAAAGAAGCACAATACCTAGAACCAGGCGAAAAGCTTATTAAACATAAGTACCCCGTCATTCATGGCGGAGATACCGTTAGTTGGGCCTATAGCCAAGGATTTCTGTCTGGAGATGGTACGGACGATTATCCGGGTTTTACAGTATACGGAGATAAGATTAAGTGCATACCTAGGCTGGATGTAGAGGTGGGCTCTTATTCCCAAGAGCAGGATAGGACATATGTTTCTATCCGTTTTGATGCAAAGCCCAAGTCTTTTGTCCCAGAAAACTGGTCGGTACAATCCTCGCTTGATTGGCTTGCTGGCCTTATTGATTCAGACGGCACTAGAACAATAGAGGGAGGTTGTCAAATAACTTCGGTAGATCACAAATTCCTATCAAAGGTTCAAAGATTGTTGACCAAGCTAGGGGTACACTCTAAAATTTGCTCTTCGCACGAAGCAGGTTACAAGCAGCTTCCCGATGGTAAGGGCGGAATGGCCGACTACTATTGCCAGGAAAGTAAGCGCCTGGTTATTGGCTCTACGCAGATACAAGACTTATTGGATCTTGGTATGCAAACAGAACGGGTAGATTTTGAAGCATCCCCGCAGAGAGATGCTGGTAGGTTTACTACGGTTGTTTCAGTAGAACCGGCTGGGGTAGCAGACGTAGTTTATTGTTTTACAGAACCTAAAAGAAATCTTGGTTGCTTTAACGGAATCGTCACTGGGCAGTGCGCCGAAGCTACCTTGGAACCCTATGAGCCGTGCAACCTTCAAGAGCTTGCCCTAGCTAACCTAGACAACGAAGGTGAGTTCGTAGAGGCTGCGGTACTCATGCATCGTTATGGAAAAAGGGTAACAATGGAGAAGTACCACCACCCTGAGATTGAAAAGATCATCAAAAAGAACCGAAGAGTCGGAACTGGGATTACGGGTTGCTTAGAAAGCCCGTTGTTTAATCCAAACACTCTTGATAAGGTTTATGAGGCTATTCAAAAAGAAAATTTAAAATACTCAAAAGAACTTGGTATCCCAGAAAGCATCAGAACTACCGTAGTAAAGCCTTCTGGAACTGTCTCTAAGCTTCTTGATCAGCGAGGTGAGGGAATTCACCCAGCATACTCGCGATATATGATTCAAAGAGTCAGGTTTGCCTCTAACGACAAGCTTCTTCCAGCCTTAAAAGAAGCTGGCCATTACATGGAACCAGTAGTTAGGTTTGACGGAACTCTTGACCAAAACACTATGGTAGTAGACTTCTACCTTGAAGCTCCAGAAGGCATGCCGTGTGCTGACGAAAATTTTGATACTTGGAAGCAACTAGACGTTCTTCTGATGGCACAAAAGCACTGGGCAGACCAGGCATGCTCTGTTACTGTGTATTATAAGCGAGAGGATCTTCCAAAACTAAAGGAATGGTTGTCTGAGAATTTAAAGAGCTTGAAAACAATCAGCTTCTTGTGCCATAATGATCACGGATTTAAACAAGCTCCAAAAGAAGCTATTTCTAAGGAGAAGTTTGAAGAGCTATCTAAGAAGATCAGGCCGATTAAGATGGAAGGAACTGACTCTGGAAGTTCAAGCGATTTGGATTTAGAATGCGCTTCTGGTGTTTGTCCGATAAAGTAGCATGATAGTATCCATTGACACGCAATGCGATGTAAAGTAAGGTGGGTTAGGTAATGAACAACGAATTTTGGAATGAAAATGAAGAAGACGCAGAACTTTCTGCCGAAGAAGTTGCGCATCAGGAAAACGATGAAGAGACTGATGCTTACCAGCTAAACGAAGAAAGAGTCGCGGACGCTATGGCAGAATCAGGTTATGAACAATTTCAAGATGAAGATCTTGAAAATGATTCAGAGCTTATAACAAACGCCCGGTTGCGATTAGAGCAGGGTAAGCTCTATGAGATGCTGCTAAAGCACGACCTTTTTGGTTCGGTAGACGCAGACCCTAAAGCGATAGCAAACGTTCAGCGTGAGATTAGAAATTTTATCAAGGACAGGCTTGAGATCTTGTTAGGTCTTAAGCCAGACCCACGATTAAGCCCGGTACAAGCACCTCAAGCTGGTACTAAGGTCGAGTCTCCTTTCAGCACTCTAGAGGTGGATCTTTTAAAAAGATTTTTATCCAAGATGTCTAAAGGGGCTACTGAGCAAGTTTCTCAACCCGCGCAAGAACAGGCTCCTACGCCAGTCTCTAAGCCTAGGTCTGAAAGCATCCGACCCTTATCGTCTGGGCCAATAGCGCCCAAGCCTTCGGCGGTGAGGGTATCGCCTAACAAACCAAGTGTTAGAACAGAGCCATCATCGCAGATTAAGGCACCGAAAGATCTTAAGAAGATCTTAGAAGAAGAGTTTGGGGAAAACGAAATGCCGCTTGGAAAGCCCGCATCTAAGCTTAAGCGATCTGAGATTATTGAAAGAAACAGACGCATCGCTCAGAGACAGGCTTCTCGAAAGGCCGTAGGACCCAATCATATCCCAGCTCCAAATGGGGAGCAGGAAGCAATGATCATGATGCAACACGTCGTAAGCAGAAACGAAAGCTTACAAACAGCAGGTGGTGGTGCAACAAACATGCTTAAATTAGCAATAGCCAAGTCCATTCAGGACAAGGCAGAATAACAGGAGAAACGAAACAAATGGAAAAGAATAATAAAACACTGACCGCAGCACAACGTCTTGAAGGATTAGAGCAAGCTTTTGCTTTAACCGACCAGACCATTGGCAACTTGACGATGAATCTTCAGCAGTCAATCAACGCCTTGACACTTATCAGTAAGAAGCTAGAAGCTGTTGTTCGAATTGGAAATGCTGGTAAGCAGATCAGTTCGGCAAATGTAGCTGAAGAGATCTCTTTGATGAACGAAGAAGAGCTTGAACAAAAGGTTGAAGACCTTAAGTCTAAGGGTGTTATGGAAGCCGGTGAAACTATTCAAGAAAACTCCTTTTTCGTAGCTCGAGAGCTTGATCCTGAAACAAAAGAAGTTCGGAATCGACGAGTTCAATACCCAATCTTTGGCTTTAAGAAAGAAACAAAAGATCAACTCCTAGGCAAAAAGCCTGGAGACGTGTTTCAGTTGGAAGCCGGACGAAATCTTCTTGAGATCGTAGAAGTTTATAACCTTATCGTTCCATCAGCTCCTGCTCAGTCGCAAGCTCCAGCAGAGGCATCAAGCGGTGAAACTGCTGCAGCTCAGGAATCTTCAGAGCCAAGTACGGAAGGTAGCTCTTCATGAGTAGCCGTAGGAAAGAGGAGATTGCCCTTTCCTACGCTAAGCTGGCCAAGAAGTTAAAAGCGTACCCTTCTAGGTCAGATCTTAAAAAAGTAGGAATCTCCCGAGACATGGTTAGAGATCACTTTGGAGGCATGGAGCCTCTTAAGGAGTTCTCTAAAGAGCTAGCCCCTAAGTATTTTGAGAAGTTGATTGATCCTGAAAATTTTGATCCTCAAGTTCACAAAGAGCTTCAGTCAAAGGTTAAGAATCATAAACGATTTATAATCACAACGGCGGTTGCGGGGGCTCCTGTTCACGAAGCGTTTTTGGCTTCTATAAAGAAATATGCTGAGATCAATAAAGCGATGATCTTGATGTTTCCAGCAAACTATGCACTTTACGATATGGACCACGACCTGGTTTCAGATTCGGAAATTAACATAGTTTTTAAGAAGCTTCATCTAAACTCAAATTTGCATCTTAATCCAATCAAGATCGACCCCAAACAGGTAGATCCGGTTGTAGGTTTAGATGCCATAGGAAAAACTGAAGGTACAATCATTATTGGGAGCCCTAAACAAAGACGTGTTCCCATCGCAAATTCTAACGAGAAGTTGGCTCGTATCATTCAGGCAACCGGAGCCGTCACTAGGCCAAGGTATATACCGAATGACGGTATACCCAAAAGGCGAGACGTTTTGGCTGAAGAGCATCACGTAATGGGCGGTGTTGTTGTTGAGATCGTAGATGATAAGCTTTATCATTTTCGAATCGTCCAGATGAAGAGGGATGGTTCTTTTAACGATCTTTTCTACAACTATAGTGAGGACGGTAAGAAGTTTGCAGGTTGTGAAGCAATCATTCAGGGTGATTACCACACGACAGAAACTGATCCTACCGTAGACGCCGCCGTAGATGAGATGTGCAAGATCGGGAAGCCAAAATACAGGGTTTTTCACGACTTCTTCTCCGGTGTATCCATCAACCATCACGAGATCAGGAACAAGGTTCTAAGAGCCCGTTTGGCTATGGAAAATAAGATCTCCTTATCGGAAGAGATGAGATTGAATGCCGAGGTTATCGAGAAAAAGCGAAAACAAAAAACAGCTAAGCACCTGGTATTTGTTAAATCTAATCACGATGAATTTTTAGATCGATACTTGGCAGAGGGTACATTCGATGATCACAACAGGATGATCTCGTCAAAGCTACAGATCTTAGCTATGGAAGGTAAAGATCCATTTAAGGATGGACTCGAAACCTACTTTGGTTTAAAACCCGGCCCTGATCTGATCTGGCTTAAGCGAGACCAAGATTTTCGGATAGCCGGAGTAGAGTCTGGCGCTCACGGAGACTTAGGGTCTAACGGGAGACGAAACCCTGGTGCAAAGGGCATGTATAAGGCCTATGGCAAGGTAAACTACGGCCACTGCCATTATGGTGAGATTTGGCACGGAGCCATGTCTGCTGGAACCTCAAGTTACATGCGTCTAGGCTATAACCGAGGATCAAGCTCCTGGGACAACTCTCAAATTATCCAGTATGAGGACGGCACTAGACAACTGATTAACGTGATTAAGGGCAAATGGAAGCTAGACTAGCAGGAGGTTCAGTTGTCTCAGAACCTAACACCAGAAGAACTTCTGTTCTTGATCGAGAAGATGAAAAGCGAACTCGAGCAGGCAAAGTACTATCTGAACAAGATGCAACAAGATAGAGCGAAGATTAGATATACCCTTGAGTACAATCAGGATAATTTTCGTTACCTGCAAGTACACTGCGGAATAGTTGCAATCGACTACGTCAAGAACATCTCGAATCAGATGAGGCGCCTTAAGATCTTCTTAAAAAATGCAGAGGAAGATATTAAGAAGTTTGAAAAAAATATCAACACTCAGGTTGAAACGATAAACAAGAAGCAGGAAGAGCTTTTTGAGGCGCAAAGACTTGCGGCTAACAAGGTTATTCCTTTTAGGAGAAAACAATGAATAAAGAAGAAGAAAAGAAAAAGATAGAAACAGACCCAGATTACATTTACTGCCCAAGCACTCAAAACTCGCTAGAAGTCTTTTTAAGAAAACATCCAGACGGAGTGAATAATGACAAAGCTGCGCAAGTACTTCTAACTACTCCCGATAAAATCCAGACATACTACGATGAAGCCGTAGAGATGATCAAGAGAGATATGGGAGTTGATGAAGAAGATGTCGACTAGGAGTTTGATAGAGGTATATACCGACGGAAGCGCTACCACGGCAGAACATCCGGGCGGATGGGCTTTTAGAATAGTTGGAAACGGTCAGCCTATCTTCGAGTCTTCTGGTCAGATGGAAAAGGCTACGAACAACGACGCCGAGCTTGAGGCGGCGGTTCAGGGACTCAAATTTTTAAAAGAAAAATATGACAATGCGGGAAGAGATCCTAAACAAGAGGATATCTACCTAGTGAGCGACAGCCAGATCGTTTTGGGTTGGGCGAGCGGTAAGTTTAAGGTTAAGCAGCAGGCCAAGCTTGAGAAGGCAAAGATGCTTAGGCAGCTAGTTTCAGACATGAACGTCATAATGAAATGGGTTAAAGGTCACGGCACCGACACCCACAACATACGATGCGATAAGCTGGCCAGGAACGCAAGAAAAGGAAAGATTACAAAAAACAAGCCAAACTCTATCAAAACTATGATAGGAACTAAGAAAAAGGGCACCGTCTGCTTATGGTACAACAATACGCTTAAAGTTATTGACCTTGACTCAAACCTCGTAGAGGATTATGATATTGATGCACACGGCCAAAGGTCTAGTTACCTAGGTTTAAATACAGGTGAAAAATGAGCAAACCGAAATTTTTAGCTTTTGACACGGAGACCGCCGGTCTTGATCCTTTTAAAAATCCAATACTTACGGCATATTTTGCCATAGTTGGTGAAGATTATGGGATCTTAGATGAGCTTTACATGTTCATAAAACCAGAATCCCCATTTGACCAGATCGAAGCAAAAGCGATGGAAGTTAACAAGATTGATCTTGCTAAACATGTCGAGCGTCCAGACGCCATTACAAGGGACGCTGCCAAGGTTAAGCTTAAGGCCTTCTTAAAGAGTAACAAGCCAAAAGGTGCCAAGGTTAAGCCTCTAGGGCACAACGTAGATTTTGATATCGGTATGGTTAAAGCTCAAATACTTCCCCACGCTGAGTGGGAAGAGCTTGTTCATTACGGCAAGATTGATACCAAGATGGCGGGAGATCTGTTGAAAGAGGCTGGATGGCTTCCGCCTGAAATCGGGACTCTTGGTAGCCTAGTTAGTCATTTTAACATAGCCCAGCTTGGCGCTCACGAAGCTAAGAACGACACCCTGATGATGGTTGAAGTTTATAAGAAACTGATAGATACTCTCTCTAGCAAGAAGAATAGCAATAACGAAAACCCGCTTGATATCTTGTCATTGTTGGAGAAGTAATGTTCGTAGCAAGTCCACACACTCACGTAGAAAGCCCGATAACCGGATCTTCCGTAGATTCAATGATTGAGCGTGCAGTTGAGCTGGGCAGAACTCATTTTTCATATACCGACCCCGCATACATGACAAGCTGTTTATCAGCTTATGAGAAGGCAAAAAAGAAGAAGCTAAAGTTTATTCCAGGGGTAGAGATCTTTTTTAAAGACCCAAATTGCACGATTACGAAAGGCACCCGGAGTGAGCAAGCTAAGTATTTTAAGCTAACCTTACACGCAACGGATCAGGCGGCGTATCAAAAACTGTGCGAACTTTCTTCAAAAGAACGATCTGAAAAGATAGTTTCTTACGGGTCAGAGTTTTCTCCTTGGAACTGGAAAGACCTGGAAGAGTGCTTAGATTTTAACATCTTAGCATGCTCAAGTGATGCAAACGATATCGCAGCAAAACACCTCTTTACCGGAAGACCCGACCTTGCTGAGCAGATCATACTTAAGCTAAAAGCGATGTTTGGAAACAAATACTACGTCGCAGTTGTCGGAAACAAGATGGATAAGACTTGGGCCTCTTTTGTGGAATTTACTTTCCAGGACGGCTCTAAGATGATTCTTTCCTCTAGTGACCGGGTGAGAACCCCAAGCCTTAGGATGGGGATCAGTCCTAAGGAAGTTGCTCAAAATTCTTTGAGGCATTCCTTTGTAAGCTCTGTGATTAAGTCAGGGATCTACACCTCAGTAAATAAGGTTGTATCTAATACTAAGATTCACGAAGGAAATCTTAGACTTCCACAAGGAGACCCTCAACTTAAAGCAAACCTATTGATGGTGGGCCTTGCAAATCGACACTCGATTCCTATCATCTATTCAGACTACGCCTACTATTCAAGCCCAAAAGATAAAGGCGTCCAAGACGTTCGTCTATCTCAAGATGGTATTAAAGAGTATTCTCCTAGGCACATGCAAACACGAGAAGAAGCTTTTGAATACCTTACGGATGTTCTAAAGCTAAACAGCTCATTTTCGGAACAGATACTTAAAAATAACGTAAGATGGGCTTCTAATTTTGATAACTTCTCTTTCAGTTATGACTATAGCGTACCAGAAATAGAGGGCAACAGGGATGCTATAAGGTGGGCGATGGAGATAATTGCCTCTAATGGCAGGATGCGTTGGGACAATCCAGCTTACGTAGATCGGTTAAGATACGAGCTTGAGATTCTTGCTAAGAATGGCAAGGTAGATCTTTTGCCTTATTTTTTTCCTATCAGAGATGTTTTAAATTTTTATAAAGAAAACAACCAGCTAACGGGTCCTGCTCGAGGCTCTGCCGCCGGTTCGCTGTTCATGTACCTGATGGGGATTACCCAAGTAGACCCGATTAAGTATGGCCTTAGCTTTGAGCGATTCCTATCTCTTGACCGTATCTTGACAGGCAACTGGCCAGACGTTGACGTTGACTTGGTAGATAGGACCCTTCTTGTCGGAGAAGACGGCAGGTCTGGCTACCTATATGGGCGCTGGGGTTCAAAAGCAGCGCAGATCTCTACAAGGATCATGCTCAGGTTAAAAAGCTCTATAAAAGACGTTAACAGATATTTTAAGGGTGCCGTAGAGCCTGAGATAGAGAAGTTGTCAAAATCACTTCCGCCTCCTCCTCAGGGTGTTAGCGACAAGGATTTTGTGTTTGGGTTTGAGGACGATGACGGTAACCGTAACGCAGGCCTTATTGAGGTAAATGCGGATCTTAAAAAATACGCACAAGAAAGACCTGAAGAATGGGACCTTGTCGTTAGGTGTCTGGGAATTGCGCGTCAACACTCAAAACACGCATCCGCATTTGTTATAGCTAATAAGCCTGTATCGTCTATCGTACCCATGTTTATGGGGAACATAACCCAGTACGAAGCCAAAGCTGTGGAGAAGGCAAAGCTCATCAAGTACGATTTTCTAGTAGTTAATCAGTTAAAAGACATACAAAAATGTATTGAGCTGATTAACAAAAAGAACGAGCAGAAGCTAGAGCCCGGTAAGTTTGTTCACAAAGGAGCAGATCTTTTTATCTGGGATCTTCCCGAAGACCCAGACGTTTTCGCAAGCATATGGGAAGGCGAAACATCGACCCTTTTTCAAATCAATACTCGAAGTATGGTACCGTTTGTCCAGCGCATCTTACCTAAGTCTATTGAAGACCTTTCAAGCATATTGGCGCTAGTACGACCAGGCCCTTTGGACTTTATCGACCCAACAACGAATAGGAACATGGCCGAAGAGTACATCGAAAGACGAAGAGGAAACAGTAAGCCAGACATGAAAGAGTTGGCCGAGCTTCTTCCAGAAACTTATGGGATCATGGTTTACCAGGAGCAGGTATCTAAGGTTTCACGAATCTTAGGGGACATGAAAGCAGGGGATGCCGAAGAGCTTCGAAGGGTTTTTTCTAAGAAAGATAAGAAGAAGTCCTTAGAAATGAAACCCTTGTTCATGGAAGGTGCGGTAAAAAAGGTTGGTCAAGAAAAAGCAGAAACCCTGTGGTCTATGATGGAAACGTTTTCTAGGTACGGGTTTAACAAGTCGCACTCGGTATCGTATGCCATGATAACTTACGCCTGCATGTACCTAAAATACTATTACCCCTTAGAGTGGTGGGCAGCGGTCCTATCTAACGCGGATGAAGAAGAGATCTCTAATGAACTTTACAAGTACGTAAAGGATATCGTTTCTCCTCCCGACATTAACTTATCTACGAACGAGATGATCATAGATTACAAAAACAATACCGTCAGGGCAAAACTTACGGTTCTTAAAGGACTTGGGGAAAAGGCCGTAGACGCCATAGTGTCGGGTCGTCCTTACTTGAACATAAAAGACTTTGTAAGAAAAAGAGTAGCCGGACCATCCTTGACAAAGAAGCTGATCCACGTAGGCGTTATGGATAGTCTCTTTCCTGCAAAACACGATCTTCTGCATAAGATGCAGGACTATGAAGACGCCGTAAAGCAGGTGGAATACGAGGAGAAATTAGCCAGGGGAGTAAAGGCTAAGGAGCCTAAGCGGGGAGATATCGACCCCTATTACCTCAGCATGCACCCCATCGTAGATTTTGTTGAGAAGAAGTCTATCTACCCAACGATGCCCGGAAGCCTTTATGAGGTTATGATAAAGCATTGCAAAAGAGTGCAAGAGGGTTCGGATTACAGGGCCATAGTAAGCAACTCTAGGCACCAACCCGTCAGGTTTGTTAGTGGGAAAGAGTCTGCGATGTTGGATTCTTTAGAGCCCACCAACAAGGACCTTGAGTTTTGCTGTGCTGGTTACGTTGTTAGCTGTGAAGAGTTTTCTTTTTCAAAAAATACTAAAAAAGCCCTTAAGATGGTCATAGATTCTGACGGGTATCAAACAGAAAGGGTAATCTGGCCCGACTACGAAACCGAGAAACTTGCAGAATATCCAGGACTTACAAAGGGAGCTGTTGGCTTATTTTTCTTGACAAAAAGAGCAAACAAGGAAACCACCAAGGTATCGGATGTGGTCATAATTTATTCTCCTTTACAAGATCAAAAAAATAAGGCATGATAAAAGAATGAGATATTTGTTATTATCATCTCTACTCTTACTAGGTATGGGAACATCCTCTACGGCTTCCCAGAAACCCATAGTAATAGCCGTAATCGACACGGGTTTTACTCAAAATGAGGGTTACACACAGCCTAACCTGTGTAAGTTTGGACACGCAGACCTTACCTCAGCAGACCATAAGACCAACACCGTCCCGTTAGATAATAACGGGCACGGGACCCACATTACGTATACGATCAGTAACATGTTGTCCGGCCTACCACGATCCTCGTATTGCTTGGTTATATTGAAATATTGGACCGATGGAATTACCGAGCAAGTATCAATTAAAAACACCGTTAATGCTCTAAAGAGAGCTGAAAATATGGGTGTAAATTTTATAAACTACAGCTCGTTTGGTGCGCACCCTGACCCAGAAGAGCGCGAAGTGATCCAAAGACTTTTAAACTCTGGAACTGTGATAGTATCTGCTGCTGGAAATAATGGCGACGAAATCGTATCAGAGTCATATAACAATGAAAGCAAGTTTACAAGATTTATTCGAAGAATTTCTACTCTTGAAAAAGAACCATCCCTAATATATCCTGGTGATTACAATAATAAGGTCATCGTAGTTGGTAATTTAATGCCTACTATGATCAGAAACCCGAGTTCAAATTGGGGAAGCCGAGTGGATGTTTGGGAAGTTGGAACCATGGTATTATCAGGCGGCACATACATGACCGGAACAAGTCAGGCGACAGCGGTACACACCGGAAAATTAGTAAGAAATCTTATCAAGGAGAGAAACTAAAATGGAACTAAAACACATGCTTGCTGAGATTAGCAAGCTAAAACTTAGAGCAGAGATTAAGATCCCTAAAAGTAACGTTAATACCGTACAGTCTCACATCTCAAGAAAACGATCAGCCGAGCTTAGACTTCCAGAAGTTAAGCGAGACTATAAGATTGCTCTAGTAAACAGTCGATTGATCGTACCTATCATTGTTACAGGAGATTCTTCAGAAGAGTTTGCTAAGGTTGCATCCGAAGAAACCGGAATCTTGGCACTTGATGGAGAGGCTCTTTACAAGAACATTGCTTCGCGCCTTCCAGAGCAGGCTTCTAAGGGAAAGATGGCCCCAAAAACCGTGGTAGATCTTGTATCTAAACATTTTTTTGATATCGCTATCGATAAGGGTGTGAACGAATATAACCCTATTAATTATCGACACTCTAAGACCTTTGCTGTAAATAATGCTGCCGATCTCGACAAGATGATCAAGAGAGTCATCAACGATCAGGTGGGCGCAGCCATGACGCTAGTCTTCAATCTCGATGAGATTGCGGATTATGGAATCGAAAACGAATACGACGGAGAAAAGTCACAACTGCCAGTTCTGGTTGTGGTTAAGGATACTTCCATCGTAGATCAGATTATCGAAGGGATGAAAGAATTTACTGACTCATCTTACCTGTTGACTTCAGGTTTGATTGACGGTAAAGTAACTACGAAGGCAATGGTTGCCGTCGAGGAAGTAAACAAAACAAGCGTCTCGAACGCATTAAAGACCGTTAAAAGTAATATGAAGAAAAAAGGGAGAAACAAATGAAATTCGGAACAGGTAAGATCGGCTCAAGCGCCAAGAAAAAATACTTCAAACTAGAGAAGGGTGAGACCGTATACCGCATCCTTCCTCCTTTCGGGCCAATGGCCGACACGGACACCTGGGCGGTGTTTTATAAGGTGCATTACGGATACAAAGGTTTGCCTAACCCTAAGACCGGAAAAGCCTACATGCGTGTTTTCTTGAGCCCAGAAGTCAAGAACTACAAGACCGGAATGATCGATGTAGCAGACCCTGCTAACGAGCGTATCCGTAACCTTAAAGAAGCTTTGGCAGCAGCACAAAAACGTGGCGACAAAGCTGCGTCTGGCGAGCTTGTCAATCTTCTTAAGACCTACAACCTTGACTCTAAATGGCACGTAAATGCTGTCAATCTGCAAGGCGAGATCGGCATGCTAAAGATCCCTCACAAGGCTTACAAGTCTCTAGAGGCAGAAATCACCCGCTTGCGCCAAGAAGGTGTAGATCCTCTTAGCGTTGAGAATGGCCGATACTTCTCCTTCAAACGCTCTGGCGAAGGCTTGGAGACACAGTACTCAGTTTCTGTATATAAGCAAAAGATCGAAGTCCCCGGACTTGGCGTTGTTGAGAAGGATGTGGCACATGTGCTTAGCCCAGACCTCATCGCTAAGCTTGGCACCGTAGTGAACCCTCAAACTGGCGAAATGGTTTTTGACCGTGAAGGACACAACCTCCTAGTCCAGTACGCACGCCCTACCGCAGAGCAGGTTGCGCGTATGGTCAACGAAGGTGCTAAGGCAGTAGAAGAGATCTTGGGTCAAAGCGGACAAGAAGAGGAAGACGATAGTAGCGATGTTGATTCGGCTTTGTCTGGAGCTTCTCAGTCTAAGGAAACCCTTACGCCGACCGCTCCTCTTGCAAGTACACCAACTCCAGCGGCTACGCAGGCAGCCCCTGCCACTCCAGTTCAACAAACTGTTGGCGGACTTAAGATTGGCGGAGGTACAACTAGCACTCCAGCAGTTGCTTCTGTCGCATCCTCAGGCACAACGGTCTCTCCAGAAGAGTTTCTGAAGAGCTTGGGCATGGGAGTTAATTGATAAATGAGTAGTAATCAGCTACCAGTAAATGCGTTTAACGACGGTCTGGCCCTGGAACTCCCAGAGTTCCGGGGCTTGCCCTCTTTAAAGTTAAACGTATCAAGACTGCAGGAAGCTGAGAAAAGACTCGTTGAAGCTCAACACGTAAACCCCTCTACCTATACGAACCTAGAGAACTGTTTTGGGGAAGCCTACAGGGAGCTTAAGATGCACCTTGCGACGGTAGGTTACCAGATTACTAAGGTAGAAAACGAATACGAGAAGAGCAAGTCGATCGTTTTGCTGGACAAGTACCAGGAATTCATGAAAGACAAGCCAGCAAGGCTCGATACGGCTGAGTTTCGTAAGGCTTATATTACTCAGGATAAAGACGTTCAAGAAGCTAAAGATAGATTAGACTCATTGAAAGCTTTAGAGATTTTTTTAGATGGCAGGATCAAGGTCATGGAGAACGTGTGTAGATACATGCGTAAGCGAATGGACCTTTTGATTCGAGCCGGAATAACGCGATAAGGAGATAGCATGTCGAACAAGTGGACCAAGCAGCTTCAAGCTTATGAGGATATTGTTAAGTATGATTATGACGCTTTTGCGCCCGAAAACTGTATCTACACACCCAGCCCTTACGTAAATTGGATCTTTGCAAACAAGAGTCAGGGAATCCCAAAAGGCACTGGAACCCTTCTTTTTTCTGAGCCAAAAGCCGGTAAGTCTCTTCTTATCCAGGCAATCGTTGGCGAGTTGCATAAGCGCGATCCGCAGGCTATCGCCATCATCTTTAACTCAGAGATGCGGGGAGCTTTTCAGCAAGGTCTTTTTAAGGACATCGATAGAGACCGCCTTATCGTATACGACACCAATCGACCAGAGGATATCTTTGATCGTCTCGAGCGAGATATTCAGCCTATGATCCAGGAGGGGATGCCCCTTGGTCTAGTTGCTTTCGATTCGATTACAAGCATCGGCGGTACGAAATCGATGGCAGCCGATCGATCTGTCAATGATCACCTTATCGGAGACAAAGCTCTAACAATCACCAAGGGTTGGGAGAAAGTCATTCCCATCTTTAAGCGACACAAGATCCCTTACATCGGCGTTGAGCAGATGAGAAAGAACGTGGATGCCTCAAACCCTCACGCTCCAAAAGAAAAGATGGCCGGGGTTTTCTCAACCAAGCATGCTTTTGAGTACTTTATCAGTATTCGTCGAGCAAACGCTGCAGACGATAAGGTAGACATTGCAGGAAATAAGTTTGAAAACGACGCAGTCAAAGATGCTCGTGGCAATAAGGATCAGACTGGTCACAAGATCTATTTTAAGATGGAGCAATCAAGCCTTGGAACCGCTGGTCGGGCTGGTGTGCTAACGATTGATTATAAAGAAGGCATAATTAACGTTCACGAAGAGATCTTTGACCTAGGCAAGAATACTGGAATCATCAAGAATCTTAATGCTGGCTCTTACGAGCTTTACGGTGAGAAGATTCGGGGTAAGGCTGAGGTTGCAGCTCGAATTAAGGATAATCCAGAAACTGCCGCCAAGATTCTTGCCGACATCCAGGCTTTAGACACAAAGTAAGGACAAAACATGAATAAGTTTCTTCGAGATCTCCCTACCGTGGAGGTCGAGGGGCTTGTTTATGACCCAAAACTTAAGAAAAAAGTAATAAGGCATATACGCGTTCCTATCGATCCCGACAAGATGATAAGCACTCGAGAGCAGTTCGAGCTAGCGTATCTGCGATGGCGATACTTCATGCGGGTAGAAAATCCGCCAGAAGAACTCGTTAAGCAGTACGAGAAAGCTGCCTACATGGTAGCAAGAGACGCCTATCGACAAAACCAAGACACCATGCTGTATTCTGGCTTAGAGCTAGAGGATGTTATGAACATATCCTTAGTTCACCTGGTCAGCTACTTAGGCTGCTACAGTCTGCAGTTTTCAGATATAGGAAAAAAGAAGGTTGCCAACAAAAGGGCGAAAGAAGAGTACTCAGAGGAAGAGGTTAAAAGAAAAGACCTTTCAAACATGATAGTCTTTATTCAGCAAAGAATGAAAGACCTTGTAAGAGTATTTAAGCAGAAGAACAGGAACATCATGGGCGAAAAGCACGTCGCCGTTCTTTATCAGCTTATCGACGTAGAAATTCCCTGCTCAGACGAAGATCTTTTAAAATCTCCTCATAGGTACGGATACCGAAGGGTACCGCCATCTCAGTACAATGAGATTAAGAGAAAGTTAGGTCGGTATCCAGAAAAAGGCAAGTTTTCAGTTGGCGACATCAAGTATCGATATGTCAGCAGCCAAACAGCCCCAGTTTGGATTGAGGATTACGAAAACTATGAGAGCTTATCCGTATTTAATCAGATAGATAAGGTGCCCCCGCAGGAGGAGCAGTTTGAGCTTTTAAAGAGGTATAGGATGGAAAGGCTTCTTGACAGGTATGAGAAAGCCCCTAAGAAGCTCAAGATCAAGATGCTAAAAAGGGTGGAGAAGATCCTATCTAGCAAAGGAATGAACAAGGAATTGGAACTTGCCAGACGCATACTTGGTAAGCTAAACTCAAGTCAAGAGCTATGAACAGAGAAATACCTTCTATAGATTTTCTAATCGACGAGTGGTTTAGGATGAACATAAATCCTAAGTACAATAACGTCGGGCTGGAAGACTTAGATCTTAAACTTGCCGCGCTGTTCACCTCTATTAAAGACGCCGGATATACTTTTGAAGATATCGGGATCGTTTACGCAAACAAGATAAAGAGGCTTTGTAAATGGCAATCTAGCGCGAATCCTAAGAAGAAGGAATGGTGGCTAGATCAGATAGAAATTGCATGGAATAAGGCATCGGCAGAAGTTTTTCCTTCTACGATAGCTGTTAGGGTAGAGTCTAAGCCTAAGGAGGAAAAAGACGATTTTATTAAGAATCCTGTCAACCCGGACCTCATCAACAAATCGATGATCATTGAAACAGAAGTAGATAAAGATTTTGTAAAACTACTAGGCGTACCCGAGGATTTTTGTGAGTAACAAAGACGTACTAAACCTTCAAAAGGAAGCAGAAGAAACAAGTAAGCTTCTTTTAAAGAAGAAGGCTGTTGATCGGTTCCGTACAGAGGCAGACTATCAGAGGTACGTTAAGTCCAAAGAAGAAGTTGAAGCTCTACAAAACATCAACATCGAGTCCGACCGGGAAGAGTACGTAAGAAAGATCATCAAAGAAAACGAAGAGTACATGGAAGCAGCTAAAAGCTGCAAGAAGTTTATCACAAAATCTTTTAACGGGATCGTACCGAATTTTGGAAAAAACATTAATCTGATAGCCGCAAACACCAACGGCGGTAAATCGACACTTGTTTCTAACATAGCCTTTCATACTGCAATGGTAGGGGGAAAAACCCTGATCATAACAAACGAAGAAGCAGTCGCTGATGTCTACAACAGGATAACCTGCCTTATCAAAGGCTGGCCATATGCCAACCACAACGAGTTTACTGACGAGCAAAAAAGAGTACTAAACGAAGGAATCGAAAAGTTAAGCAAGTTTATCAACGTAATATCGGACTCAAGCTACGCCACGTCGGGAACAACAACAACGGTCGAAGGTATCCAAAACGTGCTAGAGAGCGTTATCAGGAACAATCAGAAGTACGATCAGATCATCATCGACTATGTTCAAAAGATATCCTTTTCAAAGCTTAACCCAAACGCAAAAACCTGGGAAATTCTTAGCAGTGTTATGCAGTATCTGGACGGTTTTAAGAACAGGTACCTAAGCTCCCCCATAACCGTGATGGCTCAACTGCACAACAGTAACGGGGATGAGGACAGGTCTTTTGAGGATAGGTTAAGAGGTTTCAAAGGAATCATAACTCCAGTAACTTGTGCGATGGAGATGGTCGCAGATAAGAAAACTTACCAGACCAAATTCATCATCCATAAAAATCGTTGGAGTAGCGGGGATATGACAAGCCAGGAAGTTGTGGTAGGGTGGTATAAGGGGCTATATGTGGAATTAGATCACGCACCATATGTAGCATGGACTAAACAAAAAGAAGCGGATCGTATCGCAAAAAAAGTGGAGAATGCAATAAATGGAAAATGAAAACAAGTCCGTTGAGTCTGAAATCGTAGATCTTGAAAGACCTCTCACTTACGCTGAGCGTCAGGAGATTAAAGAGCTTAGCAAGCTTTTTCTTGGAAGCTCTTCTAAGTGGCAGAAGCTTGTCAATAAGGGTCATCTTTATCCTGTAACCGGAGAAGACGGTAAGCCAGTCATGCTTAATGACGATGTGAAGAAGCCCCTATATCTTATGGAGAATAAGCGGGTCAACCCTATCGTACTACTCGAGCAGCTCAGGAACGCAAAGAAACAACGAGAGGCTCAGATCGAAGCTCGTAGACGAGAACAAGAAGTTATGCGAGCCGCTCAAGAAGCTAGCGGGAGTCATCAGGGTAGCGTATGATAGCACAGTCGGGAAGGCAGCTTCTCGACCTGTTGTTTAGGGAAGGTGAGGAGATCTGCGTAAGTCACGATGAGTTTGGCTACCACAGCGTACCGCTAACCCATCTTGACTACGAAACGATCGAGCTTGTTTCTCCAAGTGACAAGGTTGAGAACAAGATCATATCCACATCCGAGATTAAGCTTGTGGCGTTGAACCCTACTAAGGGTTTTCGAAGAGATGAGAACGTCACGTCTTTTAGAAACTTCCTGGTAGAGGTTGATGACATGCCTTTGCAGGATCAGTTGACCTACGTGGGCGTCATGAACCTCCCCTACTCGGCCTGCGTTTTTTCTGGTAACAAGTCCCTGCACTTTGCCATCTGCCTTGAAGACTCCCTACCTTCCTATAACACGTACTACTATTATGCAAACTGGATACTCAACGTGATGCAGAAGGCCGACCAAAAAACTAAAAACCCTACCAGATCCATCAGGTTTCCAGGAGCTATAAGAAACGGCAAGGAGCAGAAATTAGTAAGCCTAAGACCAAGGATTACTGTAGCAGAGCTTACGGCCTGGCTAAGCCAATACGAGGGCCTTAAGCCCACGGGCTTCGGTGATTCTTCCGAGAAGAGGGCGCTTATTGCAGATCGAAATCTTATGCCAAAACAGCTACCTGGGTGGGTTATGGAGAAGGTGGTAGGCGGGGTTGACAAGAGTAAGGGTCGTAACCTAGAATGGTTCAAGATAGGGTCAGAGTTTGGCAAGGTCGGATACTATGCTGAAGACGCTATCGAGTTTTTAGATGCTTACTTCGTAAGCGAGTATGATTTTAAGAGAAGCGAATGGATAGTTGCTATCAAGAGCGGTATAAAGAACGGACGAAAAAAGGCAGGACTTGAATGAGCAAAAGATTTACCAGGGATGAAGTCGACAGGTTGCACGATTACGGCATCCATGTTCCTACTCGTACGATCTACATTGGCTCTGAAGGTAGTGACGAGAATGGTGAGAATGGCGTGGATTTTTTGATGGCCGAGAGAGCGATTAAAAACTTGTACCTTTTAGACGCAGCATCTCAAGAGCCTATTACGATCATCTTGAACAACCCCGGAGGAGACGTTTTTCATGGAATGGCTATCTATGACGCTATCCGTTCTTGCCGATCCGAGGTCACGGTTAAGGCTACGGGGTATGTCATGAGCATGGCTTCCTTGATCTTGCAAGCAGGGGATGAAAGGTTACTTTCTCCGTACTCCGTAGTCATGATTCATCACGGATCAGATGCGCAAGAAGGTCATGTTAAGAAGATCCGTAGCTGGGTAGAGTTTGGAAAACGGTACGATTCTATTTTAAACAAGATCTATCTTCAAAAGATTCAGGAAAAAGATCCCGGATTTTCGCAGAAGAAGCTAGATAAGCTTTTGGATTTTGACACTCTTCTTCTAGCTCAAGAGGCGGTAGATTTGGGTTTGGCAGACGGTATATATGGCGAAGAAAAAGAAATTGAAGAAGATTAAACCGCGCATTCCCGTAGCTCCTCCTAGAAGTCGGCACAAGAGCGTGCGCGATTATGACAGGAAGAGGCTCAAAAGAGAGCTGAAGGTTTCGAATGTCTGAAGAAGCAAAAATATCAGAATTTTTGTCGAGGGAGGGCTAGTACCCATGGACACCCGTTACCTCGAAATTGAGCAAAAGTACAAGGCAGACCACGTTGACTGGGATCGTTTTTGCGAACTTGTATCTTCTTTTAAACCCAAGAAAAAGCTGCGGATCATGGGTCCAGATACTTATTATGAACATAAAGCCGTCCCATCCGTACTTAGGTGGAGACATAGCGCCGACAAGGAAGAGATCACGTTCAAAACACGATTAGGTCTCAGAAGTGCGTTCCTTAGAAACGAGATCGACTGGGATTTGACAGGGACTCCGATCAAGGGAGTGCTTAAGGGTATCCGCATGATGGGGTATCACAAAGCTTTTCGGCTTTATAAAGATTGCCAGATCTTTTGGCTTTCCGACAAAGAGGGGTCCGTTTCTGTTGTAATCTACGACGTATTCTGTAAAAATTTTAAGAACAAGCGGTTCATTGAGATCGAGGCCGAAAAAGGTCAAGACTACAAGTTGTCTAAAAAGCTCGTCAGGCTTTGGGAATCTCGATTAGGCTTACACATAAATAAACGTGTCACCAAGAGTCTGTACGAGATCTATAGCGGGAAGATGACGCCTATTCCTGATAGCGAGACGTTTTGCGGATCTTGCGCTAGAATATTGCCATTGAAATTCTTCTGCGAAAGAAAAAACGGTAAGGTTAAGCCGGGGGATGTTTGTAGAGATTGTACATCTATTAGAAACAAATCAAGCAAGAGAAAGGCCGAAAAGAAGCTTTGGAGAGAAAAGACAGTGGAGGCTAGGGCCTCCTACATGTTAGAGTACCGTAAAAAGAATAAAGATAAGCTTAAAAAGCAGGCATCCATAAGACAGGCTGAAAGGTATAAAGAAGATCTTGTTTACAAGATCAGCCTATTGCTCAGAAGCAGACTAAGCTCGGCTTTAAAGTCTAAGAAAGCTCAAAAAAACAGTACCACTAAAAAATTGATCGGTATGTCCTACGAAGATTTTAAGACCTATATAGAGTCTAAGTTTTACGACGACCCCATATCCGGTCAAAAGATGACATGGGAGAATTGGGGAAACGGCAGGGGCAAGTGGCAGTTAGATCATGTAATACCTCTTGCGTCCTTTAATCTTAAGAACCCCGACGAGTTGGCCCTAGCTGCAAGAGCAGAAAACATTAGACCGCTATGGTTTGATGAGCATTTACAGAAGAGTATCAAGGAAAGGCAGCTTTACAGGCACGATAAGGATAAGAGGGTCAAGAAATGAGTAACGAGCATAGGCTTTATAACTTGTTGGATGGAGAATCTTACTCAGATGCGGTAGATCGCCTATCCAGACAAGATCGAAATGCTTACGGTCAAAAGACTCCATCAGTTTCTGCTAGGATCAGGAACGAGGTAACCCTTGAATCTAGGATCAACCTAGACCCCGGAACAGACATGTTTGCTCTTTGCGCGTACCTTGCCCACGGGATTACTGGTATGTACAAGAAGATCATGGAGTCAGACGCTTCCGATAATGATAAGATAATTTTAGCCAACCAAGCAAAAGATCTTGAGCAGATCGCGGCAAGGTTTGCTAAGAGCGTAGACGTTAGACGAGCAGAAAGAAAGAAGATAGAGGAGGAAGCATGCAAAAAAAGCACCAGTTTGGATGGGGAGACACGTACGGAGTCAGAGAAGCCCTTATTCAAACAGCACCTTCTCTCCTTCTTAAGCCGATGCCAATCGACTCTTTCGGGTATCCTAAGCACGAAGGCGAAGAAGAACTAGTAATCTTAGTTAGGTCACTCGTACGAAGACTGACTGGTAAGAACTACGAGCACATCCTGATCACTCAAGGGTGTACTCACGCGCTGAATGCGTACGTAGCAGCTCAAAAAGAAGAAAAGACTGTCCGAGTAAGCACTAGAAAGCTTTACTTTCCCTTTTACCCCGGTATCGCTCAGAACCACGGCCTAATTCACTCTCCCTCTAACACCCCTAGTAAGGTGAACTTTCCATATGACCTTGAGATCCTAGATTCACCTAGTAACCCTGAGGGTGTCGTATCTTCTAGCTTTTCAGACGGCAGAAGGGTTTGGGATGCCGCATACTACTCTCCGACTTACGGAGTTAGGACCGTAGGTACGAGGGAGTTTTGCACGCCATACCCTCCGCATGAGGCTATGGCCGGAAGCTTGAGCAAACTCACCGGGATCAACGGGATCAGGATCGGTTGGCTTGCGACTAACGATCAGGGGCTCTACGACAGGGCTGCCAGATGGGCTACCTTAGACACTTGCGGCATCTCCCTACCTTCGCAGTGGTTGGCTAAAGAGATCCTCACCAGCGTCGATATGGAAGCCTTCTGGGATAAGTCAAAGCTGGTCATAGATAGCAACAGAACTGAGGTTGAGAAGCTTTCAAAGATCTTCGGAGACCAGACGATACCTGACAAGGGCATGTTTGCCTTGTTTGAGGTTGATTCTAAGCTAAAGGAGTTACTTGATCGCTCCATGGTCGTAACCACGCCAGGACAGGTGTGCGGAGATGATCGAGATAGCGTCAGGATAAACCTTGCTCACACCAACGCTGCAACTCGAGCTATGGTGAAAACCGTCCTTAAAAACGATAAGATCAAGTAGTTTTCTTAAGCTTCTTATTCCAAGATTTGGCGTCTTTGACCACGTTAGGATTCTCGTTCTTATAATCGCCTAGGTGACCAAAGAATTGGTGGCAAGTTACGCCCTTAGACTTGGACTCACATAGCGTTATGAGGTTCTTAGGATCAAGTTCTAACGAAGGGTCTTGGTGAAAGGGTCGTATGTGATGTACTTCAAGAACTGACGTACTTTCGCAAACTGCACATTTAGGGTTAGCTGATAAGTGCTCAGCTCTAACCTTGGGCCACCTAGGAGATCTTAGTGCTCCTGCTGGGGCCTTATTTTGAATTATATCTTTTATGTGTTTTATGATTCTCATCTTGCAAGATCTGATACGGCTCTGACTAGCTCCATGATGCCGTACCCTACAGTATACATAAAAGTAAGAATAAGCAGAGTCCCTGCTAACATCTTAAGGTCGTTTTTCATGAGGACGAAGAGTCGGACTTCTTAGCTTTCTTCTTAGCCGGTTTCTTTGGCGCGTCAGAAGAGGCAGGTACGTGATCGCAATGAGCTGAGTCACCCCAACGTCCGCCAAACTTGTGCTGTTCGGGGGCATCTGCTTCGTACTCGTGAACTTTTTGTCCTGTATCTTTGTCTATAACGTAGATCTTCATCTTACAACTCCGCGTCAGCTACTACGTGTCCAGAAAAGACGCGACCGTTCGTAACAGCGTTAGGAGTTGAGATGCGGACACCGGATTGGCTTCCAAAACCTAAGACGAAACCGATCGTAGCTCCGCCGTTGTCGTTCCATGTTCCAGATGCACCTGTTGTTGAATTGTAAAGGGTCCCTGAGGCCGTAGCTCTTTTTTGTACCGAGTACTTGAACCATAGAACAACAGGTTGTCCAGATGCGGTGATGCTGATGGACGAATGAAAAGACCCCGTAGTTGTAGCTGTACCTGGAGCGGTGTCAAGGTCATAGGTTTTTTCGTAGTAGCGCTGACAACGAGATACTTCAACCTCGTCTTCAACCCTTACGTATGGTTGGGAATCGGATGAGTTTATCAGTTGAGCCTGACTAACAAACATGGTGTCGCCAGAAAGCTGGGAATTTGTCGTGTGAACAAGAACCATGAGGTTGTTGCATGCTCCGTTTACTAACGCGGTTACTTGAACTTGCTGCCAAGAAGAGGTCAAGCTTACGGTTTGAGCAGCGTATTCTGTAACGTTTGCGATGTAGGTTGGAGTTGAAGCCCAGCTAGAAACTATCGACGAGGTGATCGAATCTGCGGTACCAGTCCATCCTAAAACAGAGATGCGGGCCTGAGAAACCTGAGAGCTTTGCGTTTTAACCCAAACAGAAAAGGTTACGTATTGATTTTGAAGCGGTATGCTTTCAGAGGCTTCAAACATCTGATGAATGCCAAAAAATCCGCTTGCCGTGGCCTTAGCTAGCTGCATGGAATGTCTAGAACCCGCAGGAGCATCGGTGGAGCGAGAAATTGCTACGTTGTTTGCTGAGCATAGGACGTTCCAGCGGTCTGGACCAAAGTTGTCGTTAGCGATGTTCGTAGGAGTTTCTGGAGCCGTTCTTTGGAAGAGCAAGCCCTCAGGGTTGTAGATCATGTTTCTTTTGCTTGAATCTATACGAGTTCTTGGCATAATACTTCCTTATTACAATTCCACAACGCTAAGTTGTCTTCCTAGATTGCCAGAGTTACCGTAAACGGTTAAAGTGCCGCCGCTTCCTTGCCAATATATGTCTAATTTGTGCGTACCTCTAGCTAGGTACACCTTCCTACTAAAAGAAAGAACGCTTTGATACCCTGCAACAGCAACCTGGTGTTGGTTTGCAGCACCGTAAAGTTGACCGTTAACATAAAGACCAATCTGTCCAGCCGTACCGCCGCCACTTCCTGATAATCCGGTATCGAAGTCAACGGAAAACCATGCACCAGGAGACGTTACGGTCAAGGACATATCGGCCATAGGAACAAAAGTTCCTGAGGTGTTAGTGCTGTTGGAAATGCCAACAGCGACCGCCCTAAACTTCTTAGGGTCTTCAGACTTAACTGCACTTAAGCGACGCGAGTCACTAAGACCTTGAGACCCTACAGGAAGAGTGTTCTGAAGATCTGCTTGAAAGCTAGACTTAGGCGAGTGAATTGGAGTTATAATGTCTATAGCGCCCTGCTGAAAGAACGTCGCAGCTTGAGTTCCACGAGTAACAACCACTGTGTGTAAGCCCAAGGTCAATCCTTGAACCCTGACACTGTTTCCGTAAGTAGGTGATGCTGGGGTTCCAGAAACCGTTCCAGTAGATGCCGTAAAAGACATTCCTGACGCTAACGTAGAGCCCGTGGTAAATCCAGACAAGTTTGTAGATCCGTCTACCGCAATAGTAAAGTTATAATTGGCAGTAGCCGCATAAAACCTATAATCAAACCCGGTACCAAAAAATGTGTACCTTACGCTATCGCCGTTAGTTGACGAGTAGGTATAATTACCAGCAGAATCGGCTGGGTCTACCCCTCCAAGTAAAAAAGTCCCTATGTAAGCAGCTTCTCTGATTGCCTGCTTTCTAAGCACTCCCGTAGAAACGTTTAAGTACGTCGCAACCGCATTGGCACTAAAATCAGCCATGACGTTGTAATCAGCTAGTTCAACTGCACCTGCAGGGATCGATGGTTTCTTAGGTTGATAAACAATGAAATTGGTAAACCTAAGGTTGGTTCCTGGCGTACCAACAACGGCTATTTTAACGGTGTGCGTACCATACGGCAAGCCGGATACTATTTTTCTAGTAATTGGCGTGGTATTGGTGACCGTGGTAGTTCCAACTGATGCACTGCCGTCGATAGAGGTTGTGAAACTCTCACTTCCCCCAGATATAAAGGAAATGATGTCTAGGCCAGTGCCCACGAAAGTTAGGGTAAAAAAAGCGTTAACGCCGTTAAAGTTAATAGCATCATTTGAGGAATTTATTACGCTGCCCACTAAAGTTGTGGTTCCGTCTTCTAATGTGAAGGCGGCAGTATTGTTGCCAGAAGCAGGTAGACTGCTGAAATCATCTGAACGACCAGCTCCAAACTCTCGAAAACTATAGCGACGAACCACTTCTTCATAAGTATGATCAGCAGAAGCAAGGTTTCCCTGAGTACTATTAGTAAGATATGCGGACTTACCTCTGGTACCGTCAGATTTAATGTATTCTACAACTCGAGCCCCTCTCGTTGAAGAGAAAGATGTCGTGGAGCCAGATTGAAGTACGGAATCAAAGGGTCCGCTTGCTGGAGCAATGTTAGAAGCACTACTTAGAACAAGCTTCTTGCCGTTCTGATAAGCTGTTCCAGGACGAAGATTAACGGAAGCAGATTCGTTTAAAACCTCAAAACCATAAACGAAAAGAGAGCTTGAGGCAGCTTGTCTGATTCGGACAGTATGAATACCAAGTGAAAGGTTTGAGGCTACGTTGATGGGTTGGTTTGTGTTATAATTCCTAGCCTGAAGAACGGTAGAATATGTGCCAGCGGTAACGTTTCCGCCCTCAGATCCGCCGTCAACTGTGACTCTAAGATCGTAACCGGAACCACCTAGGTTTTGAAGGATATTTAGCCCAGTTCCATAGAAAACAACTTCTACGTAATCGGTGGTATTTGCTCCGCCGAGGATAAAGGTACCGTTTCCAGTAACCGAGCTTGAGAAGTTCCCTACAAAACGAATCAAGTTCCTATCATCGTTTAAGGCTCCAAACACTTGTTCTCCGTTAGGTCCAAACTCGGTCTGAAGCTGAATAATCTGTTGAACAGGAATACGATCGATACCCATTCGAGCACGAAGATCGTTGGCGATATCGGGAATAGAGGCCCTGTTCACGATACCAAATGTTCTGAACTGAGATGAAGAAGGCGCTCCGCTGATAGCAGTGAGCCTAGCAGACTCATCTACGAATCCTTGGAAAGTGGAGGCGTATAGATCATACCCTTGCTGAAAGCGAGAGTCCGTTTGAAACTCAAGCTCTTTCTTCAAGCCTCTTTTAATAGCGATGATGTTGAGGTTGGCCGAAAGAGGGGCACCTAAAGAGATGGTAGAAGAGGAGTTGGTTCCGTCGATAGCAGAAAAGGTAAAGTCGTTTGAAGCGCCGATACGAAGAAGGCGTCCGTCTACGAAAAGGTCAAAAGCGTCAGTGTTAGACTGATCAACCAAGAACGGGAGGTTGATGGTCGTTTGTCCTAAAGAAGATGTGGCTTCGTACCTAGCAATGACCGGCTGATTGAGCTGACTGTTGATCAGATCTCCTGCGGTGTTTTGCTTTACGTTAGACTTCTTATTAATATCGATAGTTGCGCCCATGTTATAATTCCTCTACAGACAAATTACGAAGTGTTGTAATAGCAGTAAAAGTACCTGCAGAAGCGTACCAATACAAGTCGACCTTATGAGTACCAGGACTCAAATTTACCAGAAACTGGTCGCTTACACTAACAACGGCCCCTGCTGTAAATGGCATAATTTGTTTTTGAGTACCCACAGGAACTCCGTCCACAAAAAGCTGCACTCCATAAGTATTACTTCCAGCGCTTAACGAGGAAGACAAGCTATAATGTATTAAGCATTTTCCTCCTTGAGTTTTAATAGTCAAGGACATATCAGGCATAGCAACAAGGGTAGTAGAGGTGGTCGTAGGGTTACTAGTAACACCAACCGCCTGTGCCCAAGCTTTTTGAGGGCTTAAGTTTGCTGGCAAATACTGTCTTGAGTCTGACAAAGAACAGCTTCCAACAGGAAGCGTGTTTTGTAAGTCCGCCTGAAAGTTTGATCTTGGGGCGTGGATAGGCGTTATAACGTCAAAAGACGCGATATCTAAAGACGAGGTGGTATTATTGGTAAGACGTACCGTGTGTTTAGCTAACGTCAAGCCAGAAACCCTAAGCGCTCTTCCTGATCCGTTGGTAACGTTTTCAGCTAAAACCCCAGTACTTGTGTTGTAGGTAGCTGGTGAGGTCACAGAGAACGTTGCTGCAGGAAAGTTTGTACTTGTTGCAGTTAACCCGTCAATAGAAAGTGTTGCAGAGCTTGTGTAAGAGGGGTCTGTATAGAAACGCCACTCAAAACCAGTTCCGAAGAAGGTGTACTCGATGTAGCCACCATTAGTTGTTCCTTGAGCCCATTGGCCAGAGGTGTAGTTTCCGGGAGCGATGGGGCTACTTACGTTCCAGGTCCCAACAAGGGTGCCCTCTCTGTTTTGAATATATTTCTTAAGAACACCAGTACCCACCGTGTATACGCCGGTTGTGGTTACTGGAGAAAAATCTGCCATGACGTTATAATCGGCTAGCTCGATAGCTCCAGAAGGAACCGCAGGTTTCTTAGGTTGATAAACGATGAACTTGCTGAACACTTGACCTTCTGGGGTAGCGCCAGTTACTGTGTATCTAAAAACGTGAGTTCCGTAAGGAAGTCCTGATACAACTTTTCTTCGAATAACTTTCGTATTGGACAAAACATCTGTTTGAGGAAAACCAATATCTGTGCCATCGATAGACCAAACATGGTTAGTAGCAGCAGCTCCGTTAAGACCCCTATACTCTACGTCCAAACCAGTTCCGACGAAGGTGAACTGAATGCTATTGCTCACCGCTGACAGCGCTATCCCCTCTGGAAGTCCTGAGACTGTACTTAATAAAACGCTTGATCCGGCAAGGGCGGTAGTTCCGTCATCTAACACAAAAGCCCTATCAGAACCAGAGGTTGTGATCGTTGAGAAATCATCCGATCTGTTTGCACCAAACTCTCTTGGTTGATAAACACGAACAATCTCTTCGTTAGAGTGATCTGCTGAGTTTACGTTTTGCTGAGAAGCATTGACCGCTTGGACAGCCGTACCGATAACTCCGCCCTGATTGTAAACGATAACGCGTCCGCCGCGAGATCCTGTCAATGTTGAGGGTTTAGCAGACAAAGCTTGTACGGCCTCAAGAGAAAACTGGCGCTGATCCTTAACGATAGTACCTGAGTTTACTCTAACCGTAGATGTTTCGTTTAAAACTTCAAAACCGTAGATGACGAAAGTATTTGAACTTGTAGACTGGATTCGAACGGTGTGAATCCCAGCGGATAGACCGGATACGATCGGAGCCACCTGGTTTGGCGAATAGTTTCTGGTAGTAAGGGTATTGCTTCCTGAAGCTGGATAGGAATATGCCGTTAAAGATCCACCATCAACGGTGTAGGAAAAGCTCCTGGAAGTTCCATCCAGAAGAACAAGCAAGTTCAAACCAGTACCAAAGAAGGTGAACTCTGCAAAATCTCCGCTCACAGATGTGAAAGGAAACACCCCAGAAGATCCGACCGAGTTAGCCCAGTTGCCTACGAAACGAACAAGATCCTTATCATCGTTTAAAGGTTTTTGAACCCTCTCGCCATTAGGACCAGATTCTGTTTGTATCTCAAACAATTGCTGGATAATGACTCGTTCGATGCCCATGCGAGCGCCCATGTCCGCAGCAAGGTTGCGGACAGAAGCCCTGTTAACGACCTGAGTGTTAGGGACAGAGATCAAGCTTGAGTTAACAAACGAGATGTCTGGGTGTCCAAGCTGAGAAAATGGTAATAGTTTTGGCATCGTGTATCTCTATCCTATCATCTAAAGATTGTGCTTACCCTAAAATAGCCTTAAGTTCGTCTTGCGATAGACCTAAAGCGGCCAACTTGCTAATAGCACTGGCTTTTTTAGCTTGAGCCTCTACCTTACGTTCTTCTTCAGACTTATAAGATACGCACATAGGATGTTCTTCGTCGTCTAAGTCTTCCCACTTAGAGTCGATAGCGTCCTCAATTGCTTGACTAGGTTGCTCAAGAAAGTGCAAACGCAGCTTGGCGTCGGCAGAGTTGCCGCAGTAGTCTGCGCCGCAGTTAGCCTTAGCCCAAGCTTCAAAAGCTTCGAGATCGACCATATGCTGTTTCCATTCTAATTCTTTTGTGTACTTTACCATCTTCGTTTCTCCTTGTTAATCCCTTTTATGGGAACTTATAAACATCTTACAACAGAACTTATCATCAATTATAGCTCTCGTACCGTTAAGATGCGGTTTTCACCAGAATTTGATTGAAAACTTCCGGTTCCCGCACTAACTTTCCAATAGGTCGTTATGGTGTGTGTTCCCGCACCAACAGGTACAATAGCGTGACAAACTATCGCATCCCCGTTTCCGCTCAATGGATAGGCTGTACTTGGAACAGCTACTGGTAAATTGTCCACGTATATTACGCCTTGAACAAAGTTCCCGTTCGAAGTGTTCGTAGCAGATCCAGTAAACCACACTTCTATGTACGAGAGTGGTTTTGTAGTCCTGACTACGCAGGTTGCGTCTGGAATAGGTACCGGGACCGTTGAAGTTGTTGAGACAGAGCTGATACCGATTGCCTGTATGGTCGCTTTTGCAGGATCTTCGCTCTTCACAGCGCTCAACCTACGGTTATCGCTCAAAGCACAGCTTCCGACAGGAAGAGTGTTCTGAAGGTCAGCTTGGAAGTTAGACTTAACCGAGTGGATAGGAGTAATAACGTCAATGTTTGACATATCCAGGTACGTTGCGTTAGCGTTGTTCGTAAATCTAACAGTGTATTTTGCCAAAGGCAGCCCAGAGATCCTGAAACCAGCTCCAGCCGTGTTGGCTCCGTTTTGTGTTAAAACACCCGTAGATGCTGTGAAAGTAAACGGAGAGATCGCGCTAGAGACCAAGCTTGGGAAGTTGGTGGTTGTCGCATTCAAACCGTTAAGCGTAACTTGAGTATTTGTAGTATATCCAACGCCACCGAAACCTCTGAAATCAAAACCAGTTCCGAAGAAGGTGTACTCGATGTATGCGCCAGATGTTACAGTAGTTCCGCCAGAAGAAAAACCGCCGGAGTTGTTGATTGGTCCAAGTCCGAGGGTCCATCCAGTTCCAAAATAAACACCCTCTCTCGTACAGTTTTTTCTTAATATTCCCGTAGAGATCGTGTCAACGCCGACCGTAGTGTTAGCTATAAAATCAGCCATGACGTTGTAATCTGCTAGTTCAACTGCACCTGCAGGAATGGAAGGTTTCTTGGGTTGATAAACAATGAACTTACCAATAGCAAGAGCAACACCGCCGTTGGTGGTCATGTTGATCTTGACAGTGTGTGTGCCGTAAGGAAGTCCCGAAGCTATCTTTAGGACGTTATTAAAACCAGAACCACCAAAAACGGAGGCTGTCAGTACGTTTGTTCCATCAACTGTAATCGTATAAGAAGAGTTTGAGGTAGCGTTTCTCACGTTAGTGATGTCTAAACCAGTTCCAACAAACGTGAAGGTAACAAAGTCACCCGCACCAGAGCCCACAATCAATCCGTCTCCCAAACCGCCAACGTTGTTTAAGGCGTAGTTTTGGCAAGCAAGAGCTGTAGTACCATCGTCCAGAGTAAACGCTCTGGTGCTCCCTGAGCTTAAAAGGGTGCTAAAGTCATCAGATCTTCCTGCGCCAAATTCTCTAGGATAATAGGTTCTAGCAACTTCTTCGTTTGTATGATCAGCAGAGGTTATATACGCAGCAGAACTGTTGGTTTCGATAGCTGCTTTAGCTACCGTACCGTCCGATTTCTGATAAACAACAACGTGAGCACCCCTGGTCGAAAGTGATCCAACCAAAGAGCCGTCTCTAAGGATTGATTCAAAACTTGAGTTGTATGCAAGACTTTGAGCAGAAGAGAGAACAAGCTTTTTGCCGTTTTGATAAGACGTACCAGGGCGGACGTTGATGGTTGAAGATTCGTTTAGAATCTCAAAACCAGTCAGGTAAACGCCGGAACTTCCTAAGTTTGCCTGCCTGATCCTCACGGTATGCAATCCTTGAGACAATCCTGAAGCAATCGAAAGAACAGCATTCTGGCTATAATTTCTACCGTTTAAAAGAGTAGACCCATTTGGCCAGATGTTTGATCCTTCAGATCCGCCATCTACTATGACTCTGATATCTTGTGTTTCATTTACAAAACCCACAAGCATGTTCAAGCCTGTGCCATAGAAAACTACTTCGATGTAATCACCTACAGCAGAAGGGTTTACGACGCTACCAAAAGTATTTGTTAAGTTTTTCCAATTTCCGACAAAACGAATCAAGTTTCTATCGTCGTTCAAAGCTCCAAAGATTTTCTCGCCGTTGGGGCCAACTTCGTTTTGAAGCTCAACCGCTTGCTGAACTTGAATACGATCGATACCCATACGGGCACGGAGGTCATTTGAAAGATTGGGGATAGAGGCTCTGTTTACGATACCAAATGTTCTGAACTGAGATGAGGAAGGAGCACCAGTGATCGGAGAAAGCAAAGAGCTTTCATCAACGAAGCCTTGAAAACCAACCTTAGACATGTCTTGCAGGTAGCCAAGGTTCGTGCTGTTCTGTGAGGTCGTATCTACCGCGCTTACGCGTTTCTTGATATCAATTTCAATACCTGCGCCACTATAGTCCTGATCAAGCTCGATAACTTGAGCTGAGATCTCCGTATAGTAAGCATCTGGGGTTTGGGTTGCGTTGATAAATCTTGGGAGGAGTTTTCCGTCTAGGTAAACGTCAAGTTGACCTTGCTGAGTTCCTGGGTTTACGCCTGTAGCGTACGCCCATGTGGTCGTGATACGAGTTTTTCCAGTCGAGGAGCTGATCGAGCAGTTGATCGGAGTTCCGGCTCCAGAGGTGAGGCCGTAAGCCTGATCCATCGTGGTGCCTGAAGTCGTGCCAGAATCTTCGTGAAGATAGGCCTTATAATCGAGGATGTTTACAGCGCCACTTCCGCTCGTAGCGTTTGCGAAGAATCGCGTACGGAACTGTGAACCAGAAACTGGTACTGAACGAATTGGCTCAGTAGTTCCAAGAGTAGTGGTGCGAGTGTAGGGAGCGCTCCAGTTAGCGTTATCAGCGGAAGAGCTTGCGGCGATAAGGGCTGCGCCTGGATAATCCCAAACAAAGTCGTTGTTAGCGGCGCTATCTCTGTAGCGTAGCATGAAGGTGCTTACTGCGTCTGAGATGAGTGCGTTCATCGCAAGGCCAGTACTGTTCTCGGTATGCGCTCTGATGTCGTTAGTGTGAACAGCCTGAGAAACGCAAGCCGCAGCAGCCGAAGGGTTAGCGCTAAAAGCGGCTTCAATCGTGTAAGAAGTTTGTGTTGCTACCACAGTAATTCGGCGAGCTTCCGTACCAACCACAAGGATATCCCCTGGGGCTACCGTGTAGGTTGGAGTGGCAGACAAGGTCATGCTAGTTCCGGTACCAGTTACGGTCTTAGAAGCATCGTAGCTTAAGCGGTAAGCGGCACCTGCAGCGCTATAAACACCCGTAGTAAGGGTGTTGTTGACTGCGCTGGTCGAAGAGGTTGGGCTGTCAGAGAAATCGTCTGAGAAAGAAGCTTTGAAGCGGAGAGTGTTAATGTCGTCACCAGCACCACCAGTTCCCGAGCCGCTACCAGCCGAGCCCAATCGAGCGGTTTGGCCTTCGTTGAAAGCAGCTCCGGTTCGGAAATAAACGCGCTTAGTACCATCGGCAGCATCTTGTCGCTTAGCGATCAAGAACACCTCTTGGTTAGCGTTAGTTACTGCAGGGAGGGTTGTTGCATCGTCCGTAACCGTAGCGGTTCCAGCGGTACGATTAATAACAGCATAAACCATTCGGCCAGAAGCAGAGACCGTACGAGTGGTCGATCCAAGGTCGATGATTACGGGAGAGCCGCCAGCCACCTTAGAATTGATCTCAAGCTTAAGCGCTTCACCAAACTGGATCTGGGTACCCGTGTAGGTGATCAAACCACCTTGGGTCAAAAGAACGTTACGATCTTCAAAAAGTTTCGCCAACTCAGCGTCAATTGCCGAAACGATCGCATTACCGAGGCTGTTTGCAGCTCCAGTGATGAAGGGGAGGCTTGAGCGTTGCTGTGTCTGACGTAAGTCAAAGATATTCGGCATGATTAGTTCCTATACTTCTTGAAGTCTATTCTATCACCAACTACCAAGTCAAAGGTGAAAGAAACTTGCGTTCTGGTTCCCGATCCCACGTAGTTGTAGTCAAAAACAGGGTCTAAGTACGAGCCGTTGAGCGTTACGATCAACTCGTCTCCGCTATACGTTCCGCTTGATGGCAAGGTAACGTTAGTACCAGCCGTCACGGGACCGTTGAGCTGGTTTGCACCAGCCCCTGACGATACGATGTCAATAGGTTGGAGGTAGACGGTCGGGGTACCCGACTCGTCAAAAGACCTCAAAACTCCATTAACGATCCTCGTGAACTTAGCCATTAATTAACTCCGACCACCCCAGGTTGTACCCAGATACGATCCGTGTTTTCAACGATACCAACTCGCGCAACAGCTTCGTTGGCTGCCGAAGGAGCGGTCGTCGAAAAAGCGCCCGAACTAGTCAAGAATACTGCCTTGCCAACATCTCCTGACACGAACGGGGTGTCACTAGATCCTAGCACGCTGGTACCCAAGCTGACAACAGTGATGCTTTGTCCAGCCGATACTGCTGAGGTTGAAAGGGCAACTCCGACAACGTAAAACTTATCAGTAACAGAGGCGTCCTTATCAGCCTTGTAAACGCGTCCAGCAGTTTCACCGCTGACCGCCATACGAACGAGGAACGAGGTGTTGGCAGCAAAAGCTTCGCCAGCAACCATGCTCTTGCGAACCAACGGAGCATTTTGAACTGCAAGAGCAGATCCAGCGCCGCCAGTGATGGTTGATTGGTCAGCAACGTTCGTGTTGAGCTTAGCAGCCGTAATACCCGCGTCTTTTACTCGGACTTGGTTAGAAGCGATCTCGGTAGTAGAGCCATCGGTTCCGACGATCAATCCACCAGATCCGCTAGTGATAGCACCAGCCGCGTCAAGCTTCGCAGCAAGCTCGTTAGAGCCGGTGATGCGCAAGCTTGGGTTAGAGGCTTCGAGCTTAACTCGGAGCTGACCCGCAACGTTTCCTGGGTTGCTAGACTCGAGACCTGAAACAGTAGCAAGGTCAACCGAGAAGGTCGATCCTGCGAAGGTGATCATATCACCGCCGATAAGGCCTGCGATCGGATTGTAGAACGCCCAGGTTACGGGGTCTGTTCCAACCGTAGCAACGGTTCCGTACTGAACATAAACTTGGCCAGCCTGGCTACCTTCTTGAACAGCCGTCCACGCTCCGTTGAACTCATCAAACGGGGTAAGGGAGTCCATATCGGCAGCGCGAGACCATGCTCCGGCTGCAGCCACGTAGATACCGTTTTGTTCTGGCAACGTCTGGTTCTTAACGAGAACGCGGTTACCAGCAACAATAGACACGGTGTCGATCGTTTGAGCGCCGCTTAGCGTGATGTTTGCGGTAGTTGCAGCTCGAACAGGTGCCTTAGGAGTGAGGCCGTTCAAGCGAGCATTCATGTAGGCCAAGGTGACAGCATCTTGAGAGGAGATAGGATCTGCCAAGTTGGTCAGCTTGTTTCCGCCCATCGACTGGTCGGCAGTAAACGAGCGAGTGCCGTTCTTTAAGATGGCATTATTAGCATCTGCCAAGTTAACGTCAGCATCAGGCATCGTGATTGTACGAACAGTTCCGGTGGAGATGCCGGAAGCTTCGAAGGCGATCTTCTTAGATGGGTCAGAGTTGTCCTTGATCCTGAAAAGGCTATCAAGAAACTCGTTATTAGCACTTACGGTTTCGACATAGGTTTCAAGGTCTTGAAGAGCTTGCTTGATCGTACGGTTGTCAGAGATCGTAGTTCCGGTAAAGGTACCAAGATCCGTTGCCCCGCCAGAAACCCCGGACAGGGTGACTAGAGCTGCAATATAGCCTAGATTAACGTCGGCGTCAGGCATCGTGATCGTACGGCCAGCCGTAAGCGATCCCGAGAAGGTAAACTGGCTTGAACCGCCCAGCTTTACCTTGAGGTTGTCCACAACCAGGGTGTTAAGGGACAGGTCAACCTGCCTTGCGACCCCGTTAAATAATCTTGATAGTTTGCTAATGTCGGCCATTTTTATCTCCTATGTCCTTTGGACCTTACTCTAAAGATTCCTCTTCTTTGGGTTTGAACTGAATTGCCATGATCGCCTCATAGCCGTACACGTTAAGATAGCGATTTGCTTCAACAATCGCTTTCTCTGTGATCTCTTTCATCTTCTTAGAAATCATGTCCTCAACGTTCTTGAGGTCTTGATCTGAAAGCTTTTCTACGTCAACTTTCCTAATTCTTTCCATAACTTACACCTGTCCGATTATGCCTATGTTGATCACTAAATCTTTTTGGCTAGGGGTAACTCGATTTCTAACGATTATCCCTACCCTGATTATAAAATCACCAGACACAAACCCGTCTACGCCTTCGGAAGGTAGGATGTTGGTCAGTCCGCCTGTTTTTGACACGTATATATAATCCCCAAAATCATAGGAAGTGGTGATGTTCTCTACCTTGCCATGGCTATAGATGCTGCCATAACTACCGTTGGGGATGCTGGAACCAGCTATGCCTACGACCTTCAAAGCATCTGACTCTACGGAAACGTCTACGGCCTTTGCCTTACCAAAAACGTCGGTTGATACTGGTTGAAGGGCAGAGATGGCCGAGCCGCTGTCGTTCTTAAGATCAAACTTGATTCCCGACGCTGAGGAAGATGCTTCTGCGATGATTGCTGCGTATGGTCTATAGCTCATATTATACGATCCACCAATTTGCGCCATCGCTGATCACTTCAACAACCTCGTACTGAGTAGCGATGTTCAGTGACGATACGGTACAGTCAACTCCGTCAATCGTCTGGTTCAGTACGGTCTTAATAAGAATCTGGAAACCAGAATCAAGCATCTTGATCTTGATCCTCTTACCAGAGTTCCCAATAGCGCTTGGGAGCACAACGTTTCTGTTACTTCCAGAAGCAGAGATCAAGATTGCGTCGTTCGCAACGGTAGCTGTATAGTTGGTTCCACTTACAACAACAACGTTATCGCTAGCCGCAACCGGAGTTGAAGTGATCGTGATATCGTTTGCGTTCTGAGTAACCACAACGCCAGCTCCGGCGTTGATGCGTCTGAACTGAAGATCTACACCGACTTTTTGTTTAAATACACTTGCCCCGCTACCAAGGTTAGAAGCAGTGTTGGATTCTCCGCTACCACCTCCACCGCCGCTTCCACCAGAACCGTTCTTGATCAGCCTAAATTCAAGCACATCTCCAGCAACAAGATTTATTAATGTTTGTATCGTGTTGCTTTGGGTGCCAGAAGAACCAACTTCAGAGAAGTCGTCGTTCAACCTAAGGTATTGGCCGTTTAAGAAAACAGCAAGTTGTCCCTTGCCAACCGTATAGGTCTTAACTGATCCGCCTGAACGAGAGTCTACGGGGATAGTGATGTTGGTCCCTGCAGTTATAGGGGCAATTACATCGTAGGCTTCTTCGTAAGCTTTAGGATCTGTATCTGCAGCATTTGCAAAAATTGCTCGATCAAGTCTCTTGATGGAAAGAGTCAGGTTTTCCGTATCTATAATGTAATGATTTGCCTGACCAGTACCTTGGGTGGTTACTGTGATAGAGAAAGCTCCGCCAACGTTAAAGTTAGCTGCATCAGTACATGGTCCAACGGTCGTATTGGTAACTGTTACGGTGCTTCCTACTGCAGATGCACTAAAATCAGAAAGAGCGTTAAGTGAAGACGCAAGAGCGGAAGCAACCGTACTTGCCGAATCTCCAGTAGAAATAGCTACAGAAATAGGGGTTTTTCCGACAACAAGGGGGTCGCCACCAGCTCCATCACGGTTAAACCAAACGTAATAACTGGTCGCGTCGTTTGCAGAATTGATAGTAAAATACTGGCCGCTTGTGATAGAAACGGCGTTCGGTACCACGATATCGGTAGACTCGGAAACTAGGGGTCCTAAAAGAGTTGAATACAGCGGCTCATACGACACTTCGTCTGGAGAACCTATGTAGTCTAAGATGTTATCGGTTTGGTTGTCGCTGATCTGGCGGCGCTCACCTTGTTCAAGCTCAGCAGCCATGAACCGTGCGTAAACTCGAGCTGTGCTTCCGCCGTTATCTGCACGAACCATGATCCAGAAATTATTCTGATCAAAAGGAACATCTTTTCTAGCTGCGATCTTGATGTGGCGATCGGTAGAAGGTGCTGGATCGGTTTGATAAACACCAAAAGCATATTGAGACTTAGCGCCAGATGGTCCTGTTGAAGATCCGCCAAACGGAACTGTTAGTGTGATTTGGCTCAAAGAATCAACTGATTGAATCTGGTAATATTGGGTAGTGTCGTCTGTTGCAAGCTTTAACCAGTCACCGGCAACGAGTGGCCCTGTCCAAGCAACAGCGCCAACAGAGGCTACGATAGCCGAAGCGTTGGTCCAGATGAGGTTTGGTATGATAGTTTGCTCGCGAATAAGCTTGAAGTAAGCAACCTGATCATCAGCTAGTACGATGTCTGAGCTAGAAGTGTTAGCAGCGATCTTGTAGGAAAGTCTGCTTCCGATAAATTTAAGGTAGATGTCCTGAGACCAGTTAATCTTACCAGCCGTCGTAGCATCGTGAGAGATGTTACCCTTACCAGTAAATACCAGGTTCCCGAGGTCTGCTCTTAATCCTACTAGCGACCCACCAGAGTTTTCGGAGTACCAGTAGGTGGTTCCCTTGATCTCTTTGAAGGAGGACATGATGGCGTCCATCCACTCCTTCAAGTTGAAGATCATCTTATCCCCACCGTGGAAAGGATTTAAAGAATTAGAGGTGGAGGTTGGTGGATTCTCAGATCGGCCCTCAGATTGATTTGTCCAAGGATAAACGTATGCTGGGTTTGGGTTCGAGTATCCGGCGCTTCCGAGCCTGAAGAGCATAGCTCTTTGGTCAGTAACGTCGACGACGTTGCCAGCGACATCGGTTGTAACTTTTGCGATAGGAAGAACGTTTGCAGCCCAAACGCTTGTCGTGATTACGATCTTATAGCGAAGGATCTTTGCTAGAGGTACGGTCTTGGTCACCTCGTTCTTATTGGTTGGGTCCCAGATATAGATCTGGTCAGAAGTCGTGTCGTCGATTATGCGCTCATACTCGATACCCACATAGTTGACAGCGTTTGGAGTAAAGGCCCCCGAAACCCTGGTGTTGATAGTCGAGTTCATCACCTCAGGTGAGGTTGAGGATGGGACTACGTAAAACGTACCGGATTCGTTTGATGTGGTATGAAAAATGCATCCATCGGCTACGATGAGCTGTAATCCAGCGGCTGCGCCCCCGATAGCGCCCGTCATGTTGATCTCAAACCCTCTGAGGATCAGACCGCTAGAGCCGGTGACGAAACCCTTTAAAAGTTCGTCAAAGTCATTGGACGCGGCAGACTCTAACGACCGAATATGCGGAACGTCAACTCGTTGCTGGGATACCCAATTCTGTCTACGCCTTACTGCCATGATAGAGTCCTTCTACCTATAAAGATTCGGTCCTGTTGAAAACGACCCATTATTACGATATCATTATCACGACAGCGCAATCTTGAACTTAGGGTACTTGAGGTACAAAAAGATATGTCAAAGAGCTGGAACGGTGGAAAAGGCAGTCGCGGTGATAAAGAATTCAGTAAAATCCAGAAGTTAGCGCACGAGAACAAGAAGCTGAAGACCGAAATATCACGAATTCGCAAGAACTTAAACAGACTTGAGTCTGGTTGGTGTCCAGGTTGTTTGGATCGGTACGATTCAAAAGACGAAAAGATGACCCTTCCAGAGCCATGCTTGACCAAACCAGTCGGGAAAGATCGGACTTGCTTTAAGTGTAAAGAAGGTAAGTTACGCATGGTTAAGTACTACAAGATCGCAGAAACCTGGTATTACAGGAAATGTGACTCTTGCCCCCATAGAACTCGCGGTAAGAAGTTTACTCCAGACGTACAAGATTAGGCCCTATCCAGGGGTTCGTAAGCTATCAGCCCTGAAAAATCAAAGCTCAGCTTTACGGTGCCTTTTGCACCAATGCTGACCTTTTGATTCGTTATCTTCGCATTCTGAACAAACAACACATCTTCCCCACTAGCCCTGTCGTTTAAGCGTATGCTTATGTACGGAGCTGCGATAAGGTTTCTTATAAGGGGCCTTGCATCGTAGGCCTGAATACCCCCGGAGTACTTGATCCTGATGCCGGTTATAGATCCTCTGACCATAGACCTTCCTGGCGCTATCTCTTGAGGAAAAGACGAATCGATGCCAAAGATCTCGTACTCGCCGTAGTCGATCGAGTAGGAAACTTGCTGAACTTCTTTATAAAGCTTATTGTTTATAAAAAGCTTTACGCATGGGCCTGTTAAGATTAAACTCTTCATTATTCACCCCATACCGATACTTTTTCGCTGTTGTCAGTTCCCCACTTAGACAATCCCTCATCTCCAGGGTAAACGATCGTGATCAAAACGTTTATACCAGTAGCGGCCACCGTATTGATGAGGTCTTGAGCGTACAAGCGCCCCGCCACAACATCGGTGATGTAAAAAGGAAAATCTGTTCCATCTTTTGAGATGACAACAGGTCCAGTTTGTGCAACAAGAGCTACGTCAGTTCCTGCAGGATGGATATTTTTTATCCTGTAAGAAGGATTTAATAGCAGCGAGCCATTGCTTGGTCTAGCAAGATAAGGAATGGGACCTTCCTGGTGAGAGGTGCCATACCCTAAGATAAGAAATCCTTGCTCGTCAGGAAAAGTCGACGCATCATTTACGAAGATAACCCGACCAGTGTCTGGATCATACTGCGTGTTTGATGTCGTCCCAACGTTAGAGATAACGAACGGTTGTTCGAGATCATAAATGTAAGGACCTTCAACTCCAGGTTGGCTCGGCAGACCGTCATCGTGCAGATGTGCCGATCCGATTCGTTCGCGACGAACAACCTTAGTGGTGGCAGGAATAAAAACTTCAAGAAGCCTTGACTCAACCTGATACGCTGCAGCAAACCGTCTCTTGGTGCTGATGTTGTTGACGAAAGGGTTAAAGAAAAGTATGGCGTCTACGGTCCCTTGATTAGTGACCTGAGGAGTGCCGTTTGGATTGTCGATCTCAAAGTAGGCATTTCCTACAGTTCCACCTTTGACCGACGTGATCGTATACGTGCCACGATTTTCGAGATTAAAAGCAGTACCATAAATGTTAACATAATCACCTTCTCTTACTTTTCCGATCCCCGGATTCGCCCCAGAGGTCCAAGTAAAACGAAGAGATCCGCCAGAGATCTGACTAACAGTCCAGGTTGTTGAGGGGCCTGCGATCGTTGGTCTGATCTTATCAAACTTGAGTACGTTCTGCGCTCTACCGCCTTGAACAGTGACAGAAGACGAAGGACCTACAGTATCTGAGATCAATACCACATAGCCACCAGCGCCATCGTCTTTTGCGAAAGCTCTTCCGGTCTTACCCTGTTTTCTCAAACCTCTCGTTATGGCGTCCGCAACTTCCTCTGCACTTGCGCTGCTTATGCTGGCAAACTGGTCTGTTGTAAAAGGAACGGTAACGGTATCCTGACCATCAAAAGAGATTTGAATCGTGTCGCCGTCGTCTAGGTTGTAGGGTTCTAATACTGAACTTCTTGAAGTTGCGTTAGTAGATTCGTCGCCGAACATCGCCAAAAGTAGCTGCTCGATTAGGTCCCTAACTTGCTTCCTGTTAATTACAGCAATACCGATCTCTCTGAACACGTCGTCAGACAGACCAACGTTTGGTGGGCGAACAAGGTTATAGTCGGCAAGACGTTGATCCAAGTATCGTTCAGAGGCGGTTGCTATGTAAAGTTGCTCATTTACAGCTTCAACCTGATCTACTAGGTATCCAGCACCTTTTGCCAATGAGCGCAAGACGGCCTCGGTGTTCTTACCCTTAATTGCTGGATTTAAGAACTCCCTTAACCGCTTATACTCTTTTTCTTCGTTATCGGCCATTCAAACCTCAGTTGATCTGCGTAGTAGAGATATCATTGACTGGGTCAATGACCTTAGCCTTTTCGCTAGGACCGATGTTGATCGTATCGTTTGATATGTTGTACAGCGGAGAGGTTATGACCATAGCGCGAACGCCGGGGATCGCATTGACCGCCGCAACGATGTCGGAGATAGCGATCGGCACTCCGATCGGATTACCGTTGATCAAAGCCGAGACGTTGGTACGAACTTGCTCAACGATCTGAGAAAACGGAATACCTGTTTCAAGTCTTACAGCCACTCCAACCTTAACTCTCCTGATAAGAGGAGGTCTGATGAAGATCTCCGCGCCCGCAGCAGCAACACCTGGGTAGGTGGTGTTGTCTCTAGGTTCTCCATAAACGATCCTGTTTGCTTCTCCGATAAGACCGATGTCGTACCTGTAACTATCAAGACCTTTTCTTAGAACTTCACTAAACTCCATCTTGCCTACCGCAGAAATTTGAGTTCCAGACGCCTCGTTGATTCTGTTTGACTGGTATCGTGTATCAAAAACAACGATACCTCGTTGAAGAGTATTTGCTGGGTCTACGGTTATCATGCGGATATGCTTGTATCCAGTAAAAGGAGTGCGCTCTTCTAAGATAAGATTTCCTTGATTTCCAAGTACTCCGGTCGGGTCAAGATCCGACATAGCGCCGCTAACCACGATGCGGTCTTGATCAAGAACAGAAAGAACTTTCCAGTTACCCTGATTTGAAGATCCTAAGAAGTCACTTGTTATCATGAACGTATCGTCTGCAACCGTGGCCTCATACTCGTAAGTTAAGAAAGGAGGTCTGTGAATCTCAAGAACGTCAGTTACGACAATTCCAGATTCGCTTACTGCCGCAGCGTTAATCGCTTCAAGAGAGGTTCTTTGTCCTTGTTGAACAACCTGGATAACTATGCCGCCACCCACGTTGATATTTGCTGCATCCGTAGAAGGTCCAAAGGCTGCGTTAGTGACCCTAACAGAACTTCCCGACGAAGTGGCAACAAAGTCTGCCAACACATCGATGGCTGCCGCAGTTAAAGAAGCCACCTGAGAAGAAGTGTCTGTAGAAGCGATATTTACTAGGATTCCGGTTCTGCCCACGACGGCAGGGTCTACACCAATACCGTTCACCTTATACCAAACATAGTAAAGGGTGGAATCTTCTGCTGCGTTTAGATAGAAATACTGACCAGCACCGATCAAGCTTCCTTGCGGCGTTGTGATCTTTGTAACTTCTTTTAACTTACCTTGAGACTTACTAACCATCCAAGTGCCTTGGTTAGAAGCTGCGAAGTCTGATCCGAAGGTAATCTCATCGCCAACCTTAGCGTTTCCTAGTTGTGGCTCTGTTCCAGATCCGTCCCAAGACAGGACGATCTTATTATCAGAAGCTACGATGTCAAACCCGGTTGTTCCGTCAAAACCCAAAGATACTGGGTTGTAAGGTATGGAAACTAGTTCTTCTACCGAGTTTAGATTTTCAACATAGAAGGAGTTATTGTAACGTCTAACAATCCTGTACTTTCCTTGGTTCAGGATGTTGAAAGGCGATCCAATGATGATGGTATCGTTTTCTGCAACCTCTGTAGTGCAAGAGAAGTCTCCAGAAGAAAAGGTGTCCCCGGCAAGAGAGGGTCCAGATGCTACGGCACCCGGAGAACCTACGGTATTGACGTAGGAGATCGTGATATTTGCCGAAGCGTTGTCAGCAAGGATGGTCACAACGTTACCGAATGAGGTAGCGCTAACTCCAGGAAGTGCTGAGATCGTTGACGCTAGGTTTTGAGCAGAAACAGACGCAGATCCGCCAACGACAAAGTCAACTCCTGCGATAAGAACGTTTCCGTTAACTATGAAGGAGTCTCCTGAGATATCTGTGTTGTCCGTGATCGTAAAAGTTCCGGTTGAGAACTGATCTTGTCCGTTAGCATTAAGCACTCTTAAGATCTTACCATCAGAACTTACGCCGGTAACCAGAAACGTGCCGTTGTTTGCTGATTTTAGCATGTTCTGTACGGAGATCAGATCGCCGATAGAAACCTCAGTAAAGTTGGTGTTGCCGGTCAAGATGATGTACTGTGTTTCGCTTGTTCCGGTTACCCTTTGAACGTTAAGAGTTCCGCCAGAGGCGTCGTCTAAGTTTACTAGCTTTTCAAAAAAGGGCTGGGTTCCAGTTCCGTCCCAGCTAAAGCATGTGAGGTTACCCTGACGCTCAACCTTAAAGTTGCGCGAACGAGTACGGACGTGGTGTCTTGGCTTCCCAAAGTGTCGATCGGCTAGTGTCCTGTTCCCTAAAGTTATCGTAGATTGGTTGGAGGTAGGGACGTTTGATTCGATACGGACACTCATGGAAGACTTGAAAAGAGTTTCCTTCTTTTGCTTGTTCGCAGATTCAAGTCTAACCCACTGATCGCTATGAAGTCCGTCTAATCCAGACTTGTTCACGTTTGTTAATACGTACTTGTTTTCCGAAACAAGAGAAGTGCCTAGCACTGGAGTTTCGGAGGCATTTGCTTGACCGCCTACCACCTGAACAGACCCATCTCCACCGAGCGTTTTAGTAGACAATTCTAGTCTTCCGTCTCTTCGGGTAGTATTGATCCTACCAAGAGTCGTGTATCCGGTCACGGCCAGTACGTTTAAGAATGAAACTAGTTGCTCCAGATTGGTTGGTACAAGTCTGATCTCTTCCCCGTCAGTAAAAGCGTACCCTTGAGCTGTTGGAAGATCTAAGGATTTTTTGAATGTAAACTGAGGCGATCCCGCCAAGTTAGTGCTTGCGATCCAGTTTAAGCCGTCCTTCAAGAAGATGCTGCTATAGGTAAAACCGCTATCTTCAAAGGTACTCAATACTATAGTTCCACCGCCGCTAAGTCCGGTGTCGTTAACGATAGTGGCTTCTAAGAAGTTTGAAAGACTAGACGCAACATAAGACTGTATTTCGGACCCCGTAGTTGCAGAGGAGGCATAGAAGCTAAACACGTTAGCCACCAGAGTTGCCTTGTTTGATTCTGCAACAGCGGAACCATTCTGTCTTGCTACCGTAAAGCTGGTTGAGGTTGGTGCAAAGCCTGCCTCGGTGCTGATCCTGAACGTGCCCGTGTTTGCTGGATCAAGTTGAGAACCGGAAAGTATGTTTACATACTCTCCTCCAGCTAATCCGGTAAGCCCAGGAGCGCTTCCCGTACCAGTCCAAGAATAGGTCACCTGATCTATCCCTGCAGAAGGGGTGTTTGGGGTAATCGTAACATCCCACTCGGTGCTTCCGTCAATAGTGGTCGGAATCGTTGCGCCAGATTTTAGCGAGATGGAGATGTTTACGTTCTTATCAACCGTAACTACGCTGCTGATCGGAGAATTGGCCGACGTTGGGTAGATGTACCCAATATTAACCTTCTCACCAGACCTACCCCATTGGGTGGACCTGTAGAGCAAGGCGTTCTGAATCCCAGATGGGTCCAGTACGTTTCTTGCTCTCATTAAGACCTTGTAATTATCAAACTTGTAAGAAGAGCTGAAATAGGTGGTAAAAGGCGCGGTAAGTCCTGCGTCAAGATCGTACGCGTTAAACGAGTTAGGATTTACTGCAAGGGTGGAGTTGGTCTTCGTTCTACGATAAAAAGGAACCGTAAACGTTTTGTTTGACGCATCCCCATCAAGAACGACGATCATCTCTTCTTCTTGTCCAAAATCAAGAGGGTTTGCTGCGTACCAGCGATCTCCTACTCGGAGACGTTTAACAAACTTATCTTGCTCGATAGAGATGTTAGATCCAGAATAGCTATCGAGGGGAGTATTTTCTGATGGCGAAAGCGCGTCCAAAATATTCCCGTACGGCTGCAAGTAACCAACTATGAAGTTGGGATCAAGTCCAGCGGCAGACAAGTTAATTCCAGTCCCGATTGACGAGATGTAAGAATCTGGAGGAACTCCGCTTGAGTCACTAGCAAAGTCAGAATGAACAAAAAGAGGAAATCCACCCTCAATAAAACCGCTCTCGTAAAAAGCATATAGTGATTCGTTGCTGGTATTAGAGGTTCCGACAGGCAAAGATATCGGCTTAGCGTTCGTGTCTGCGGTAACAACCAGGATAGCTCCGCTATCGGTTTTTGTAAGTGTATTAAGTACAAGAATCTCGTCATCAAAAACTGAGAACTTACAGTTGGTTGATTGAAGATTTAGCTCATCAGCTATCTCACTTAAGCTCTTAGTGCCAGCTCCAACTTTAAATTTTTGAGGAACTTTTTTGCTTCTTAAAACTACAAAACCGTCTTGAAAAACAATAGGACCTTCGACAACAGCGGCGGCATATTCGGCGGAGGCTACTTTTATATCCAAGTTAAGGGCCGATACTGCATGTACTCTGCCTTCAAGTCGGTTGGCTGCACTAAGCTCTTGACTCCACACGATAACGTAGTCGCCAACTTGTACGTTGGAGAAGGCGCTAGGAGAAGTTGAGCTGTATCTTACGATATTTGCAGAAGGTTTTGTGACGTTGATGATGGTATTAGCTACGACCGCAGTCGATACCAAAGAAGCCAACTCGTCGTCGACCATTAGCCAAAAATAGGCGTCTGAGGAGAGGGTGACCGTTCCTCCTAAGATCCGAGAGGATTGAATCCTAGCTTCAGTATCTTGAGTACCTGCAGTAAGGCTGTCTCCGGCAGATAGCGGCGTGTTTAGTCTGACTTGCGCCGTATTTCTAGAAAGTTGATAGTCTGCAGCCTTACCAGAAGACGTCAAGCCTTCGGCTGTGCTGAACATACCCTTGGTAACTAAAGTGGAGGATGCATCAATTGACACCTTAGCGCGATTAGATTGGCCAAGATTCGAGGTGATCGTGATTCTCTCGCCAACGATTGCTGCCGTAACTCCTGTCAGCTTATTGTTGAGTACTGCAACCCAGCTTTCAAGACTGTTTCCAGCAGAAACCGTAGTGTAAGTTCCTTGAGCGATAAAATCTGCGTCTAAGATAGAATAAGTAATTGAGGCCGTTCCATCAACAGAAAGAATGAGGGTGTCTCCAGAAGCGATCGATGCTGACCAATCAACTTGCTTTGCGGAGCTTATAGTTGCTTTTGCTCCATCCTTACTTAGAGGTACCTTATTCTTAAACAGACGAGCAGTTTCGACCTTGTTTGAAGGAAGACCGATCAAGGTAGCAACGTTTCTTCCAGAGGTGACTTCTTGCGCCTGAATTGCTTCGTTTGATTCTACCTTACCAAAGAGGATAATCTGAGTTCCACCGTTTACCGTAGCAGCGCTAAAACCTAGTGCGGTATTTGCATTGATAGATGCAACGATCTCATACCCGGTAGCGCCACCTGGGCTTACGAAGTCTGAATCAGAAAAGGTGTGCTCGGTTACGGTGCCGCCGATAGAGATAGAAAGCTTGTCGGTACCGGCAACGTCAAACGGGGCCTTCAGGTTACTAACGATAAAAGCTTTTGCGATGCTTGTCTGTCTTCCACCCGTTTTAAGTTGGAAATGATCTTCACCGCCGATGGCTGCATCGACTAAAACTTCGATCCCAACGCCATTAGTTTTTGACTCGTACCCGGTTCCGTCATCCACGAACAGGGTTGTCAGCCCATCAGAACTAGTTAAGATCTCTGAACTTACGATTGTGGCATTTTCATCAGAAGGAGTTGCTCCGATAACGGAGTTTTTAACCGCAAGAACCGTACCAAGTCCTTTTGATAGTCTTGCTCTTTTGATTCGAATCTGAAGTTCTTCATCTGTTTCAACGTCGCGCCCAGTCTTAAAGGGGAGTGCGTTTGTTACGGAAGCGCCAGAAAAAGGGTCTGCGCTAAATTCTCGGATAGCACCGATAGGGACGTTCCCACCCGTACCTGGCTCTTGAGCCGATACTTGGACGCCATCAACCGTCGTTTCCCCGTCAAGAATAACCGCTGGCTTAGTGACAGAGAAGTTGATATCTGGACTAGAGCCGGACGCGGGGGCGCGTACTACGGTTCCTGCCTGGATGTTTCGAACACCACCTTGAGCCAAGATAACGGATTCGTTTATGTTATGAAACTTTGTAGTAGGGCTGGTAAGGACGATGGCCCAATAACCGCCGATAGGGGTCTTGGCTGAGTAAGCTATAGGTCCTTCAACGTTAGGGCTTCCTCTGCCGATATAAACACTGCCAACTGCAGGAAAATCTGTCGCATCAGACACCAGGATGGTGTTTGATCCGATGTTAGGGGGATTTGCTCCGGCGTAGATCTTAGTTGAGATCTTTGAAAAGGACGTGTCGGTAACCGTAACCTGTCCAGAGGCAACCCGAGCTGGGAGTTCTTGTAAACCTTCGTCCTTAGCGATCTTTCTAAGAGCATCACCCTTAGCTCGATCAACCGAAAGGTCCCTAAGTAGCTGGAACACATCCCCGCTTGTACGTGCGATCTCAAGGGCTACGGCCTCATAGAATGCGGTAACAGCCGACCCGGTGTTCAGGTCGTTAATGCCCGTTTTTGCGATATAGGCTCTCAGCATGTCGCCAAGAAACTGTTCGTATGACTTTGGTTGCGGAGTTGCCATCTTTTTACCTGCTCTTCTTTAAAGATTCGGTTCTGCCTACTTTGCCATATCCTACTAAAAACATCAGTCTTTACCTATCCGTTTAGTACGAAGTTGATCGGAAAGACGCCGCTTCCATCAGCCAACGTAACCGATAAGGATATGGAGTACTTAGGTCCAACCCTATCGATATTTAAGCTTATGATATCACCGTACCTTGGATCATTTTGAATAGACTTGATTATCTGACGAATCACATCAGAATCTCTAAGATCGGCAGTGGATATGCCTGGGGTTAACCCGGCACCATATCCAGGGTGGGTTAGCAACCTGTTTGGTGGGGTTGAAAACTTCATCTTAAGTGCCTGGATAAGATTTGAGATACCAAAGGCTAACCTAAAATCCCCGTAAGCGTCCGTAGCAATGTCGCCGGATTCGGTCAAAAGCCAGTCAATCTTTGATAACCCTACAAGGGGGTCACCCTTGGTTGCGGGGACGGGTCTGCTTAAAAACGTCTCGGTCACATCTTGTTCAGAAGGGATGTAGATCTGATCCTGACTGTTAACCGTACCTGGCAAGTAAGCCCTCATCTTGGCCTTATCATTGGTCGTGAAGACATCGAGGTTGTCAAGGCCATCGGCGGTGATAAGAAAGTTGGTCGGACTGATCTGCTCAATGTTGATGATTCTTCGAGTAGTCTGAGGTTGGGTTAGACTTGATAGAACGATCTTTTGTCCAACATAAAGGTTTTGATTAGTTTCTACGTTAAACTGTCTTCCGTCTGCATTTGAAAGTAAGTTGTAAAAGAAACCATCTTCGTCAATGTACGGGCTTCTCATGGCGTTAAGAGTTGCTATCTCGATCCATCTCTCAGGATTGCCAAGAAACCTTGCGGCCATTTGTTCCATGTTTAACCCAAACGGAACTGGAACTCGTATCTTAGATAAGCTGTTTTCAAAGGGTATGTTAGAATCTGAAGCCAAGCTTCCTACATACTCAAAAGCGCTGTCGTTCTTACCCTGATCAAGCTCGTTGGTTGACGTTATAGAATCTAGCGCTTGTATAGAATCGTAGATGCTTTTTAGAATACTAAACTCATCAATCGTCATCTGTTGAATTCTTTTGTACGGAGTCGGAGTATCGTAGATGTCAGAGTAATCCTGACTTCCTGCACCAAAAGCGTTGGATATTTGAAGAGCAAGCTCTAAAAGTTGAGTTCGCTTAGTTATAAGATCGTCCACCGTAGTGTTTCGTATCGTCTCAAGATCACTGTCTATTCTTTCTTGTTGAGCAAAGTTGAAGTTTACGTCTGTAACGCTTAAAAGATTAAACAGGTCAAAGTTTTGTTCTGGGTTATTAAAGATATCGATAGACGGATCAGTATCGAGAGCTGTCTTAGCAGAAAGGCCCACTTGGCCGGAGGTTACCGCTGCGTCGGAGATACCTTCTCTTGAAGAAAAGGTTGATTTTACCGTAGCAAGGCTGCTTTTTAAGGATTTTGAAGTTCCCGTATTAAGCTGAATAGAGGCATCATCAAGATTGTTCATCGAATCTTTTAAAGACGATTTTGCATCTTGAATTATCTGTCTTGGCAGATCAATAACTGCTGCCGGTAGTCCTGCAGCATCTTTTGCAAATAATGAGATCTCTCTAAGGATGTTGAAAGGAGTTTGAAAATCTGACCTAACAGCCTTGATCAGGTTATAGGAAGCGCCGATAGTTCTTCGAGCTTCTTCAACAGCAGTTATTACTTTTCTAAGAAGGTCTGGGGTAAGCGTGAGGTCGTCAAAGGTAGCAGGAGCAACCTTTTCAGCTAAGTCAATCCGTCGCCAAGCTTTTAGCTGAAAGTTAAACTTGGTTTCGTTTGGAGAGTCGGCAGACTTGCTGTACGTAAACTGAACAGGAGTGACAATGAAAGACTGGTTCTCTTTTGGGATATCAAGAACAAGTCTCCAATCTTTTGCAAAAGGTTGTTTCTTAAACTCAGAGTATTGCTCCAAAAACTGATCCAGAAGAAGCATCTGGTAATACCCTGTTGACTCGAGGTCTGATCCTTCTGGGTTTTTTTCTGTTGGCTTGGGAGCTGGGTGATTCGATGTGATGGATCTGATGGTCCTATCGATCTGATTAGTTACCCCCTGAAACGCTTCGATGGTTCCAGAAAAAAGGGTCGTGAGGATCGAGGGATTTTCGGGTTTACCGTTTAGGCTTTTTCTGTTAGCCCAAACACCAAGGCTCCCAGAGCAGTTGATCATCTTAAACTTGATACCGCCGTGCTCTTCAACTATTCCGCGCTGAGTAGCAGTTGTAACGGCTGTGAATGGAGTAGAGACGGAATATTGCTGAGGTGTTATTGGAAGCCTAAACTCCCAGGCGCTAGCCATAGGCTCAAAGCTTATCCTGTAAGAGTCTGGGCTTATCTTTTGATACTTTTCTTTTAAAGACTGACCAAAACCAGCGCCTACGATCTTTTTTAGTTCGGCGTCCCACACAACGAGCCGGTAAGGGTAAAGTTGGTTCCAACGATCGCCGTCGATCTGGACGGATGGGAACATACCCTCTTTTGAGGCCTTAAACTCTGTCCATGGTCCAGGGGAAGCCGAGCCGCTACCGGCCTGAATTTCTTGGGTAAGCTGCTTAAGGCCATCGGATATGGACCTGCCTACGTCTTCAATCTGTTTGCCTAGCCCGAAGGGGTCCGATGAATTAAATGCCATATAACTCCGTGATATCCTACCTTCAAGATTGTGCTGGTGTCAAAATGAAAGAAGCAAGCCAACTAATGATCATAATATCAGTGTTTTCTTTCCTAGCTGGCCTCCTTGTGGGTCATATCCTAGGATTTAGGAAAAAGCCTTTAAGGGAAACCTAAAGGGTAGACATAACCTGAAACTGGTAAGAAAATGACTAAGTATAAGATCTTATTGAGTTTTATCCTTTTTGTATCGGCAGTATCTTCCTGTGTTACTTCAAATTTTAACAAAACATCTAAGAAATTCAATAACATAGATAAGGATATCCATTTTTATCTGTTAGATTACAAGAAAAGGGTCGAAGAACATTTTGACAAAAAGTACCCAAACCTATTTGAGGGGTTGACCGCCGGGAAATCGGAGATTGGCAAAGAAGGCAGCATCGTGGGTTTGTGCTCAAAACTAGAGGATAGCGGTACTGAGATAGAGGTAGACACCCTATATTGGGAACACTCTAGCGACTTGGTCAGAGAAATTCTGGTTTTTCACGAAGCAGGTCACTGCATATGTAACAGGGACCATACTTACGACAAGGGCACCTACCCAGAATCCAAAGAAGGCCTAGAGATGCCCAATTCAAAATGGGGTGCTAAGGATCTTTTAGAAAACGGCTACTTTGAAGACAAATGCCCAAGATCTATCATGCACTCAAGGATGCCAAGCGAGTACTGCATCAAGAAGTATCTGGACCATTACCTGCAAGAGATGCTAGACGGCTGCGAACTTAGTCTTGAGTGAAGTGTATCAAAACAAAACCTAATACGATTCCAGCTAACGCCGAAACTACGGTCATAGCAAGAACTATCTTCATAGATTGAACAAAAAGGTCAACTAAATTCATGTGAGATCCTTATAAACTCGCCCAAACGAGCTGTCTTTGTAGTTTGCTGGTATGGGTTGGCCAAAGACTATCCTATTCCCAGAAACAGATTCGATGGTCCTAGTAAGCTCAGGTTGACCGTCAGCTATAACGTAAACGTTGTCCCCAGCAGATAGTCCGGTCGTGCTTTTCACGCTAAGAAACTTGGTTCCTGTCGCGGGTGCTGAGAACGCAGAGCATCTTAGGATAAGTTCGTAGGTTGCTTTTGCGGCGTTGATGTTTGAAATTTGATCATCCTGAGCATTGTTCGCACGCTCATAACCCTTTAAGGTTATAAGAGATCCGCCCAACAGGTTCAGCCTAAGCTGGATAAAAGAGAACCTCTCAAAATATAGACCGGAACCAGTTACGTCCCCAGAAGAAAGGTTTTGGGTTATGGAACCAAGATATCCAGATAGCTGCCCTGATCTTGTGGTAGCAAACGTACCCCTGTTCGAAAGAGCGGTTAGCAGTGCGTTTATGTTGGCCGTACTTAACTTGGTAGGAGCTAAGAGGGTAGGATTGTATCCAAAAAAGCCTGAGCAGGTTGTCTGTCCATGGGCTGTGTTAAAGTTTGGAAGTGCGAGCCATGCGTCGATGGCGGGTATCGTGACGTTGTTTATATTGTTTAGGGCCGCCAAGCTCTCGGTCTTTCTGGTATTGTCAGAGTCTGATGTGTAGATCGTAGCCGCCTCCGATACCAAGAAAGCTCTGATGTCATTTACCTTGGATATAAGATTGGTAAGCGCTGTTTGAACAGCCGGATATGTTGCGATGGTGTCGACTCCAGGAGTCCAAACTCCTCCGTTCATCACGCACGTAGGTTGAGTAACGTACATTGGAATAGAGCATGTTCCACCTGGAGTTGTACAGGTTTGCCCGGTAACCTGCTCGATCAAAGCATATGTGGACTGTATAGTTGTAACGTCCGCTGTGGCAAGTGCGATGACATCACTTTCTTTCGTAACAGTTGCACCGTAAGCTTCGTTGTAAAATTTGCCAACCGCTAAGTTTCTTGCGTAAGGCTTAGTTTTTGTCCATACCGATGGCGCGGTGCTTGGCGGAGGATTTTGTGGATTATTAGGATAAAGGTTGTTTCCAAGAACGAAGTTTGCGGCGTCCTGCTGATCTTGTTCCGTAAGAGTTGATCTTGTAATACCGTCAAGCTTTATAAGCTCACCCTGGTATGCGTTTACCAGAACTGTCTTGGAGTCGACCAGGTTCTTATGGCCGTCGTCAAGCTTCTGAGCCTTCTCTTTTTCGGTAAGGATAGTCTCCTTAGACTTGTTGATAGCGGCGATTAAGAAGGGCGCTTCAACTATCTTCTTTGAAAATGCTATCCTGTCATCTTGATTTAACGGCATACTATCCTCAATGTATCCTAAGCTGAAGTATTTGTACACTCATAAAAGCAGTGGAGGCTTCTATCTTTTGCCTTAAGCTCTTGGCTGAGTTCATCATCGCAACAGCCTGGTTAAGCGCCATCACGTAACACTTTTCCGCTTGAGACTTGTTAAAGGTAATCTGATTTTTTAAAACCACCGCGTCTCCTAAAAAAGTAACATAAAACAAGGAAGATTCCATGGCCATCAAAGCGTCCATCTCAGCCTTGTTAGAAATGCGAAGTCCTCTTCTCTTTGTCATGGCATCAGATATCTTACGCTTGCCAAGGTGATGACGTCATAAAGGATGTGACAAATCATCACTGTTCCTAAACCGTGTTTTCTTCCGTACTTGTATGAGACAAATGGTACATAGGCCAATGTAATCAAGGACCACGGAAAACCGTACGCTATGTGGCCAGAAGCGAACGCCATTGAGCTTAGCGCTATCATCATGCCCTTAGTAACTTTTGATGCGCCCATCTTCTCCGCTATAAGTATGGGTAGAGTAAAAAAGACATCCTCCCAAAAAACCCCTAAGGTGAACAAGAGGTTGATCGTATTCATGGGGGAGTTTGGGTCTGGATCTTTATAATGTGCTCCAGAAAGGTAGGCGACTCCTACCCTAATAAGAGTCACCCAGGCCATGAACCTTACAAACTCAAAGACCTTGCTCTTGGTAATCTTACAGATCCCAGGAAACTCGAGAGATGAAACTAAGATAAAAACTGCGGCCAAGGCCCACAAGATCGGGAACATCATATTATAGTCACTTTCGTTGAAAACGGACCTATCGCGGTGCTGATTACTGGTATGCCGAGATTTCCGACACCTAGGAACTGCGTGTTTAGGGTTAGTGCTGGAGTACCCCCAGCAGACCCAAGGCTAACAAAACCGTCAAGTACGATCGTGCTAGCCTTAACTTTTGCTAAGCTCTGAGCCTCGATGCTGAACATCTGAGCCTTTAGGTTTGCCTCACCCTGCGACATTAGGTCAAGGCTTTGCATCTCTAGGTTTGCAGAACCCGATGCTTTTAGAGCCATCTTAACACATTCGATGCTTGCGTCAGACTTTGCTTTTAAGGAAAACTTATCTTCGGTGTTTAAAGAGATCTCTTTTTTGGCGGTTACGGTTGTAGAATCTTCCGTGGTAAGAGAATATTTTCCAGCCTTCTCCATGCGCTGGGTAACGCCCTTATTCTTAACCTGAAAACTTCCGTCTTTCTCAATGTCTACCGTAGTGTTGCCTTGAGACGAATCCTTTGGTGTTCCGTCATTATTGGTTGCGCCCTTAAAGGTAAGGTTGCAAGAGCCATCTTCTCCAACCGTAATTGCTACACCGTTGTACTCACCAGCAAGAATCTCTTCCTTGCCTACTAACTTAGTCTTTCTCTCTGGATGCTTTAGTCCACCAACTATCAACGCCTTTTCTCCGGCTCCGTCTAGGCACATCAAAAGCACGATAGCGCCATCTTGGCCTACGAAATCCATTCCTCTGGTCTTCTTGTCGGCTTTTTTCTGCTTCCTAAACTTCTTTTCAAAGAAGTCTGCGATGGCACCCAAGCCGTCTGCTGAAAGACAATTCTTGTACAAGATGGGTGTGGAACCCATGTTAGCATCCTGCTCGATAACCATCACGTCGTATTCGATTGCAAGCTTTGATACGTTTGACTTGTCTTCTATCTCGTACCGCTTAACCACGATGCCAGCCCTGATCGCGTGGTTTTGATACGTCTTATTGAAAGCCGTAACTCGACTTGAGGAGGTTGTTCCTAGTAAGCCTGATGGCAATACTGTGCCGTTCCTTAGCTTCATTTTGCAACCTTCTTAGATCTTTTCTTAAGCTTACCCTGTTTCTTCGGCTTACCAAAAGACTTGGGTGGCAGATCAAAACTTTTGTTTTTTGAAGCAGCGTCCATATCAAAGAAAGGATCTGGGTATACGGTCTCAGAGTCTACAATTCCCGGTAGCATACCGTCGCCGTTATTGTAATCTTCTCGCGACTCAATCTCCATCTTACTATTTACCATCTGAGAATAAACTTTTTTCTCAGTATTAGAAAACTTACTGATGCCATGAGAAAGTTCTAGGGTAGTGCGGAAAGTCTTTTGACCACCTGGAGCTAAGGTGGCTGAGTGAGAAACTGATTCGATGTGATACACGGTATCCCCCAACTCTAGGTTATCACCTGGAGATATGGGGTCAACGATGCCTACCGTGGTTATCGTGCCGTTTAACTTAAGATGGCCACCAATAAGAGCATCCCCAAGAAGATTTTTCCATTCTAGGGCTCGGGTATATTGTTTATTGCTAGTTTGCGATTGAAGTGCTGGGAGATCAAAGTTGGAAGTAATGACGTACGGTCTTAGTCCACTTCTTTTAATATCTTTATTGTCAGAAACGTAATTGCCTTTTGCTATCGGGTACGCGATGCTAAGGTCCGGTCTAGCAGAACCTGTCATCATACCAAAAACTTGCACAAAGTTTATCCTTGCGGCCTCATCCCTTCCAATGTTCACGTCATAGATAAGGCCTGGATCAATCCTCCAGCGTGGTAGGTTAAGAAACTTTGTTCCTACACCCTTATACTTCTCGCTAGAAAACGGCATCTGTCTCATGGTAAAGGTGGGCATCACAAGACCATTAGGGGCTGGTCGATAAGAAACGTACATCTCATTTATCGGTGAATTTAAGTACTGTTCCATTACGCTCCAAACAGGGACTTGATTCCAGTAGTCAGGTTTTACGAAAGCTCTTCCTTGACATGTCTGTTTGGTGTAAAAAAACCTTCCATCTTTAGGTACAGGGTTTAGGTTTGAAGGAAGTAGGCTAAGTTCTGGTGTATTGGTATTACCCGAAGAATACTGTTGTATCCCCATAAGGTAGATATAGAGATCTTTTGCCGCCTTAGCCTTATCTTGACCTAACAAAGAGCCGACGCCTTGGGGAACATAAAATTGAGTGTTTGAAGTGAAGTCCGCGTTTGCCCCAGACTGCCTTACCGTCCTATTAATCCCTGCTGCTAGTTGACCTTCTCCCAAAAAAGATTTAATGAAAAACCTGATGACCTCTTGCACCGTAGGGAGTCCGTTAGTTGAAAACAAACTATGCCAATACCTGCTTAAGTTGGTCAAGAAAAGAGCCTGATTGTTGTCAGATCCGGGTGGAATAAGGTGAGGATTAAAGTAAATCATGTTATTAAATTCAGTAAAGCCAAAGCCCTCTACTTGAAACATGACCTCTTTAGATCCAGAAGCTGGATTAACTGTAAGTATTCGTCTGACAGATTGAACCTTAAAATAGCCTTTAAAACCGTCTTTAAACTGGTTAATAGGTTTAGAAGCCTTTGCTCTCTCGTAAACATCGTCTATGTCTTTTTCCCAGTCCGCCATGTTAACGAACACGAAATCGCCGGGAGCTATGGATGTTAGGTAGTTGATATCCCCAGCCCTTAAGATGGCCGACATCGAGGGTGTGTGAGAAGATTTTGAAACGTTGACGGATACGGATACGCAGTCGTTGATAACAACAAGCGGGTCTGTTACAGCAAGGTCTCCACCAGCGGCCTGTGGGTTTGTGTGGTTATTAGGATCTCGGTTTGCCCAACGCACAAAGGTCAGCATCCAGGCGGGGCTTGTCTGGTGAGAATCTTCTGAGTTTTTTGCTACGTCATAAACGAAAGCTTGACTCATTTACTATTCCCTTCGAGGAGAACCCTGGTCTTGAACCAAGGGCTTCCCGTTCGAATCCTTACCGAGTTGATCTGCAAAACGAGACGATATGTTCGAGTTGAGCTTCTTAAGTTCTTCCACCATATCCCCCTGCTTACCAGCTTCTCCTAATTTTCGGATAGTTTCTAGTGACTTGTTGATCTCATCAGCAAACTTACCTACGGAGCTGGCCGCGCTATCGATTTGTGGTATGAAGTTTTTTTGAAGCGTGTTAACGGCAGCTTCGTTTGAGGCAGCAGATCCGATCACCGTATCTGCGGCTCTTCCGGTGGGTGCTCCTGCAGAACTTTGAACCTTTTCACTCATCTTCTTGATGGATGCTATGTCAAACTTTCCAGTATCCATCATCTCTTTGTAAACCGAATCTGCGGAGGCATTATCTAAACCAAAACCGGCCTTAAGTGCAAGTTTCACTCCAGCCTCTGCGTCTTCGCCTTCAGCTTGCTGCTCCTTAGTCAAAGGACCCATCTTGTTTGCTTCGTTAAATTTCTTAGATTTTTGAACAGACTCGTAAAGCTGAGGTAGCTGTCCGGCAAGCTTCATCTCTTTGTTAGGTGCTACGGCCTGAATAAACTCGTCAAAGCTATTAAAACCAGCCTGTCTAGTGAGAGAACTTTTCTCTGCTGGGCTTAGAGACATGATCTGGTTCATGTCCATATTTTGAATAGCCGACATAGACACTGGATTTAGCTTGCTTAGGTTCTTATTGCTAAGCATGCCACCCATTTCAAGAACTGATCCTATGCCAGATCCTTGTTTTTCGATGCCAGAAACAAATTGAGACGCCGACTGAGCAGCCTCAATACCCCTAGTCGTCTTGCTTGCTAAGAAGCTGGCCTCCCTGTTTGCTATCATGGCAGCGGTGGCCGGATCGTTTGCGCCTGTCCTATATATGGTCTCGCTTATGGCCTGTGTAAATTTCCTATTTTCTTCAGCAAACTCAGACTTGTCTAACCCTTCCTTCATACCAGCGGCTAATACGGATATCAAAGATTTTTCAGAAGCTGCGGCAGAGCCCATCGTGCCGCTTAATCGTCCGAGTACCTGATTTGCGTTTGTGAGGTTGTAATCCCTTTGCATCTGAAGAGATAGGCTCGCGTTTCCTAGCGCTCCTCTGGTAGATCCACCAGCGGCAAGAATTCCTTGCGAGGCCTCCCTACCCATGCTTCGAGTAAAGCCAGACCTAGTTATCTGGTCATTAAAATCAAACATCTGCTGATCGTTTATCCCGGTGCTTCTTTGGAAGTTAAGATTTTGCATCATGTTTTTTTGAAAATCTTCAAAAGCAAGCTTCTTGATGGGATCTAATTGTTTATTTGCTTCTTTGTTTCTTTTAAACGTATCAGATTCAAAAACGTCATACTTAGACTCTAGGGTATCTTTGTAGGGGCCTACACCCATATTTCCAAGGATGGTTTCCCTATTTTTGAAAAGAGAGGCTATTCCTCCAATTATTCCTCCAATTATCGCCCCCGGTCCAGCCCCAATGCCACCAAAAAAAGATCCTGCCGCACCGCCCGCAACCGCGCCTCCTCCAGCGCCCTGTAAAAATTGGGAAAAGATGCCTTCCTTATCGCTTTTTCGCTTAGCATCGACTGCCTTTTTTGCATCTTCCCTGGCTTTTTTGTTTTCTTTTGCATAGAATACGTCCTCATAACCATTTCCAGAAAAAATGTTTTGAAGGTTTTCGTTGTAGGTAGAAGCTGCCTGACCCCTATTTTGAGAAGCAACAGAAGGAGCCATTCCAATATCTAGGCCTATTTGAGAATGAATTGCAAGAGCAGATCCAGCCGCCCCCAAGACAGTCCCGGCAAGTGCTCCGGGTCCTAGGCCTCGCAGGTATTGCGAGCCCATCCGTCCGCCAGCGGTCATTGCTCCGCCAATACCTCCGTTTTGGTACGCCTGTCTTAAACGGCCCAATCCACCAATCCCCATTCCTTCCCGCTGATCCAGCGCGTTTGATATCGCTGAATCTTTTGCCTGCATTTGGGCGCGGTTCATGGAGGTCTGCTTTTCTAGCTGAGAAAGTTTTTGTTGCGTTTTAAAGTATTCTTCAGAATCTTTCGCAAGTTCTTTTTGAATCTTTTGGAGCTTCTTCATCTCCTCGACCTGAGAGTTAATGGTCTTAGCGAGTTTTTCCTGATCTCTGACCTGTTGCTTTATAAACTGGTCGGTATCTCGCCTAGCTTTTGCGTCGGCCTGATCTAGCTTGTTCCTATCAGAGGCGCTTGGTGCCTGACCAAGGCCCAACCGGCTCATTCGGTCTTGGTTTTGATAGGACGTGCGGGTTTGCTCAGAACCCTTATAGATATCCTTCAACTTCCGCTGTAGTTGATCTACTGTACGGTCGAACTCTTGTGTGTCTAATTTGGCAGAAAATCGAATTTCTTTTTTCATAATTAAAATCAACTACTTAAGTCTAAGTTGCGGTGTAACAACCAAGACTGTCCCTACCCCTATCCCTATCCCTTTAAAGATTCAGGGCAACTGCATATAACATAATATCACTTGACCAATACCGTTCGGATTGATATTCTGGTTTCAGGAGAAAAAGATGAGTACAAAACTTGAGCAATTACGTCAAGATATAGAACATCACAAGCGCCTTCTGGCTGCTACGGATCGTGCCGCTGAAGGTTCCAAAAATCACGAGTCTCTGATGATGATCTTCGTGGTTCAGGCGGAGCGCATCGAGGACGAGATCTCTAAGCTTGAGGCAGAACTTTCTAAGCTTAAAAAGTCAGAAAAAGCGTCTAAGTCATTGAAAGGAAAGAAGAATGAAAAAGCTTCTAAGAAACATACTAAGCGCCGCTAAAAGCTTAGGGATTGCTTATTCAGTCTTTTACTTCGGAACTTCTATACTGTTTACGAACGAGATCGCCATGTTCCTCGGTGTTCAGGCGATTATTACGGCGATATTGGCGGGCTTTTGCCTAACCTACTTGTACGAGGTCAAAAAATGAAAAACCTAGTTATGTATAAAACTTTTACCTATTGGCCGGATGGTTCCTGGAAAGAAGCTCCGAACGACGGATATGTATTCACATCCTACACGGACACGTACCAATGGGATGGACATCTAGAAGTTTGGGTAACGGGGTATGGGGGTAACATCATCGATTTCACCCCTCCTGGAATGCCTGGCAAGATGTACGACCTAGACGACATGCCCCCTGTAGAGATTACAAGCGCAAAAAGTGTGCCAGAATGTGACTGCGGGGCGCATAAGACGTCAAACCCCAACCGCCATGCTCATTGGTGCAAGATATCGGAGGCAATTTGATTACGGAAAAAGACATTGGTAGATGGGTAGTGGGAGTTAACTGGGACGGCACTAAGACGTACCCAGGAAAGGTTAGCTTCGTGTTTCACGACACGGTTGTGTTTGAGATTCACGATTTTGGATGTAAGCCGTATGAGGTTCATCGTACGGTGGATAACGTACAGTTCGCCACAAAACAAGATTTTGACAAGTTGATCTTAGATGCAAGCGCTGCTATGCTGGACATTGAGAACTTTATAGAAAAAGCTTATAGATTCCAAACGGAGGTATCGTGAAAAAGTTTTTACTTATTATTAGCTTGTTTTCTCTAGTGGCCTTTTCGCCAGCCAGGTCTCTTGGCGCGGAAGGTACGTTTTTAAAGTATTCTGTGAACGCTCACACCGAAGACGTGGCTGCTCAAAAGGGCTTATCTCTAGGTTACCAAGACGAGCTTGCGTTTCTTGAGAAGAAGTGGGAGATCGGATTCTGGTCTGACCATTCTGGACGAGATGGCGCTAAAAGCAGTGCTTTTGGATCTTACTCGATTGGTGTCGAGCCAACGGCTGGCGCTCTGTACGTCAACTTCTTTCAGGGTGTTGGCCTCATCAGCTCCCCAGATACGGTTCTAGGTGGACCTGCGCAATTCTTTGAGGACTTTGGTTTTGGGATCAGGGATCAAAAAACAAAAGTATCTATCGGATTTCAATACAAGCACATCTCGAGTGCCGGTATCTTTAAACCCAACCAGGGAAGAGATACCTTGGGACTTCAAATAATGATTCCCTGGTGATAAGGAGAAGGTATGTTAGATAAGATTAGAAGTTTGAATGAAAAGTACGGTAAGGTTTTGGTTATCGCTTGGTTCTTGGTCAGCATGACTGGCGTGTTAGCCTTGTTTGATAACCACATGACTATGGCCTCGGTACTCCTGCTGATCGGGGGTCTTTTGGGAGCACCTCATCGTCTTGTAACTCAAGGCGCAGGTTCTGCTGCAGGTATGGTGCTGATCTACTCGAGTGGAGTGGTCGGAATGGTTTTCGGTCTTTTTGTTCAGATCGTAGTAGCCCTTCTTGGCGTAGCGCTTACGTTTAAATTGCTTAAGGTCAAAGGAGAGTAGTATGAAATACTTACCACTTATCATGGTTCTGTTCTCTGGCTGTGCGTCATTAAGCGAGTATAACCGAGGATGTCAGGCTGGATTGAACGAACAGTCTAGAGCAGCGCTAGATTACAGAGATGTTGACTTAAACACGATCTCGAACAACTCAAAAGCCATTCAAAAGTTCTGCGATGAACTGGAGAGTCACGACCGAGCTGTTAGAGATCACGAAAGAACCTTTGGAGGTCGTCGATGAGCTATCAAAGAGAAGTTAGAGTTTGGTTGGTATATGAGCAACTAGGAAAGGGATCTTTTCGAATTGTTGCTGAGTTTAAGGACGAGGAGGAGGCTCGAAAAGAAGCCTCCAAGCTAAACGCAACCTCGTCTATGGGCAATAGTAGCTTTGGCGTTGTGGGCGACGAATGAAACGCTATAGCTTGGAGTGCAATTATTGTGGCTACCAGTGGGAGGAGAATTGGCTAAATGTCAATAACCCGCCCTCTTGCTCCAAGTGTAGCGATAAGAACTTGAAAATTAAGGACAATTCTAAAACTAAGATCGATTACTATGCTGGCCCCCCTCCGTTTGCAAAAGAAGAAGATCCGGGGTATCCTTGGAGTAGTGGAGGAGATTAGTATGTTTAACAGTTTTTTAATAGCTAGTTTTTGCGCAAGTATGAGTTGGATGCCATCTAACATGTGTTCTACCACTTCCGAGGCTACGTCGAAACAAGTGGGTTTGTACCAGAACATGGAGATGGTTGAGAACTACGCCAAGAACACTGCCCACAAGTATACGCCTGATGCGGTCGAAAAAACCGCCGGATACGGAGTTGCCGCATACAAGCTTTCTCGCGGAGAAGAAGCGAAAGTGGGCTTTAAAGTACCTGACTTTTGTGATAGACTAGAGTTGGGCAAATCAAGAGATAGTCAATCATTAATGCTAAGATGGAATTTTTAGGAGAATATATGCACGATAAATTTGTAAGTCAAAAAGAAGCGCTGGAAAAGATGATCTCTATAGGGAGAGGTCTGCTTGAATCAACGAGAAATCGTGAAGCTCAAGCCCTAGTTGAGCAGGCTCTGATGAGCTTAGGAGCTATTCGTGGCCATCTTGAGGGAGACTATATCCAGCACGAAGATCCTGTAATCATGATGCGAGTAAGCGGAACAAAAGTTCGAATCTAAGGAGATAACATGTTAAAAGTAAACAAGAACGTAGAGATTGCTTTGAAAACCCTGGAAGTTCTCAAAAACGAGACGGTTCCAGTAAAAAGTCAGGTAATCGCTGAGAAGATCGGCTCAACAACCAACTATGTGGAGCAAGTTGTGCGCAAGCTTCGAGTTGCAGGGATGACGAAATCTATTCGTGGTCCTGGAGGCGGCTATGTGGCAAACCGAGGTCAGTCTGTAACAGCACTGGCTGTCGCTCAGTTGTTTGGGTACAACACCAACACGACACTAATCGGAGTTACTGGAGACTTGTCTCAGCAACTTAATCGTGCTTTTGAAAGTACTAAGATCGACCTGTGAGTGATTGTAAGATCACCAAGGATCAAACTAGCGGCGCTTTACTTATAGAAAGATCCATAGCTTCTCACGAAAAACGCACGGTAAGACTGACTGTTATATTCAAGCCCGTGGGTTTTTTTATGAAGTTAAAGTGCTGGCTCGGTATTGAGTTTCCTGGACCAATACTTTCTGAGATCCAGATCGAATCCAACAGGCTTCGCACTTACGAGAAAAGAGTAATAGAGCGACGGCAGGTTAGGGAGGAGATCGTAGTAGTGTTAAACCCAGGAAGAGGTCTGCTTAGGTTTGTGATGAATCCAGAGGATTTTAACCGAAGGTGGAAGGTTAGTTTTAAGATAGATCCACTCTATAATTAAGGAACGTATGGCAAAGAACTTACTTGAAGACGTAGTAAAAACATCAAAAAAACGTGGCTATCTTGCGATCTCCATCACCGGGATGGAGAAGTGGAACCACCCAAAATGGGGTGAGGACAATAAGCAGATAGATACCGATGGCCCAAAAGAAGACGGGTCATACGACGTAGAAGGTCATGCGTGGACAGATGTCAACTTCCAAGTCGGTCTCGACTTGCTTGATAAGAAGGATCGAAAACACTGGATTTTAGATTTTAAGTCTTGGCTAGAAGATGTTAACGGCATCTGGAAAGACACGGTCAACATTAAAAAGAGATGGTTTAACTTAGATCTGTTTTTCAGCTTCGTTTTTCGTACGATCAGCACCTTGGGTTTAACAAAAACGTACTGGGGATCAACAGTGCAGTCTTTTGCTGTAGCAAAAAGCGACCTCGCTCGTGATATCGCTCACGACCAGCTTGATTCTGCCAGACCCGACAGGGATATGGACAAATGGTTAAAGAATATAAACGACAGAGACCCGGAATACGATGCTTGGCTTCATAAGCTTATTGACTTAGAGAAGAAGATCTATTCAGAGCTTAAAGATGATCAAGTTAAGGAGCACGTACTTAAGATATGCGATCCGATCAGCTCTCCCGGTCTTTACGTTTTGAGAGAAGATCCTAGCATCATCTACGTAGACACGGCAGAAGTTCCGTACGATATGAAGGACGGTTTCTCAAACAAGAAGATAGCGCAAATCCTGGAGGACTGGGCTCATTCATACCTTGATCTTCAGGTTCCAGTCATAGATATTGATGCTAAGGGGGCAAAAAGCAGAACCTGGAGAACAGTAATGGCCTCTATGGTTCATTTTAACGCAGAAAAAAGGGATGGAAAATATGGAAATTAAATTTAAGAAATTAGACAACAATGCTGTCCTACCCAGCTACGCAAAGTTAGGTGACGCCGGTCTAGATCTGACCGCAACATCAGCGTCTTCTACCGCAGATGCGGATAATGGTTTTTATTTCCTAGAATACGGCACAGGGTTGTCTGTAGATATCCCTGAAGGATACGTAGGACTACTCTTCCCAAGATCGTCTATCAGCAAAACGGGTCTTATCCTTGCGAACTCTGTGGGCGTGATCGATAGTGGCTATCGTGGAGAGATCAAGCTTCGTTTTAAGATCGACGGAAAAGCTTTTGATGAACTTGCAGATAAGATGGCAAGATACAATGTTGGGGACAAGATCGGCCAACTTATCATCATCCCTTATCCTACCGTTATTCCTGTTCTAAGTGAGGAATTGTCTACCTCAGAACGCGGAGAGGGTGGTTTTGGTTCAAGTGGAAAATGACAAAAACAAAGAAGGCCGTACTTGCGGCTATTGTCCTGATCCCTGGCGGAATACCCTTAGCACTAACCTACGTGGGGCTTAAGATACTGTACAATAAGATTAAGAAAGCTTATAGATGAGCCCCTTTTTCTTTTAGTTGACGTATATTTTTTTGTTCAAATCTCATATATTTGAGATAGTGATTACTTTTTCTTTGACTTACTGTTTGGGTATGGTATTCTGATCTTGTAAGGCAATAAAGCTTTTACGAAGGAGAAATCAAATGGCCCACGAAATTGAACAAATGCTGTACGTAGGAGAAACCCCCTGGCACAAGCTAGGTAAACGATTCGTAGAGGCCCCTAGCCTTGAAGACGCTATCGTTGCCGCTGGACTTGACTGGAAGGTTACGACCGAACCAGTCCTTAGCCAAGGCGGAGAGATCCTCCCCGCTCTTGCTACCCGTCGCTCAAGCGATTCTCGCATCTTGGGCGTTGTTGGTCCTTCATATAACCCTTTGCAGAATACGGAAGCTTTTGAGTTCTTCCGCCCCTTCATCGAAAGTGGCGAAGCTGCTATCGAGACGGCTGGAAGCCTTCGCCAAGGTCAGCGCGTGTTCGTACTCGCTAAGCTTAAGCTTGATCCGATGGAAGTAGTAAAGGGTGACGCGGTTCAAAAGTACGTCCTCTTGTCTAACAGTCACGACGGAACCCTTGCGGTTCGAGTGGGCTTCACCCCAATTAGAGTGGTCTGCGCAAACACGATGGCTCTTGCTCACGATTCGAAGGCAAGCAAGCTTATCCGAGTTCGTCATACCAAGAACGTTGTGTCGAACCTCGAAGAGATTCGTAACGTCATGAACCTTGCTAACGCAGAGTTTGAGTCTACCGCTGATCAATATCGCCTACTTGCCTCAAAAGAGATCAATCAGGCAGATCTTGAGAAGTACGTGAAGCTCGTCTTCAACTCCAACAAGAAGATCTTGGAAGCTGAAGGTAACGTAGCTAACATCAACAACAAGCGCATCATCAACGCTGTTCAGCCTCTGTTTGAAAAAGGACGAGGCAACGATCTCCCTGGTGTTAAGGGTACTATGTGGGCAGCTTACAACGCTGTAAGCGAGTACCTCCAGTACGAGAGGGGTGAAGATAATCAGGTTCGTCTTGATCAGATGTGGTTTGGGCAGAGCGCAACGCTTAACAAGCGAGCGCTCGATATAGGGGTCATGTTGGCAACAGCCGCTTGATCCTATCTCCTGGGGCCAGGGTTTGTGGTTATCCCTGGCCCCTTTCTTAAAGAAAGGTATTTTATGGAAAAAGATTTTGAGATCCCGACAACTGAACAGAAGGCCCTGGTAAGAAACTTGGCTAAAGAAGATGGTACGACGTTTGCGGTGGCGATGAGAGGGTTTGACGCTATGGAGAATTTTCTCCGTAACTTTAGACGCAGACTTCACTTAGAGCACGAGAACAGGGGAGATGGTATTGATCTTCAGCGTATCGATAGCGAGATAAACGAGATCCGAATGAGGATACTGAACTCCCGAAAGATCTTAGGAATATCGCTGATCACAGCAGTAAGGATCGCCTCTTTTGATGCTCCCAGCTCGAGACCCGCTTCAACTAAGCGCAAATGTAGGCACAAGAATTGTAAGAAACTTACCTTAGAAACAAGCTACTACTGGTGTGATAAGCACAACGAGCCGGTAGATTCTGAGGATACCTCTTACGGTTTTTACAGAAGAAACGGAAGAATCGCGTCGTCCTACTAGAAGAACGAATCTTGATCATATGAGTAACTTATATCAAGATTTCCTTAAGTATCGCGACAAGTTTGGTTTAAACGGTCTTTACACTAGGGATGGAAAAGGCGAGCCTACCCAAAACGGAGCGCTCTTTACCTTAGAGTACTTGATTTGTTTAGTCAATGATTCAGAAACCCCGGATAGCGTTAAGAAGGAAGAGATCGAAAGACTAAGGAAGGTCTACGAATCCCTAGAAACATTTCCTGGAGTAAGCTCTAGGGTTCCTGGTGGGGATGAGTTTGACTCGATGGACAACACCGGAGCGATCGCCACCTTCTCGGGGCTGTTTGATGGTGGGGCTTACTCTAGGAGATCCTACGAGCACGGAAATACTGTTCATGCCACTGGCCCAGATATGGGTCAGGCTTCTGAGAATAACGTTAAGTATTACGGGATCGCAAGATGGGCGTCAATCCTTTGGTGTTTGACCCCGATAAGCCTATGGCGGTTTATCCGTTCTGGTTTTAAGCCTAAGATGTTTTGGAACAACAATCACCCAGACCAGTTTTGCCTAGCTGGATGGCATGGAAGATCTCCTGGTCATATAGCCTATCTTCGTATGACGGCTGGCAGATGGATCGGCCCTATCGCCTTCTTAAGCATACTCGTAGGTCAATTTTTGGGATGTTTCAAGGATGTTGGCGATACTGATGCAAGGAAATTACCTTATTGCGATTGGCAATTTTTAAAGAACCGTAACATTTTGTGGAAACTATCTTACAAATTGTGGTGTTACATCCTGATGAAGCAATATCCTCGCGGAATGATTGATGTTTACTCGAGATATTACAACGATCCAAACCACCCCATCAGACAATACTCTCTGCCTTTTTCGCCATGAGTCTAGAAAAGAAAGCCTTAAAGAAAGCTGTATGGGGATCACTCGCCAAGTTCATAGGGGTTTTCATGGGAGCTGGCGCAGGAGCCATGCTCCATCAGATAGCTGGTGATAGGATTAAGAGCATAACGGTCGGATGTGTTTTGGCTGTTGTTAGTTGGTTTTTGATGCTTTACAGTGAGTATCAGAGAGAAAAAGAATAACTTTAGGTGCGTGGACACGATTCATATCGTTGAACCTATAGGGATGAGCAGGCGACTAGGACTTGTTAGCCAACATGTAACGATAGTGCTGTCGGGTGGCTCCGACGCGGCTTTCCCCCACGCACCTAATACTTTAAATATAGCGGGATAGTGGAGAAGTACCACGCGAGGCTCATAACCTCGAGACCCCAGTGCGATTCTGGGTCCCGCAACCAATTTTGTAGGCCGAGTTTATTGGTCATCTACTCACAAAGCCCGACGACCCTACGGGGGCCTACACAACTTTCCCCTTTTTAACCCTTCTCCCTCATGATATATTCATGTCATGGACTTCAAAAAAGGAGAAGGTATGTACAAGCCATCACAAAAAGATAAGATCACTGTTCGTCCAAGTAAGCGCGAGATCCCTAGTGCTCAGGAGCTTCGTGTTCCTGGGTATGGCCTACCTCGAGAGATGACAGACCAAGACGCCTCAAAGTTTCGTCAAAAGCTCCTCTCTTCAGGACAGATCAAGGTCGGTGAGCCCTACGACGGTTTCATGTCAAAAGAACAAACTAAGGCTCTTCGAGAAAAACTTATCTCGCAAGACATCCTTCGCCCAGGCGCTGGTTTGGCTAAGCTTAAGGCTTCACGCGATCGCCGTCCTCCACGTCCTTTTGCGCCTCGAAAGTTAGAGGATAGCTGATATGCAATTTGACGTCGACGCAGCGCTACAGGAGCTTGACAAGAAGTCTTATCAGGATATCCAAAAAGAGACCGCTATCAAGTGGGGGAGCAGAGCTATCGCAGCATACTTGATCTCCGAGAAGTCCGAAGAGCCTTCTGAGAGTCTTCATTGGCTTGAGATGGGTAATGAGTACGCCCACGAATCGATCGAGCACGCAGCCTTAGTGGAAGACTCTGGTGCGCTGGTCGGTGAGATCGGCTCAATCCTTTCTGAAAGTAAGCATGCGGCTATCGTATCTCTTATGGGAGAAGAAGATGATCAAGAAAATACAACACAGGTTAATGAAGATCTGGTTTCAGATTCAGCGGAAGCTGATGGCTCAGGAAACGATCCTTCCGACCAAGAGCGAAGCTAAGTACCTATTAAAGCACAGTCAATTTAAGCACACTTCTAGGGTGGGAAGGTCTTTACGTGGCGTGGCTGCTGGAGTATCCTTAGAGAGAATGGCAGAGGTTGCTCACGTAACTCGTGAGCGTATTCGTCAATGTGCGGCTAAAGGAGCAAGGCAGTCATGGTTAAGCTTGTTGCAGTAACAAAGGGAGTCGGAGATCTTGACGGAAAAGCTGCAGAAGAGCTTATCTCTTTTGTTGCTAGGGTCAGTAATCCATCAAACCAGAACAACTTTGAGACGGCACCAAAGCTTATCAGCTACCTGATCAAGAATAATCACTGGAGCCCTTTTGAGCACGCCTTCATGACCCTTGAGATCGAAACTAGTAGAGCTATCGCAGCTCAGATCCTCAGGCACAGAAGTTTTACTTTTCAAGAATTCAGTCAACGTTACGCCGAGGTCACGGAGTTCATGCTTCACGAGCCGAGACGTCAAGATGTTAAGAACAGGCAGAACAGTGTCGATGATCTCCCAGCAAAGGATGTCGACTGGTTCTTAAATGCGGCGATAGGCGTTAACACGACTGCTGAAGCCCTTTATCAAGAAGCTTTGCGACGAGGTATCGCAAAAGAATGTGCTAGGTTTCTTCTTCCTTTAGGAACTAAGACCAAGCTCTACATGACAGGCCCGGTAAGAAGCTGGGTTCACTACATAGATCTACGTTCAGCAAACGGAACACAGCTAGAACACAAGGAGATTGCCTTGGAGGCTCGTGAGATCTTTAAAAAAGAATTCCCATCTATTGCGGAGGCGCTTGGATGGAAGGGAGAAACAAATGAAAACAAGTAAAACCGTACCATTTCCGTCAGATTTTAAACAGAAGGGTTCGACTCCTGAGAAGATCGCCCAGTTTAACTTGGGCGACATGGGTAAGATGGTCGGAGGGTCTAAGTCGATTTATCGTTACGACAATCCTAGCAACCTCGTAGTTTTTAACGCTAACGTGTTTACGAAAGAGCACGGCAAGATCTGGTATGGTGACCTTGACGTGACTAAGGAGATTCAGTCGATCAAGGATCTGGCTAAGGATCTCGGCACCAGCGTATTTGTCTTGTACGAGTCAGAAGGAAGATTTGGCGCAGAAGATAGTCCAAACCTATCAAAGGCGGTGGTTGAGGTTCATAAAGACGGTAGAGTTCTACTGCGCGATTCTGAATACACGTTCGTAGCTGATGGAATCCCGAAGGTAAAGACCGACGAAGAGATCATTGCTAGCCGCCCTCCTCGTCAGCCTGAGATCTTGAACCAAGAAGACTACGAAGAGGTCTCTTTGCCTGATTTAAAATCCTTGAAGGTTAAGCGAGGACAATCCCCTCTCGTAGCTTTTTGGGACACGTTCATTGATCGTATCGGAAAAGATGCTACTCAAGAGCTTTTATACAACATGTACCTGACCAAGTCTTACTATGAAGAACTTGAAGGTATGGTTACTAAGTTTTGCAAGAAGAAGTTTCCAGGTCTCCATCCGGTGAAGGTCGAGCAGTCCGTCTCCATGCACATGTTTGACCTTGGCCCAAAGTCGTTTGATGACGACCAGCAATGGGAGAAGAAGAACACAGGATACGTAAAGAAGAGTTCTTGATGCTTACCGTACTTTCCATTATCATCAAGGTCTTATCCGTACTTGCTGCAACAGCCCTAGGCACATACTGGTGGATCAATAAACCCAACATGAAGTGAGCTATGAGAATCTTGGCCCATCTGAACAACAGGTACGGCGGAAAGGTCGCCAAAGAGATCACGTATTGGGGAAGCTTTGAGCAAGCTAAGATTGATCTGTATTACGTCGACTATGATGGGTCCTATTACGAGTGGGTTAGCTACGACACAGGTTATGGTGGATTTGATTACATTGCCAATTATGGCCAAGTCTCTGGACCGCCAGCCCCCCCGGTATAAACGTTCATAAGCTGTACGCGGACGGCGGATGGAATAGGCCCATATGCGAGTGTGGTGCAGATAAGCTGGGTCATCCTGGACACAGTCACTGGTGTAAGAAATTTCAAAGATAAAGCTTGACCTAAAGAGTACAACTAGGTATCCTGTTCTCAGGAGATAAGACCATGAACATTATCAAGCTAGAACCTAAGAAGACGGAAGCTAAGAAGCAACCTGAGACCATCGTTTACTACGTTGATTTTAAGGCTAAGGTGCTGATCAACAAGGTGGTACTCGATAACTCGAAGAAGAGCAAGAAGAAAGCGGCCTAATGTACCATTACTACGTGAAGATAAAAGCCTCGGATTACAAAGATTTTGTAAGCCGTGTAAAAGAACTTGCTAAAGAAAACGGCAAGGGGGCTTTGATGTTCATGAAAGCAGTTGGTAAGAATGCTGTCTTCAAGGACGAAGAAGGAAACAAGTTCTACTACGAATGGGAGAAGGCAGCAGATGTCGGCGAAGATCTTTCTAACGAGCGATAGTCATTTTTTTCACACTAACGTAATTCGGTATTGTGGTCGACCCTTTACCACGAATCTCGATAACTTCATTAAGGATTCGGCAAGTGTTGGTTACGAGGACGCCGAGAAGAAGGCTGCGGCTATTCAGAAAGACGTCGTAGAGATGAACGACGCCATGGTTCGTAACTGGAATGCGGTGGTTTCTCCAGAAGATATTGTTTATCACCTGGGTGACTTTGCGTTTGCAGCTCGAGCTGTAGAGTATTACACCCCGCTTTTGAACGGAAAGAAGATCCTAGTCCTTGGCAATCATGACTTTCCCCATCCTTCGCACAAGAAGGGTAAGAAGCCTGAGAACAGGGCGGTATGGGAAGAAAAGTATAAATCATGGGGATGGTCCGAGATCATGGTCAAAGGGCAACTAGAGGTACCAGGTATCGGTACGTTTAACCTGCATCACATCCCATACTCGAGCGCGTACACGATAGCTGACGAGGAAGATAGACAGTACAAGGTCAACAAGTACGCAGCGGTCGAAGATGGTCTGCCACTACTGTGCGGCCACGTACATGAGAAGTGGGGAGTTAGGAAGACTCCAAACGGTTCGATCATGATCAACGTAGGCGTTGACTCCCCTGGGATGCCCTGGACAAACCAGTACAGACCGGCTACCCTACAAGAGATAATAGAGGTTTACGATGCTTTTCAACGATCTTGAGTCACAACTTTTTAAGCTGAACTTCACCCTAGTAGGTGTTCCAGAATACACTGGGTCTAAGACCATCTATGCCTACTCAGACGAGCAGGGTTTGGAAGCTGTTCGAGTTACCTATGACCATTCTGATAAGACGGTCACTGCCTCAAGCGGAAAAAGAAGCTTCACCTCAACCCTTGACAGTGACCTTATCATCCAAAACGTGCTGGAACTCATCGAAGAAGTTGACAAGATTGATCCTCCAACGGAAGACGATCTCAAGGCTGCGAAGCTTATCAGAGAGGTTAAAACTCTTAGGCTGCGTCCACAAGATAGGCTTGCTGTTGTCATAAAAAATCACGAAGAACTTAACCTGACCGCTAAGACCCTAAACGATCTTAGGGAGACGATGCTTCGCTGGATCGGAGAGAAGAACTCCGGTCGGGTGATGATCCTCTTGGGGGATATAGAGCTTACGAAGATCTCGAGGGACGATGTCGAATCCAATTAACTCCGAACTTTCCGAATCAGTAGCTAGGCTGATCAAGGCTAATAAATACTTGACTGATACTATGCGATTTAAGAACATCGGGAAGATCAGGATTGGCATAGAAGCAGTTAAGACTTCGATGCAGTTGTTTCAAACAGCATCAAAAAACTCGCCAGAATCTCTCGGTGGGGCTATCGCGTCCGCCTATGGTGTTTCCTTACTGTGCGAGTCCGAAAGACTTTGTGAGGAAGCTGTTAAGATGCTAAGAGTTTCTTTTAAGATACTACCTGGAGGTAAAGATGCCATACATTAAAGAAAAGGATCGCTCAAACCTAAGCAACTTGACAGCGACGATCAAGGGCACTGACATCAAGACCGCTGGAGAGCTTAACTATCTTTTGACAGAGCTTTGCCTTTCATTCATAACAAGTCAGAACATTGACGGCGGATACTCAGCCCGTTACCAGAACTACAACGACATAGTTGGAGCTTTAGAGGGATGCAAGTTAGAGTTTTATCGTAGGGCTGTTGCCCCCTACGAGGACGATAAGATTCACGAGAACGGCGACGTTTATCCGGGAGGGTACGAAGATGAGGGAAATTAAGGTAACTATTGAGGTTGATGGAAAGATTTATAAGACAACGAGTAAGATGTCTGAAGAAATGGACAATATCAGATCTATTCAGGAACAGATCCGAATGGCTGCAAACGGTTTGGTGGACGTCATGCGGATGCAGGGAGTTTTTAATAACGGAGAGCTAGGAGCTAAAGATGAGTGACATCGACCCAAAATTAAAGAAATTGTTAGAGGATTTTAATAAGAAGATTGGCCTTCTTATCGACGAGACTGCAACCCAAGGCCTCGACGAGGAGTTGGACTTCTGTGCCCTTTTTGACAGCATGAGTCACCTCCTGCTTCAAAGAGCTGGTCAGATGGAGGCGGGCCATCTCGAGTCAGATAAAGATATGGTTAAGCCTGGAGAGAAGATCACGAAGGAAGAACTGGCAGGAGCTATCAGTACGATCCACTCCAATGCGCTTAAAAGTCTTTGCATTGGTATGGACACGGTCTTGAGCAGCGGTGGTCACTACACTATCGAAAAACTCACGACTGAAATTGTTGAGAAGATCAAGGAGCTGCGAAACGATCAGGATAAGTCGACCTCTAAACCTAAAAAGGGCAGCGGAAACGACGGCAGCAATAGCGGAAGGACCTTTCACTGATGCTAACATTTGCTTTTATCTTGATCTTTATAGTAGGTTTCGCTATGCTTGGAAACAAGATGGAGGCTGATGCTAGGAAGAAAAGACAGAAGATCCTAGAAGAGCTTCAGGATGAGGTTCACGGTAAGGAAAAGAACTGCCCACCTCACAAGTGGACGTACCATCCCACTACCGAGAGGTTGACTTGCACGGTATGTAATTACATCGCAGGAAGCAACCATGAGCCTAGGGGAAATGATTCTCCGTACTGATACGTAAATCAAACGAATAAGGAAGCAAAAAATGAACAATAACAAAGATTCAGCAAACGAGTTACTCAAAGCAGCAAAAGAACAACTGGCAGAGCACCCTTTTAAAACGATCTTTAAAGCAACCCTGGGTTTTTACGCGGCGCAGTTCGTCGCAACCCTTTTGGGACTTGCCGTAATCGGCACCGTCCTGGTTGTTGGTGCGTTGATCTTGAAGGTACTCTTGAGAGGTTAATATGTGCCTGATGTGTGTCGAGATTGCTAAAGAAAATATGAAACCTAAGGACTTCTGGAGAAACTACCGAGAGGTGCCAGAAGATCATATGGATGAGGTTATCGAGGCTGTCTCCAACACGTCCGTAGAATATCAGCTAGAGCTTGCTGACAATAGGAGTGAAGAGTGATCACTCTCCTAGCGTTGGCCGCCCTATCCTGTCCAGAGACTAAGATGCAGAACGTGTCCGGCTTCCCGTGGAATGAAGAGGACCGAAAGGTTCTTGCTCAGACCAAGAAGCGGTGCGGTGAGCTTTACGACGATTCTCCTTGTGTTAAGTTGTTCAGAAAATGGGGAGAGCGAGACTACTCTGTTATCTGTGGAGCGGAGAAGTAAAAGGAAACGATGAAGAAGCAGCGCAATAGCAAACCTGTAAGACGCACGAACTGGCAACAGGGCGAAGCTATTGTATTTGATCCTGCTTTCATTGATGACGCAGACCTGATTTCTGGACCCATCCAAAGAGGTGAGGTTGTTTACTTCCTATCCAACATCCCTAACGTTCCTGGTCATTGCATAGTTGCTCGGTACAATGGTAAGATAGTGGCCATGGTTCACCCTAGCGACTTCAGAGAGGCAAGAGAGGACGAGCTATGATCTACTCTGCTTTTTACCTATCAGACGAAGAAAGATTAGAAGAAGCGTTAAGCTATACGGGACTTGCCATTGACGAGCTTGAGAGCATCGTCGGAAGATTTCACAAGAATCATTGGAGATGGCCAGGTAAGCTCAAGGGAGAGCTTATGATGTTTATTGACGGAGAGGCCAGGATAAGGCATCATTTTAACAAGAAAGTACTTTGGAGATCGAAAGGTGAATAATGCGTTACCGTAAGAAACCTGTAATTATCGAGGCTGAGCTTTACGACGGAAGTGTTGAGTCATTCCTAAAGATCAGCAAGTGGATAGGTAACCTGATGTCTAGCATGACGTCAGAGGGTAAGATTGAGATTCCAACCCTTGAAGGGATCATCACCGCCAGTCCGGGTGACTACATAATCCAAGGTGTTAACGGTGAGTTTTATCCTTGCAAGCCTGATATCTTTGATAAAACTTACGAACGTGTAGTTTAAAAGAGAAGGAAAGAAGAAATGAGCAACGATAACGATTTACCATATACCGTAGACGAAAAGGCTTTGGCAAAACTTCAGGCTTGGCTTGACGAGAAGGGTGATGCCATCTTCAGGGCTACAAAGATTGCGAGACACCGAGAAGGTCAATCCTCCTGGATTCCAGTTGGTGACGTGTACGTGGGTGATGCTATATTTGCTGCTCATCCTTGGACGGGCGAGAAGTGCATGAGCTTCGGACGCGGATTTAAGAGTGATCGCATGTGGACTAGCGCTGCGATCAGCGCAGAACCTGGTGAAGATTCAGATACCTGGCTTCTTAGGACCTACAATAGCATCTACAAGATTGAGCTTTACAAGCGGAGGCCAGAATGAGCTATACTGAAATTCGATCTAGCTACGTAAAAGGTCGGAAGGATTACTCTTGTGAATGATGCGCTACCAAGATCGAGAAGGGTGAGAAACACCTATACAGAGCCTACCATTGGGAAGGCGACTTCAACACTGGCCGTATGCACCTAGAGTGCGAAAAGGCCATGGAAAAGAGTCCTTATGATCTCGTATCCGAAGGATGGATGCCAGGAGAACAGGGACGCGGAGAGGTGCTCAGATGACACCGTTTAAGTCCTGGAAGTACTACCGTCACAAGAACTGCTTAGACATCGACATCGCTATCATCGGTTCTGTGAAAGAAACTGACGAGGGTACCGAGGCAACTGTTTTATACTGGAACCGAAATTACAGCAACTTCCAAGGTGAGGCTGAGAAAGTTTTAATCACGAAAGATCAGTATCCAAACTGGTCTGAGCTTGAAGAGGACCCCGCGTGATCAAGATCGGCGGAATCATCTGTGATATCTGTCGCATCTTACTAGGCAATGGTGAGAGGGTTTGTATCGCCCGCACCACGAAGAAGGGTCGCATCATGCATTTCTGTTCGAAGGAATGCTACGCCAAGGATACCCCCCAAAAAAGGTCGTCAATAGGGTTAATTTAACCCCCATAAAATGTCCGCTTATAGGTAAACAACCTTGAACGCGTTCGTTGGCGTGTAGTACTCGTCCATGTGTGACGCGTTGACCAGTAATGTCTTGCCCAGCGTCATGACTCCACTTCCCTCGTGTATGTGACCAAATACGTGCATCTCAGGTTGAACCCGTAGAACCGCCTCTGCTAGGTGCTTACACCCTACGGACATGCCTGGAGCCGAGCCGTTCTCTGCTAGCTTGTCCAGGTAGCCCAGCGGTGGACCATGACTGACCAGGATCGAGGTATCAAGAGGTATAGCATCAGCCGCGAGCTTCCTCTGGCGATCATTTCCCATAAAAGCCCAGTTACCGAAGATCGGCGTCATCGGGTGACCGTATATGATAGCACCCATATGGAAGGTTGACTCATGGATCAGAAGCTCCATGTCGTTATCTGCAAACTCTCGTTTGGCTTGTGCTTGATTGGCCTCTACCCATCTGTCGTGGTTGCCGGGAACTACGACAATCTTGCCGAACTTGTGCTTGATCGTCTGGAGCCACTCGATGAGGTCTCGAGTCTCCTTGTACGTACCAGCACCTGACCAGTCCCCTGAGTGGATCAGTAGGTCGGCCTTAGGTAGATTCTTAACTTTTTGGCCATGGGTGTCTGAAAGTAGCAAAATTTTCATTGTAAAATCCTTGCAAACATATTATCATGTGGTAGAGGTGCCTATGATGCTTCTTTACAGTAACTTGATGAAGTTGGTCAAAGATTCGAACTCTTTCTACTACAAGGACGAGTTCATGCTTGGTCGAACGTTTCGAATATTCAACTACAGGTACTGCTCATACGCGGATTGGCTGAAGGACGGGGCTCTTGAGGCTCGCGGGATCATGTTTGAGATGGACGGCGGAGAGCCGGTCAGGATCGCATCTCGTCCTATGGAGAAGTTCTTCAACCTAAACGAGAATCCTATGACCCAGTGCATCGAGCCTAGCGATGTGGAGAGGGTTATGACCAAGCTGGACGGTAGCTTGATATCAACATACGTCGTAGATAATGTTTTGTTCACAAAGACGAAGGGAACTCTGTCGTCAGACCAGGCTCTTTGGGCTAGAAACTTAGCATATTCCATGGGTTACAAGTTCGTGTCCGAGCTTTTGGAGCTTGACAGGATGGAGTACACGGTAAACATGGAGTACGTTGCTCCTAACAACCGAATCGTTGTGAAATACCAGGAAGAGAAGTTGGTAGTGCTGAACGTAAGGCACAAGTACACTGGTAAGTACATGCCGATAAGTCAGATCAAGACGTTCCCTAAGGTTTGGGAGAACTTCGTCGAAGGATTCTGCACGAAAAAGTTTGATTTAGATACGGCATTTTATACTAAACAGCACATAGTACGGGAAATGGAGAACATCGAGGGGTTCATCTGGGTGCTGAAGAGCGGTCAGATGGTCAAGGTGAAGACCGACTGGTACGTGCAGAAGCACAAGGTAAAAGATGGCGCTTTGAATTTCCGTTACTGCCTTGAGGCCGTTCTTGAGGAGAAGGCAGACGACATGCGGGCTGCGCTTAGCGACGACCCAACAGCACTCGAGCTGCTGAGCAGGGTCGAGTCCGTGGTCACGAAGGAGCTTTCTTGGGCCTTAAAAGAGGTTGAGAAGTTTCACGCCGAGAACAAGCACGAGACGCGCAAGGATTACGCGATCAAGAGTCAGGGTTCGATGGGTAGACTGTTTCCTCTGACGATGGAAGCGTACGTGGGTAAGCCCTTGAGTCTTAAGGATTATGCGAACAAGCAATACGATCGATTTAAAGAAGAGTGTAACGCTAAAGATTTCGATGGTTTACGAGAAGCTTAAACATACTTGACCAAGTCGATGGATCAGGATATATTCAACGTGTAGGTATATCCCTACGTAAAACGAAGGAGAACGCATGAAAACGAGTATTTTTATCCTCGCAGGGGCTTTGGCTCTTACGGGTTGTGGTAAGGAAAAGGTAGTATACGAAACTGGCAGCGGTGGATCAGGTTTACCTGCGCCAACGATCAACATCGACATCAACAATAGTTCTGCTGGCGGTGCTGGTGGAGCAGGAGGTGCAGGGGGTTCTGGTGGAAGCATCAGCAACAGCGGCAACAGCACCAACGACAACTCTGCCTCTGGCGGTAGCTCGAACTCAACCTCGCAAGGTGGTTCAAGCACTGCTACTGGTGGAACTTCAACCTCACAGGGTGGAAGCGCTACGAACAGCAACAGCAACACGTCAACTTCTCAGGGCGGTAGTGCTCAGGGTGGTTCGGCTTCTAACAGCAACCAGATCTCGAGCGGTAACGCATCGGCAACTGGCGGAGCTGGCGGTAGCTCGACATCTTCGGCTGGTAACAGCACGTCAAGCTCCAACGCCAACAACAGCGGCACGGTGAGCAACAGCGGGACTGCGTCTAACTCTGCTAACAACTCGACGAACAACAGCTCGACGAACAGCAACAGCCAGGACCAGTCAAACAACCAGTCTCAGACTAATACGCAGACGAACACTCAGACGACCAACGTAAGTCAGTCGGTTGACGTGGACGTTGAGAACGAGCTTGAACTTGGTGCAGCGCTTCTTGCTGGCCGTGTGTACGATGCCCCAATCAGCAGCCGCGGTACGCCTAAATGTAAGGCTACCGAGCAGCTCAAGAAAGACAAGTACGACAACGCCTATTGCGTGAAGAAGCCTAAGGCTCCCACGGTTCAGGCTGGATTGTCTTGCAAGATGTACGACCTGATCGCTACTAAGCCTTCTAACGTACCTGATTTCAGCACGATGACTCCGGTGTATACCTTCGTCATGGACCAACTCGACGTTGGCGACACGAACTACGCTGGCGGCTTCCCTAAGATCAACGACAGCTCTGTTCGAACCAAGTACCTAGAGTGGTACGGACTTCGCTGCGTAGGTAAGCTTGCGGTTGCTAAGGCAGACACCTACACGTTCTACCTCACGGCTGACGATGGTGCGATCCTTAAGCTTGACGGAGCTGTGGCGCTTAATCATGACGGTTTGCATGCTCCTTCGACCAAGACCGCCACTGGCTTCTTGTCGCAAGGTAGTCATGCCTTCCAGATCGATTACTTCCAAGGTCCTCGCACACAGATCGCGTTACTCCTTGAATGGTCATCCTCAACGATCGCTAGAACGGTCGTTGGTAAGTCACTCTTGACACACTAAGAGTGCTGGGGGCGGTTTCCTTCGACCGCCCCCTTTTTTATTATCTTGACTAAATTAATCCATTTTGTTAACTTGGACATAAGGAGAACGCATATGAAAATGATCATCGCTTTAGTAGTAGGTTTGATGTCGGTAAACGCAATGGCAGACCAATGCCCTTGCCACAAGAAGCCGGTTGCTAAGAAGAAGCCAGCATCTTGTCAGGTTCGCACGGTAGTTAAGACCGTGGTAGTAGAGAAGCCAGTTGTTAAGGTCGTGGAGAAGGTCGTCGAGAAGAAGATCGCGGTCGTTCGTACCGTGGTCAAGCGCAAGATGAACCTGGTTCAGATCATGGGTGGTGTCGGTCCTAACGGCATCGACGCTCAGCGTAACGGAACAGCTATCGAAGCAGAACAAAAGTACGGAGCCGTGGGTGGTCTTGGCTACAGCCGACGCCTAGGCGAAGACTCTGACCTTCTGTTAGGCGTGCAAGGGCTTACCAACAAGACTGGTATGGTCTCCCTTGGCATCGAGTTCTAATTAATCGACCCCTAGTCGCGTGAGGGGAGCCGCTACGATAATGCGGCCAAATTTTAAGCTCTCAACATTTAGGCCACGAAGCTTTAAACATTTGAGATAGCTCTCAACAGATGGGCGACGACATACCGACGACATGTGTCACAAAAGACACATGTGTAACACAAGACGTAACACAATTTTATGTTACGTAAGATAATATTTGACATATTTAGTCGCCTTTGAGATACTGTATTCAAGAGGTAACGATATGAACAACTTACAAGTCATCAAAGCTCAACTCATCAAGTTCGCAAACCAAGACTTAGCCCTTGCTCGTAAGACTGGCGCAGTAGCAGTTACCCAGACAAAGCTTGGCAACATCGAGATCCAGTACGAGAATGGTGTTTACACAGCCTACGCTATGCTTAACGGCGACGTGTTAGCCCAAGGTAAGGCTCAAGTTGCTCGTGACCTCCTCGTGTCGATCTACGACGTGGTTGGGTCATAATATGAGAGTTATCATCCTGATAGCGATGATGATCCTGACAGGTTGCGGCAAGAGAGACTCAAAACCAGTCGCGGTCGTAGATGAGGTGCTCAGTCCGTACCTGAAGAGATTCGAGAATGATATCGGAGTTTATACTGCTGGAATCAACGCAGTGTTCGGAGATACTAAGGCTCCGATAGTTGGCCAGTGTACAACCTACAGCGACGGAAGACGTGACATCGAGATCGATAAGGAGTTCTGGGATCAGTCTGACGATCTAGCGCGTGAGGAGCTTATATACCACGAGCTTGGACATTGCGCCATGGGGTTGGGACATGATAACTCATCTCTCCCTGACGGATGCCCTAAGAGCATAATGAACGAGTATACGCTGGGTGCGTGTTACGGGACACACCATGGTGAATACATAGCGGATTTGCGATCAAGAAAATAGTTGACAGATTTAATCGAATTTGAGATGCTCTAATCATAGGAGATCGGCATATGAAAGTTCAATTTAAGTTTAAAACATTCTCAGGTAACTTCACCACGGTAGAGATGACGACTCAAGAAGCTCTCGCCGATCCTATGGTTGCTGAGATCACCGCTCACGTAATCAAGCTTTCTCAAGAGGGTGCAATTGGCGCTACGTTTGATCGTCCTTTCCTTGGAAAGGTTGAAGTGACCTTGGTGGAAGCAGCATAAACACCTGCGAGTTGACCTGATAACATTATTCTGGGATGATTGCGATATGACCGAGCCTAAGCATTGCGACGACTACATCAGGGACAAGAGCCAAGCAAAGGCGCTTCGCAAGTTCCTCTTGTATAAGCGCATCCCTGCTTACTGGCAGATTAGGCGATGGAGATGGGGAGTTCCGAAGCTCTATGCTACCTGGAACAACCTGAGAGTCAGGGTGACCATGGCCTCGAGGTTCGGAGATGTTGGTATCACTGAGGGCCTTGATAAAGATCACGGTTATGAGATGAGAGTTTTTCTGTCAAAACTTACTGATTTTTCAGAGGAGGTTAATACGTAAAATGAACGAAGATATGGACGGACCAAGAAAGATGGCGAGAGATACGATGGCGATGGGTCAAAGGATCGAGAAGCGCAGGCTTAGTGGCCTTGCTAGGCTTGAGTCTTTTCCCTTGTGGAAGCGCCTTATCCTGTATCCACGGTTTAACAAGATCCGAAAGATCCTAGCAAACAGAGCTATGCTTCGGTCTCACTTTGTGCTAATGTCAATTGGTATGATCAAAACGATCAAGAGAATCGAAAGAAAGAGGAAGAACAAATGAAACGCCTACGCAAGACACATGAAAAAATTGGATATCACCTGCTCGTTCAGGAGAGAACTCAGGATGGAAGCCGTGGTAAGTTTGGCCGACAAGGCCCACTGTTCTCTAATCATGAAGACGCCAAGCAGTATCACGCGAGGTCTTACAATAAGGACCAGGCTTTTCGTATCGTTGGTGTTCGCCTGAACATCATCCCCATCGAGGGGCCATCTCGTCGAAACGATTCACCTAAGGCTTAACAATTCACGTTTGAACTCGCCACGGCGGGCTAGTGGTCTGGAACCGTCTTATAAACGGTTTAGAGCAGGGTGCAATCCCCTGGTGGCGGACCAAATTAATTGTTGACTTGTTTGATAGGCTTTGAGATACTGTATCCGAGGAGATCGACATGTATACCAGTCATTCAAAGAAGTTTGGTAAAGAGTTCAAGGCCAAGGCGATCGCTGCGATCGAGAATCAGATTTCCCTTTTCAAGGCTATGCCTCAGTCAGAGTTTGCTGCTTACTTAAAGCGCGATGCCGGTACAGACTATGGTGTTGATCAGGTGATCGAGTATGGTCATCGCTGGAAAGATTCTGAGCACGTTTATCAAGCCTTCATCATGAAGCTTGACGATAGGCTTCGCCAAGAGCGTGGTCCGGGCATGATGTCCGATGGCGAAGCCAAGGCTCTTGAGCTTATGTTCTTACTCCCTACGACCGAGTACATGTTTGACATCATGGCTAAGGAAGCCATCGCATCTGCCGCAGGGACTGATCACTGGTACATGTTCGAGAAGCGGTGGGATTAATTATGGATTTAAGACAAGCTTGCAAGGAAATGGCAGTCACCCCAGTTTTTGGCGAGATCAGCGGAGAGGTGCTCTACCTGATGCGAGATCGGGTTCAAGAGTTTATTAACAAGATGGAAAAAAGGATCTCCAAACAGAAAAAGCTAGGTAAGAAGCAAAGCGGAGAGCTTACCGTGTTCAAAGGAGTTGATTTTTTCATCATAAACAGGCACTTTGTATCTCAAGGGTATCGGTTAAAGCTGCGCTGTTTTGAACGACATCTGTCTGGACAGGGCAGCGTTTACGTAAACGTGATTTGGGAGTAACATGAAAAAGTTCAAATGGACGGTTGAGATCGAGGTTGACGAGACTTGGGTTGCCGATGGCTACGAGGCTACGGCAGAGCGAGTCAAGGAGGCCATCCTCGAGCATTCCCTTGGGTACGCTTACGACCACGAGGTCAAGGTTACGTTGTTGAAGGCTCCGAAGGCGTCTGATGTCGAGAAAGCTCAGGGTTACAAGTGAAAAAATTGTGGCTAAGAAATAGAAGAAAAAATGAAACTAGTCTTAAAGTTCTTTATGAAACAAAAAAGTCTTGTTCAAAAGATTGTAAGATTATAGTTGTAAAAATATCAAAAGAAAGTCGGGCCATTGTTAGTGGAGTAAAACACTCTGCTAAATGCGAAGGAAAAACCTGACCTTAGCTACAGAAATGAGGATGTATGAAAGTTTATCTGGCATTTAAAGACAGCAATACCCTGATGGAGGGTTACTTCGAGCAGGTGGTCGGCGTGTTCGACTCCGAAGATAAGGCTTGGGCTTTCCTTGAGACAACATCTGACTTCAAGCACAGTAAACCAAGTAAGAACGGTAAGTACCGTGTCTATCACTTTGACGGGGAGCTTTCATACCATTGGCGTGTGATGGAGATTGAGCTTAACAAGCCGATCCACGAGGTGGAAGAGTGACTTGGTGGATTGTTTACGACTACGGCTACTTACTGGAGCCATATAAGGCCTACAGTACAAAACAAGAAGCTTACGACAACCTGATGAAGGCTAGGCGCTGTCGTCCTAACGCTAAGGTGAGAGTGGTTTGCACATGAGAGAGCTTGACGTTAAGTTCATAAATGATATCATCAAGGCAGTAGAAGAAGTTGAACAAACCGAGTTTCGGAGGCTGCGTGTCGCTAAGTGATTTGTCAGGTCTAGAAGTTTTCACGATGTTGCAAAGACAACTCGACTTTGCCGCAACTAAAGCTGAGACCAAGGCGGTCATGGACGGTTTGCTTTCCGTAAGGGATCGACTTAACGGGTTCCCGCTAAAGTTTGACCCAGTCTTGTTCAGCTCCAGGATCAACGAGCTTGATCTCGAGCTTCAGGATGAGATTAAAACCCGTAAGTTTAACTTATTGTCTTGGGTTTTAGGTAATGATGCTGGGCACGATAAGGGTGTAAGGTTGGGCCTTACCATCGCTCGTGACCTGGTCTTCACCCTAGAGGTTAAAGATGGCCTTCACGACAATGAAGGCAAAGCTTATAGAAATTACTTGAAAGAGGCAGCTTTATGAAAACATATTTCTTGATCGTAAACGAGGTTACGCAACCTATCCAGGTGATGTCTGATGGACTCTCCCTGGTTGGAGGCTACCTTGGGTCGTCGCACGAGATTGAGGCCGGTTCGCCAGAGGAGCTTCTCCAGAAGTTGGCTGATCACCTGAACCTTCGCGTAGTTGTGCTTGAACCTACCAACCCTTGTGGTGCCGTATGAACAGGCAAGTTTTAGAGATCGCAAACTTCTGCCAGAGCATCGGTTACGCCGCTGCCCTGCTCAGTCAGGCCATCGGTAACCTTCACAACATCGACAACAGCGACGAGACGATCAATTACTTGACCAATATGATCGACGAACTCGAGAAGATCGGCGCAGGCATGGGCGAAAGAGGCGAAGCCTTAATGACCAAGGAATCGGACAGGTGCGCTGGATGCCCAGGCACGGAAGGCGGTTGCTGCCGATGATCAAAGCAATCATAGAGATGCCAGCAGGAACACGCTACAAGTACGAGATCAGCAAGGTCAGCGGAAACATGGAGATTGACCGACCCCTTAACGTCTCCGTCCCCACCAACTACGGTTTCATCGTTGACACCTTAGCCAAGGATGGTGACGCCCTTGATGTGTTCATCATATCCAGCGAACCTATCCCACCATTGACGATGGTCAAGCTCGATATCATATGCGGATACTCATGCGAGGACAACGGGGTTTTGGACGAGAAGATCATCGCAAAGCTGCACGGCGATAGCCTATCGCAACTTGACGTACACTCGACAGAAGTTAACATAGTAAACTACCTTAGCGTATACAAGTATGGATTCAAGTTAGGTGAGCGTCTCACGAAGGAACAGGCGGAAGCCTTGGTTGAGGTTTACAAGATATGAGACAAATTTTAAAGGGAGATGTGCGATGAGAGCCTATGGATTTCCGGTAGAATGGTTGAAACTAGAAACAGGACAAACCCTGGTGTATGGTGAGGTTTGGAACGAGAAGGGTCAACAGCTAGGTCAGTGGACAAGCTCCGACATCGACTTTCTTAGGTCTGACCTGAAGAAGTGTGCAGCCAGATATGACTACAGGTTTGTTGACGCTATCCCAGGATTCTTGGTGGAAAAGGTTCGGGGCAAGTTTGGTAAAACATCATGAAGGTATTGGAGAGTCTATGATCTGCTCAAAGTGTAAAAACGATGGCGTACTTGTCGAGCTTATGTCGGTCAAGTACTACTACTGCCGAACCTGCAAGGACGAGATCAAGCTAGAAGCTGTCGAGACTCCGGTAGGTAACGAGGACCTAGTTGCAGAGTTCGAGCGCTTGGTTGCCGAGGGAGGTAAGGACGCGAACACATATCATCCACCCCATGGCGGTTACCCAGGTGGACCTCTCGACTTTGACCCTTCCTACTACGATTACGACTTTGACGACGAAGGAGATCTGCAATGAAGCTTCCAGCGCTATACCTTAAAACGTGGAAGAGAAACGAGATCGAGCCAGATATGCCAAAGTTTGGCCTGGATTGGTGGGTTGTGTCTGGTAAGTCTAAAGATCGCCGTGGTGTGGATTTGATTACGCCGTGGGGAAAAGTGGACTTGACTTACACAAGCAATGTAGTAAAGTATGAGAAGGATATTGAAAACGAATTTAGAGGATTGAGGATCTTGTGAGAAGCTTTCTCAAGCTGTTTGGAGAAAAAGTATGACCTCAACAATAGAAGCCTTAGACAGACTTATTAAAGCGCACCATACTCACGCATATAAGCTTGTAAAAGAAATTTCTTACAAGAAGTTTGAGCTGGAGCACAGCGATTGGGACTCTGACACGTTCTATGCAATCCGAGAGTTGTTCTTTCACCTAGCCACAGGTGACCAGAACTTTCAGGGGTTTTACAATAGCTTTGATGCTCCTGGCCACACCCAAGGTCGTCGTCCTATCGCATGGGGTCCTAGATTTCTTCCTGATCTCATGGATGACCAGTTCTGGAGTGACGCTCCGATCAAGGAACGAATGGCCGAGGTCGAGAGGCTGTATAAGCAGTGCATCAAGGTTCGTAAGGCTTTTGAAAAGAAGAAAAAGAATACCTGACCGGGTTTAAAAGAACTCAACAAGGAATTGGATTAATGGTTGCCATCAGGTACATCAAAAGGACAGACGGTACCAAGATGGGGTGGATCATTAAGGGGAATCCTGGTATGGTGTCAGTGATAATGGGCCGGATGAGTGATGAAGAGATGAAAGTGTTTGAAAGTTTTTTTGAGTTCTGATAGTATATGTATAAGTTTTCCAACCATAGGTCGGGTAGCTCTCGATACTAAGTTGGGATAGGAGCGGCAGCTCCCGAGGCACAGTTGGACTCGTAACAATAGACAACACTTGGTGGGAGGTACCTCACCTGGGCTAGGTAGAACCCATGATTTTACCGGACCTTTGGCTGGCGTGGTTCCTTAAATTATGCCGCCTTGTGTAGATACCGAGCAAGTGGAGGGTTGCGCCTCATCGGTTCAAAGTTTTAACTAAGGAGCCCTAAGTATGGTCATGAAGAGAATCTGCAAGTTACCTTCGATCCAGGAGTATGCCGACCGCTGGGGAGCGCCTACAGGCCAATACTACGTGAATGATGTTCAGGGCGAGATCGATGAGGAGATGTGGGGTGAGGTTAAGCTTTTTGAGGGGTACTATACTTCTCCTGAAACTGCGAAAGAGGTCGAGATGGTCAAGGAGATGGTCTCTACTGGCGTTATCAATAAAAAGAATTTTCCGATCATGGAACGCCTACTGTCTCGAGCTGGCGGCCAAATCTGGCAGATGAACCTGAGATATAAAGTTTTAGACGACGCGACCTCGGAATATGTTCGAACCTACGCAGTCTTCGGAGAGGTCACCCTTCGAGAGTGGACCGAGGAGCACGATAAGAAGGTTTTAGAGCTGCAGAAGAAAGTTGATAGGAAAAACAAAGGTTTATGACAATTTTTGAGTACCAATACCCAAAAAGATTCAAGCCCCTACCCGATGGGTGGGTGGTGCTATGCGACGGCTCTCACTGTTGGGGCTTTCATAAAGAAACAGACACTGAGTTAAATCTTCACTGGAATCAGTATACAGCAAGACGCTGGGTGTTTGCGGCGGCTAAAGAAATGGCAGCTAAAGGAAAAAAGCAGTAACCGTATGAAAATGCCTATCGTGATCGCCAAAATAGCTAAGCCTGGGACTTGTTGGTGGAGTAACACTAGCAGAAACCAAAGGATGGACACGTTGTTTGGTATTACTCGCACGTTTATGAGGAAAGACAAGAAATACATCTACCGGCTTACTTTGGGTAGGTTCACAATTGGGGTAATGTTCTAATGAAACCCCTATACCGTCACGTCTACAAGCTCTCCCTGCTAATCGTTGTCTACGCAGGAGTCCAACACTACACAGGTCACCATTGCATTGCCTGGGCTGCAATTGCGGCTATATTGCTTTTGAGGTAATATGAAACCTCGTCAAGCCCTATCACTAGTCTGCGCCATAGCCTTCTTCTCTGCCACGCTCATAGGAATACTTGACAGCGTTACTCTTGGTAGGGTATGCTCCTTCATATCAGGTAGCTGTTTCTTAATCGGAGCTATCTGGGACTGGAGAACAAATGAATAACTTAAACAGCGAAACGAAAAAGGCTTGGGAGATGCACGTAAAGGCAACGTACGGACGTAATACAGATCCGAGCGATAAAAATCTGACCGTAGAAAAGCGAATTTTTGAAGCTGAACACAAGGCTTTATTGATGATGGTTAAGTTAAAGATCATGGATCTCAAGCTTCAGGAAAAGAATTTTGAGATTAAGAGGTTAACCAAACTCTCTAGACGCAAGAATCCCCGATCGTGAAATCCAACTTTTAACTTTCTGTTGGCCACAACCAGGGCTGGAAATACGGGGGGCGATTCTAGGGGCGACCCTAAAAACGCTTAGTAACCCTTACTAGTCTTGTTGAGGATCAGAGTCATCATCCTCATCACCGATCACTGGTGTCGGACCCAGCGTGCTGTCTGGATCGGAGCCTGCCTCGGGCGGCGGAGGTTCGTCGAAAGTTCTAGTTACAGAACCAACACTCGAAGTCCCGCTCGGTTTAGACTTACCTTCTATAGATTGCTTCTTATTAGTTGACTTGGATTGTCGGGCTTTATCTTCCTTCTCGACCATGTCTATGAAGTCTTGGATATCCTCTTCCTCATCCTCGTTCCAGTCTGGGTTGAGTGCCTTAAATATGAGCCTCTCCATGTCCTCTTCTTCCATGGTGGAGAAGTTTGACTCGTAGTAGTGCCTAAGGACGTAGATGGGAGGAAGCTCGTTCTCGACCGTATGAAGAGGGGTGTGAAACTTCTCTGAGTACCACCTACAGATAGACCTGTAGTGGTAGGTCATATCTGGTTCTAGGGTGTCCACCAGGGCTGAATCGTGAATCTTTAGGAAATCAGAAGGTTTCATCTCTTACGTCCGAAGTCTTGGTCAACAACCCACTCGTCTAATGTTAAGGAAAGCTTAACTATCCCGCACTCCTTCCAGCATGTTCGCTTAGCCTTCAGGGCCTTTACGGAATGGTAGAGGGGAGATTTACCGCATAGGTCGGAAGCTTGGCCTATCTCGTGTTGCCAGTCCACCCCGCAGGTGTAGAGGGTGATCTTGTGAGTCTTCTTCTTGGTAGGCTTGGCCATGGACCTTCCTTGAACTTAAAGCTTGTTCCCCTTAGGGTCTTCGTCCTTCTTTTCCTTGAACTCTTCGTTGATCTTCTCCATCTCAGCCTTCTTGTCCATTATGGACTTAAGGCGCTTAAGGTCGTTCTCGTGCTTCTCGGTTAGGACCTTTCGATACTTGACCTCAGCCATGATGGAAGCCTCTAGGACAAGTTGTAGGGCGTCTAGGTCCTTGATCGAGGAGCCAGGGAACCTGGAGCCATCCTTCCAGAATGGGGGTGAGTCGATAACCCTCTGCTTGAGCTGGGCAAGGGCGTAGGCGATGTTCTCGGCGTTCGTGGCTGCGAACTGGGCGTTAGGGCCGATAAGCTCCCTAAAATCCCTGTCGGCCTCTAGGACCTGGGATGGAGTTAGGAAGGTCTTAAACCTGAACGTGCCCAGGTATGTCCCCCCGATCTCCCCCTGATGGGTGATGGACCAAAGGGCGGTGTCATTTTCTATAGTAATATCGGACTCTTTTACGGTATCTTCCATTTGAACCTCTAAACCTAATGATATCATGTAAAAAGCAGTAATCTTTATAAGGTGAGGAAATTATGGCCATGGACCACACCCTGATAGCACAACTCTTGATCGCACTCTCCACCCTACTCGGACTCTACGTGAGTGTATCACGTCTTAAGGCAGGTTTCAAGCAAGAACTTGCTGAGGAAACAGAGAAGGCAATAGACCTTGTAAAAGCAACTGGACAGACGGACGTGGCTATCTTGAAAGGCCAGATCGAGAACCTGACCAGGGAGATCACCAGACTTGAAGACTCATTCAAGAAGGATGTCAGCCACATCAGAGAGACTTACAACTCAGAGATCAGGAACCTAGGACATAAGATCGAAGAACTCAGAGAAGAAGTCCGTGGTCAGCACAGTCAACTTGTTACATTGTTGACTAAGTTGGTCAGCGAACGCTAAGCTAAAGCCTTCGGCACCTCAGACTTAGTAACGATACTTGCCATAAACGTTCCGTAATCATCCACCACGTAAAACTCTTCGCTCGGAAACGCCACCTCTTTGGCATAAAAGATGGCCTCAGCCACCCCTTCGAATCTTCCGATCTCAGTGTCAGGGTCTTCCTGCAAGAACTTCATCTTAGATAATAGCGTGTACATCACTTCTTAAAAACGGCAAAGCCGTTCTCCTCCGCTTCCTTCTTAGACAGCGTGCCTCGTGACTCGTGAGCCTTTGCGGTCCTGTCGTAGCCAACTTGGCGAAACTCGACATAAGTTCCCGTAGGTTTTGTGATCTTGTAGACGGTCAGGTCTGTATCCTGATGATACGTACCCACTCCCAGGCTCTGCATAACCACCTCAAGCTCAGCCCATGCCTTCTTGCGGTGCTCGTTAAGCCTTTCGTACTCTTTTACGAGGTCAAAAAATCTTACTTCTAGATCATTCATGCGCATTCTCCTTAGTTTGTAGTGCCTGGTCTAAAGCAAGTTCCAAGCGTTTAATCTCCTCGATCAACTTTGGTACAGAGTGTATGGCAGCAGAAACGTATAGTCCGTCATCGTAGTGCCAGTATGAGGGTCGAGCATCGTCATGCTTTGAAAGAGACGGGCGAGGTTTTCGGACATCGACGTAAAAAGGTACATTCCCACCAAACTCCCAAGGGAAAGGTGGGCACTTTGCTAGCATCTTTTCGAGCTGATCGATGAGTTTTTTCGTTTCAGTCGTAATCATACAGCTCCCTTCCACTTCATCCGCTCAACCACCTTCCCTGCAAACCACTCAGGGTTTACGGGTTCTCCGTCAAAGTATTCTGCGGTGCTATATGAATCTACCACAAAATACCGGACGGTTTCAATCGTCAAGTTAGGGAGAAGCTTATAAACTAAAGACGTAGTCTCTTCGATCAACTTCTTTCCGCTGTACATATCAACTATCCTTTCCTGGGTCTTTAATGAGTTCTTGTTTTGAAAAAAACTCAACCTCCCTGTTAGCATCGAAAATCATGTGCATCCTGTTACCTTTTTGAGTAATCAAAAAGATCTTAACTTTAGGGTAAGATCTGGATATGGTGGATTCGATGACCTGTCCAATACTTTCAACAACTAAAGCGTTGCCAAAGCTGTCCAGAAAATGGTCGTTTGGTTTTAGGTCTCTAACGAGTTTTTTCATATTATGCCACCTTGTATTCTTCGCCATCTATGGCGACCTGTTCAAGAGTGTCGATAGCGATCATTCGGTATCCACCTTTTTGAACATCAAAAACCGTGATCAGATCATACTCAGAGGGTTCGTAAGCAAGCTCACCACCCTTGAGGTGCTTTGTTACACCTAAGCGGCAGTTCATCTTGCGATGGCTACCATCTTTCTTGGTGAACTCAACCGTAAAGATACGGCCTTCTGTTGACTTGATTAACTTAACTGCATTTTCTTGTGTTATTGTTTTCATGTATAAATCATCTCATAGATGACCTATAGAGTCAACAATTATTTTTTGAGGTAACTAACTAAAACTATTGAGCCAACCTCATCGTCCTGAACTGTGTCCGCAGTGACACAGATGGTCTTGCCGTCCAATAAAACCTCTAGGTTAACCAAAACCTCATCGTCGGTGGCTTCTAGGAACTTCTTGAGTTCGCCAACTCTCATGGGACGGGGTCCTCTAAATGAAACTTAACGTTACCGATCTCCCTAACAAGCTTAGCGCCAAGGTACAGAGAAGCGCCGTAGATTATAATGGATGCAATGACTACGGCAATCGCTCTCATTTTATATCGCCCTCGTAATAATGGTCAGCATGGATAATCTTACCCTTAAAGGTAAAATCAACCCAATAGCCGTCTTCTGGGTTTGAAGGAAAATTGTTTACGAATCGATTCAAAGACGGTTGTGTGGCAAACCCTTTGATCTTGGGAGTTGAGTTTTCAACGTAGTGTACCCAATACTTCTTATCTTTTTTCTTCGTTTTGACTTTGCTTATTTTTTTTACTCATTTTATAGTCTTCTTTCTGGTCTAATGATATCACGCAATACTTGGTGCTTGCAATCCATAAAAATATAAGTTAAAGCTCTCAGCACACGATCTTGATAGCTCCTCGCTTAGCCTGACTTAGGATCTTAAGAGCCCCCAGCTTATCTTCAATCAAACGAAGCTCGGTCTTATTTGTCTTCTTGACGTAAACAATGAATTCGCTATAAAAGTAGGAATCGTTAGGCATAGAGTTCACAATATCCTCAAGCTTCTGAAGATTCCGCTTATCAAGCGCCTTCAAATACTTTTTAGCCTGAGCATCGGTGAGTTTTACCGAATATTCGTTTCTAAGCTCTTCGACTTGTCTTTCGGTGGATTCAAGAGAAATCCGAAGATTTTCGTTTTCCTGCTTTGCTTCCTTAAGCTCAGCAAATAATCGGTCGGCGCGGCCCTGATGGTCACGGTGCTCCGCCAGCTGCTTCTGTAGTTTTTCAATCTCTGCCTTTAAATGTTTATTGAATAGTCCGAACATGCGATCTCCTTATTCCTTATCTGAATTTACAATGCTAGAATTCAAAAGTCTTTCTAAAGTTTCTTCTGATTCTGTGTTGTACTCGTTTTCTACAGAAATCTTACCGTCTTCCCCTCTGTTAGAGACTAAGATGTCAGCATTGAACAACAACTGAACAAACCTTTGATCAGGATTTTCTTCGTTCAAACGTCCCAAAATCTCTAGGATCTTCTTATTTGACTCATATCTGCTATTGTTATCTTCAATATCGAACATTTGTGCTAATGATTCCCTTGCGTACTGATCAGCTTCGTCATGATCCATACCAAGATCGATGCCAGACTCGTAAGCGTTGATGTAAAGCTCTTTCATTTTTCCCATAAGCACCTCTCCTTGTATCTTTACAAATCTGACCCTTTAAGTCAACAAGAACTTGTTCCTAGAGGTTCCTTTTACAGCACTGTTATAATAGCGAGCATATTCGAGATGAAGCTTGTGCCTGTCACGACCTGTCAATATCTTGATCAGCCTTACCGCAGTTCTGTTGGCAGCGATCTCGCTGGAGCCGGTGCTTTTTCTGAACTTGAGTTTTTGAGTAGGGATATGCAGGAAGAAAAGATGCCCAACCTCATGCATCAGTACAAAAAGCCGTCTTTTCCAAGAAAGCCTGCCGTCTATGCCGATTAGTCTTCGTGTGCCGCCACGTCTTAGATCAAAAGCCATACCAGGACCATGCAGGTCGGTATCGTAAACCCAGACATTCTTTGCGTTTACATACTCAATCAATTGAAGGTACGCGTCCTTGTAGTTAATTTTCACGTTGTCCTCTTAATTTCTTCAAGGTATACAGAATACAAGAAATCTTTAGCCCACTCTTTGTCTGGTTCGTCTCTGAGTTTGCTGGTCTTATGAGCTTCCGTCAAGTCTGCCAAACCTTGCTCGATCATCTCCGCAACTTTTTCGTATTCAATCTTTCCAAGCTTTATGTCTAATAGGAGTTGAGCCTCCGGTCTTGGAAAAGTGATCTTTCCCGTATTAAGCAACTCGAGCGCCTCATTATTAACTCTTACAGCATGAGATAGCGCTTTCCAGTCGATACCTCCGTCAAGGTTTGCCTTGCGTGCTCGAGATCCATATCCTTCTAAAATCTTTCCAAATACTTGCTTGGCGAACTGAACCTTGGCGTGGAACGGAATCTTCCTACCGCATACATGAAGGTGGGGCTCCACACTACCGTTAGGTCCCTTGATGTCGACGATTTCGATCAGCGGCGTCTTCTCAAGAGAGATCAGCTCGCTTGATCGCTCAACTAAAGCCTCAAGCTCGACCTTGTGGTCGATCAACTTGTCCTGGTAGTAGAACAGCTCGAGCATCTCCATGACGCTCTTTAGCGCGTCCATTCTAGATCCTTTGATACCGTACTTAGCAGCCTGCTGCCTTGCATACCCCACGAAGGCGTTGACGTTTCTAGTCAACAACTTGTCTAGGTTCTGGATTATGGTGATGAAGATCTCAGATCCAAGATCTGACTCTATATCGTCAACCCCTACACCAAAGGTTATGTCTAAAGCTACTGTCTGGCCTTCCATAAGAAGCTCGAGATACCGATCAAGACTGAACATCTCGACGTCTATGTCGTCCTTTGTGTTTCTTTCGCCTTCCTTCTTGTTCCTGGTGACCGTGATCGTTTTCTTGTAATTACCCAAGATGATCTCTCGAGCAGAAGGAATATAGATCGCTTTCATGTCTAAATCAGAGTTTTCGGTATTGGTGCCATAAAGATGGCTGCCAAAACGCATCTCCATGATCTTGTTCATTTGCCGTTCCTTATAAATTCCTTAAAACCTTCCGCCATGACGGGACATCTGATCAAACCTTCTTCTCGGATCTCACCCCTTTTAATTTCATCTTCTACAGAATTCGTGGCAGAAAGGTAGCCCTGATAGCATCCCCACTCTGCAGCATTCTTGTAGGCAACCAATCTCTTCTGAAAGTCCACTCTTTGCTTAAACAAGCCAAAAGAGCAGATCAAAGCTAGCACCACCATAAAAAACTTCAGCATGTTCCGCCCTTTTCATAATTTTCAAGATCCGCCTCTGAAGGAGATACTCCGTTCCCATCAAAGCAGTCTTTACACATGACCATCTCGCCACAGTCAATAGTGGCCTCTTTCTTGTTACAACTATCACATTTATTCTTAGGCATTTCCAGTCCTTCTTTCATTATGGCATGTGGCGCATAAGCTTCGACCTGGACCTTGTATTACAAACCTTGAGCATTCGGGGCATCTGTTGACTGGACCGATAACCTCAAACGTATCAAAATCCTCTTCGATCATCTCTGGGTACTCAAACTCGGCGTTAAACCTATAGTAGATCTTAGCCTTATCAGACTCCGATCTTTCGTAATCTATGGTGGGATGTTCTTTTCGATCTCTTAACCTGTTCCACGCTTCCTTATCGGGTGTGGCTATCCATACCAGGTGAACGGTTGCATCATATTTCTTAGCGATTTGTACTAGGGCAGCCCTATGTTTTTTGGTGTGATTGCATCTGTCGGCAACAACACTATTGCCTTCCTTAAGCTTCTTCTCTACCATCTCAAAGAACTTTCCCTTGGAGCCCAGCTCATCTTGAGAAGCTCTGTATATTGTAGGCATATGGTTTTCCACCCAGGTTGACTTGCCTGAGCCCGGAAATCCTACCATTATAGTCAGGTGAAGCTTCTTCACTCCTCATGCTCTCCGTTATGACTGTGACTTGAGCACTCGGGAGCCCCGCAGCATTTAAAATCTACCACTCTTTCACACTGCTCCGTAGCTTGACGACCGCACTTGTAACAGAACATGTCATGTCTTCGGCAGACATAAAGATCGCTTCCGTTTTCTCCAGCCCCTCGGGAGACCACTTCTGCAGGTTTATCGCAGATTGAAGAGAAAGGGGGTCTAAATTGACAGTTGATCTGCATCACAGCCTCTACTTTTGTGTTACGTGAGCAAGTTCAGAAAAATGCTTCCAGTTGATCATCTGAGCCTTCACCTTCTTGATGTAAGGAAAAAGATGTGGGTACTTAACCTTCTTAGCGTTCGCAGGACCGTAGTTATAGCATATCAGGAAGTTGATGTCGTTCTTGTGAAAACATGTCTTCTGATATAGGGCGATCTTCTGAACACCCAGCATGATGTTAGTTTCTGGAATAGCTAGTTGCTTCCTGGTAAACATAGGATAGAATTCTGGTCTGATCTGAAAAAGTCCAACCTCGCCCAGTCCTCCGACCGCGCTTACGTTAAACTTCGACTCTACCTCGGCAACGCTTATCGCAACCTGCGGATCAACTCCGAAGATCTTTGAATAAGCTATGATAAGGGCTATGATAGCTTCTTTAGCCATGAAACACCGACCTTTCTAGTACAGCATATCAAGTTTTTGTTAGGATGTCAAATAAAAGGTACGATATCGTCGTAACCGTAGAAATCCATTACTGATTTTAGGTTTGCTTCTAACTCAGCATCCGGGCCGTGTACCTCAGGTCTTAAAACGTACATCTGGCAAACAGCAATAGGTATGGAAGTCATCATGCATAGAGAGGATGCGACATCCCTTGGAGACTCACCCTTTTCTAGCCTACCTTTGATCAAACGTAACGTTGCGTCTAAGGGTATCCTGTACTTGTTGCAATCTAGCGTCATGAAGCTTGTCCTCTTAGGTTTAAAGATTCTCGTAAAGATGAGATCAAAGATATGCAGTTCTTAACCTTTAACGGATCGTTAAGGTTTCTGTTGAGCCCGCTAGGATGCTCTATGGTTACACAAGGAACAGTTAAGTTAGCATTATTAAAAGCTTTTGCTGCAAACTTGCCGCACAAAACTATTCCGTCAAAGCTTCTTATTAGTTCGCGAAGTTCTTTTGAAGTGTACTCTGAAGCGTTTGCAAAACCACACTGATCAAGTTTCGTGCCAGAATCTCTTATCCAAGAAAAAAGAGTTCTACCAGACTTAGTGCCCAAAAACGCCAAACCTATGTAGTTCTTGGCTGGAGACTGGCCTAAGAACAAGATCTTCAAGCAACACCTTGCATCATGGGCGTATCTGTAAAGATAAACTTACGATAACAACCAAAATGTGCTCTAAGGTGATCATTGTCCTCAAGCTGCTCTACAGCATACTCGATCTGATCTATGTCAAAATCAAGATTTGCCACCATGTACTTTACCACCACGTTTAATGAGCCGTGGGAAAAAAGTGTGCCATCTGCTCCAATGAGGCTAAAGTTTCCGCCCATGTGCCTGATTAAATCGTAAGAAGTCTGATGAATCTTTTCAAACATAAGTTTCTCCTGTAAACAGGATCTCATAACTGATCTTAGCAGTCAATCTTAATAAAAATATTTTTTCTGAAAGTCTGAAAAGTGTCTAAAACTCATGATATGAATATTCTTGTGAGTATTTCTCTTTACAGAGAATACTATATTAAATGAAGGTAGAGGTGTATCTAATGCTTGACAAACTAGAGAAGTTTATATCCGACATGAACAGTAAGGGGATTCCCATCCCTTTAGCAAGAGATCCAAAGACTGGTGCTGGTAGCTTGACTTTTACCATGGCTGTGGTATCATTTGGTATCTGCGTTATACTGTTGGCAGGAAGACTGACCAAGGTGATCGGAAATGTTGATTATGATAATGCACTCTGGTTGTTGGGGTTAACTTTGAGCACCTATCTCGGAAGACAGTATCAAAAGAATGGTAAACAGGTTACCTTGGGTGCCGATGTTCAAAGCATCACAAGCACTGTTCAGGCGCAAAAAGCGCAAGATGGAGGAGGCGAAGATGCTGGATCAAGTAAGTAATGCATGGAAAGAAAATAAGCTTAAGGTGATCTTGGTTGCTGCACCAATTATCATCCTATTATTGGCATCGATCTTCCTGAAAGGCTACAGAGCCTACCTGGTCGCTACGGCTAAGAAGCTTTTAGATAATACCGTTAAGAAGGACGCCGATATCTCAAAAGAGGCAGACAAGGCAAACCAGGAAGCTGAGGAGCATAAAGCAAAAGCCGACGATCTTGGCAAGAAAGCTGAAGCCGTTAAGTCAGACGATGATGCGGATTGGAACAAGAAGTTATGAACCTACTCAAAAAACTTAGAAAGGCTTTGGTGCTAGTATTGTCAGGACTAGCGTTCTTAGCCATCTCTTTTATGGGTTACACGAAGTACGTTAGGCATGTTCCGTTGGAGCCAGTAGGGGCTTGCATCATAATGGACCTTAATCAGGGTAACGAAGGAACCCCAACAGAGCTTGTTATGGGTAAGGTCCTATCAAACAACTTCAAAGAAGGCTTTGCTGTGGTCGAGGTGAACGTTTATAACTTGTTTACCGTACCAGTTGAGGCTAGCTACGAAGGTTTAAGATTGAAAGGTTATATCAAGGTGAACTGTGAAGAAGTTAAGTAGTTTTATAGCATTTACCATGATCTTGTCCCTCCCAGCGCAAAGCTTTGCTGCTTGCGATTTTGCAAACGATATTAAGGCTATGCCAGACGGCACGTACAGCTATACTCGAGATTGTCACGTAGAGGTCGGTAAGAGAGTGAAAAGACTTGCCTTAGTTGAACAGCAGGTTGTAGAGCTTGAAAAGACCATTGAACTTAAGGATCTTGCCCTGGTAAAGCAAAAAGAGCGAGCAGATCTTTGGATGGATACCAGCTTTAAGATGAACGACAAGCTTCAGGCTTATGAGGCAGCATCCAGCAAGAGTGATTGGGTACACTTTGGATTGGGCGTAGCTGTGACAGTATTGTCGGTTTGGGCTGCAGGACAACTCGTTCAAAAATAAGGAGATACAAATGAAACTAATGCTAGTAGTTAATCAAGATTTTAGAAAAGCACTAACAATCCTTGCAAAGCAAGATATTCCCCTCAAGACCGGATTTAAGTTGAAAGGAATCTTAAAGCGAGTTGACGAAGAGTATATGAAGTACGAAGAGTGTCGTAAGGACGCTCTAAGCCGTTTTGGAGAAAAAGACCAGGCCGGAAACGTTGTCCAAGATGATCAAGGTAACGTTAAGCTTTCTAAGGAAGGAATGGATAACTTTATTAAGGAGCTTCAAGATCTTCTTCAAAGCGACATCGATCTTCCAAGACTTACTGTGGCAGACCTAGGAGAAAAACTTACGATGACCACCGAGCAGCTTCTGCTGTTGGATGATCTTGTAGTTGAAAGTTAAGCTATTTTCAAGAAACGAACGTCAGAATCTACAAAAGATCGGATATCTTTTGGGGTTACAAAGTCTAGATGGCTGAAGTTGCCAGGGATGGCCAGACCATAAAGTATCCTAGCCACAAGCTCAGAGCATACAAAGCTTTTTTCTCCGTCTTGAAAAATTTTCCACCCTAAGGTTTTGTAGAAAAATATACCTATCACTTCTTTGATGCCGTAAGGCATGCCCGCTCTATCGATCAGCATCTGCATCAGTGCAACCCTACTATCTTCGGGAATCTCAATTTCATATTCTGCAACGATTTGAGCGTGTCCATCAAAAACGTTTGAACCCATAAAGTTAACCATGGTCGAACTTGCTTGATATATGATGGTTCTGTTTAGGGAGTCGGATTTAAACTTTAAGTAGACGTGAGAATAGTCTGTACCCTCAAACCACATTATGGCCTTTGCGAAAGGAACGAAACCTGATCTTGGTCTTGAAAAACCGACTACAAGTTTCATCTTAGATTCCTACATCTTCTTAGTTAGATGATAATTAACTGCAACTCTGCGAGTTAGCCCAGAGTTTACAGCATGGTAAGATATACGAAGCGATAATCCCTGAGATATTTTTGCGTTTAAAGGGTAAGTGTCGATGCTGTAAGTACTGATAGAACCAGCCTGAATAGTTCCAGGGACAGAAATTGGCATGAAACACTTAGAGATGTACTCTGCAACCATCGGCCAATTTTCGCAAACCACCGATCTGTAAGGTGCTGGAATCAAACCGTTTGGGTCTTGAACGCTAGCTACGATATAGTCGCCTATCTCTGCATTCTCAACTATGATCTCTCCGCCTGAGACATATCTTTCGGAGGTTAAAACAAAATCAATGTCTGCAGTTTCGCCTTTTGCACAAGACACTAGATTCGGAAGAGCATCCCTTTTAGTCCTATAGGTTGGCTGAGCAAAGGGAACGGGATCTGGTTGAGAAGTAACAATAACTGCCGCCGGTTGAGGTGTGCTTACTGGCAAAGAGGCTACGTAGGGAACGTACCACGCATCATACTCCGCTTGATGATTACTTCTGTACTCCACAAGCTCTTGGGATGTCATTAATTGATAGGTATTATCAGGAAGCGTTGTGGACTCTCCAAGCTCTATAACTTCGTAAGGCCAAGCTCCGGGAATATTTAACGGATTTGATGGCGCGTTTGAGTATAGTTTTACAGCTAAGTTCATGATATCTCCTTACCTGAACATCTTCCAATAAGTATAATCTAGCTGAAGAATGCTAGAATTGTTTGTGTTTGTTGTTTGTTTGTTGATCTTAGAAACAGGTCTCAAATTGATCGTGCTTGCTGGTATGTTTGCCGTATTTGAACCGATAAGTACACCGTTCACGTAAAAAGAAACGCTATCCCTAGCCGCTGTTATCTCTGCTCTTAAGGTGTACCAGTTACCAGCAACTACGGTAGGACCCGTTACAGAGGTGATGGTACCAGCAGAGTTAGTAACACCAAGCCACGCGCCACTGCTGACCGCGTGATTATAAGAAAAATAGACACCGTTTGTAGGCGCTCCTGCTGTTGCCTGATCCGTTAAACCACATATGACTAAAAAGTTAACCGTACCCGTAGATAGTGTAGGAATTCTGACTCTTTTTTCTATGAAAATTCGCTGACCACCAAGTCGTATCTTACCAACTCCACCAAAATAGTCCGCCGCAGCCGAGCCTGTATTGTTATTCGTGGTACCTGTTGCGATAGAAAGTAAGCCGTGATAGTTTGCAGCAGTTGGGGTCGTTTCTGGAGTTAGCGATCCACCCGCAGCAGTTGTGGCAATAACATCGTAGGGATTGTTTGCAGTACCTGCCGTAGTCCACTGACAGTCGTCAAAACACTCAAGAATCGGAAAGTTAACAGATCCAGTTCTGGATAGCTGAAAGGTATCGATACCATTATCAGTAGTGGTTCCAAGCAAGAATAACCCAGCCGGAGTAAACCGAGCCCTCTCATTAGCTGCTAGTGTGTCTCCAGTAAAAAACTTTAAAGCGTTCGCTGAGGCTGTACCCAAAGCAAGTTCTGAAGAAGCAGAATAAAGATAAGCCCCCAAAGCACCAACTATAGTGAAGGCTGGATCGCTATAGGCAGAACTGTTTATCCCAAAATCCGCGTAATTAGCAGTGTCTGTTCCGTTGTTTGCAGTTGCGATCCAATCGCTTGAAGCTGACGTTCCTGCATTTAAGTTCTGTATGTTTGCTTGAAAGAAGTCGTTTACGTTACCGTTTACTGACAAGAGATTGTTTGTGAGCGTTGATCCTAAAACACCACCGATAGTAACCTCACCAGCTTGACTTATTCTCATTCTTTCTGAAGGAGAGGTAGAGCCCGAAGGGGTGGTAAGAAAAACTAATCTTCCAGGCATAGAACCTGCAGCGGCGGTTCCATCTACTAGTGTTCTGATCGAGGCTGCAGCTTGAAAGTTAGCGCCGTCAGAAGCTCTAAATTGTAAACGACCAACCTCATCATCTGCTGAGACCAGGCCCTGACTGTTTAAGGTAGCACCTCTTGATTTTAACAAGTTGAATGCTGGAGGGTTGATATCGGCGCTATACTGAGCAGCGACCATTTGAGTGGCTACCGTTCCTAATATTTGAAAAGTAGGAAAGATAGAAGCGCCAGTAATGTCTTGTGCAACAGCACCGGAACCAATTATAACACGACCAGAGCCGTCAATTCTCATTCGATCCGTATTATTTGTAAAAAATCGAAGATCTAAGTTTTCTCTCTGTCTTAGTTCTGCGATACCAGAAGCAGATACTCCCAAGTCAAAACCATCGGTTGAGGTTTGTCCGGTAGTTGTTCCAGCGGTCAATTTTAGATAAGTAGCAGTCGCATTTCCACCGTCAAGGTGTAGCCTTGTGGCTGGAGAAGCGATACCCAAACCAAGTCTTTTATTAGTATTGTCCCAAAAGAAGTTGGCGTTGTCTTGAGCCATGTATCCGTTTGAGTCCGAAAAAGTTACAGATCCAACAGATAAAGTTCCTGACTGAGAAGATACAGCATTCCAAGCCGTATTAGAAGAACCCACCTTGACGTATGAAACCCCAATAGTTCCGTTATTAAAGTAGGCAAAAGATCCGATGGGTGCGGGTGTACCGCCGCCAGCAGAGGGGTCTGCGTCGACTTCTAAAACACTGAGCTGGTTTAGGGTTAGTTGACCAGTTACGTTTGCCATTTGACTCCTATTAAAAACTAAGGGGAACGGGTTTGGCCCAGTTCCCCCGAGTTATACTATCAAGCTTTTATCCGATATTACAGAGTAATGACAGAATAAGTTACAGTCCAATCAATGTTGTTGTTTGCAGCACCCGTAACCCTGATACGAGCAGAGGTTCCGTTAACGTCCAAAGTAGCGTTCCACGGATTCTGATCTTCAGAGGTATAGTCAGACTGCAAGTTTTGGATAGTAAGAGTTCCAGCTTGGTTCCTAAAACGAGCTGATCTTACGTACACTGCCGCATCTTGAGCGGTACCAGAAGTACCGCCGGTACGACGTCCAACGATCTTGGCTTCGATCAATGCCGCAGAATCTGTAGCAATAGTGACGCTGTCAAGAGTTGTAACCGTAGCATCTGTAGTAGATACCTGAGCCTGAAACATCTCATAGTTTGCTTTTGTCGCCGCAGCACTAGCTAAGCGCCACGATGCACGGAAGATCGAGCTTCCGTTAACATCAAGCAATCTTCCTGGGGTGTTTGTACCAAGACCCAAACGGGTATTCGTATTATCCCAAAAGAAGTTGGTGTTATTTTGAGAGATTAGTCCACCAACTCCTGCAAAAGTTACAGAACCCGCAGTTAATCCGCTCAAGGTCAACCCTACAAACGTAGGAGAGGCACCTGTGTTGATGTTTTGAGGCAAGCTTAACGTTATAGAACCAGCTCCGTTTGTAACTATGACCTGGTTAGCCGTTCCTGAGATAGCGGCAGCAACTGGAGCTGCTCCAGTTGAACCGATAAGGAGTTGTCCGTTTGTGAGCGCAGCGGCTTCTACTATTGCACCACCAGACGATACCATGATTCGGTTGTTGTTAAGTGCAGTGGAACTGTTAGTACCGCCGTTAGCGATAGGAAGAACGCCAGAGACTTCTGAGGTTAGCGAAACGTTGCTCGTAGAGAGTACGCCCGCCGTAGCCTTTACAACACCAGTAGCTGTAAACCAGCTTGGAGCGCCTGTTCCACCAGAAAGTAGCGCTTGTCCAGTTGTTCCTGCTGCTGAGATTGCAAGAGCAGAGGCTCCAGAATATACAATACCACCAGCAACGGCGGTCAAGTTAGCGTTTGTGCCGCCACGAGAAAGAGCAAGTTGAGCTTCTGACGATAGAACGCCCGAAGCATCGTTAATGATTACGTGGTTTGCAGTACCCGAAGCAAGCTTGTTTCGTGCAATGTTCGCAGTACCTGCAGCAGCGATTTCGTTATCACGAATACCACCAGCAGCCACACGAAGACCAGAAGCAGATTTGCTTAAGGTTGCGTAAGGGGTCGAATCAAGCAAGTGATCAAGAGCACCGCTAGTAAATTGTAAACCAGAAGCCGTTGCAAGGTTGATGCTGAACTGAGTGCCAGTAAGGCTTAAACCGTTTCCGGCAGTGTAAGTACCTGCACCAGCAAATTGTGTCCAAACTATGGCTGTCGTCCCTACGGTGATCGGAGCGTCTGTGATCTGTGTCCACGCAGTGTCTCCGTTGATAGTACCTTCACCAACGAATACCGCAGCGCCCAAGAATTCAACAGCGGTGTCCATATCAAGCGCACGAGACCATGCTCCGGCAGCAGCAACATATATACCGTTTTGAGATTGAGTCGATTGATTCTTAACCAAAACTCGATCGCCAGCGATTACAGAGACTCCGTCGATCGTTTGAGCGCCACTTAGCGTGATGTTTGCAGTAGTTGCAGCTCGAGCTTCTTGTTTCCACGATAAGCCCTGAGCAACAGCATCAACATACGCTTTAGTAGCAGCATCTTGAGCTGAAGATGGATCTGCGACTGCGTTGATCGCATTGCCGCCCATGTTTAAAGGAGAGGTAAGGGTTTTTGCTCCGTTGATAGTTTGAGCGCCCTCTGTAAGAACAAAATCCGCAGAAGTAACAGCATTCCCAGGATTTGGGATCTGATAAACGATCGCAGCAGAACGAGAAGGCTGGGAAACGTGACTAACCGTCATTCCCTGAGAGTTTTGAGTATAAGTGTCGCTGATAGCGTTGCTGGAAGCAGCATAAACACCTACGCGGCCAGCAGTACCCGAGTTTACTGTCCCGTTAGCCCCAGACGTACTAACCTGATCCCATGCGGTATCAGCAGAGCCTGTTTTGAGGTAGGCACGACCAACAGTTCCGTTATCCCAGATGGCTAATGAGCCAATCTCAGCGGCAGTACCCCCAGCCGAAGACGGGTCTGCGTCTACAACCCGGTATGTCTTTTCGCCTATAGTGATCAAGTTTAAAATGTTAGCCATTGGTTTGTTCTCTCCTAAGTCTTTTAAAGATTACTTTTTATAAAAAACTCTTTTAAAATCATGTATTTAAGTATTATCTACCAATACCTCAATCATAACGTGACCCGTCCAGTACATAGGGTCTGAAGAAGCCCCCTTTACCGTCAATATCACATCTGACACAGTTTTTGCATACCCTACATCAAGATTGTTATCGCTTTTGATAGTTTGGTCTGATAGCCATATTCCTTCGTTTTCTACGTTCCCAAGCTCCCTGTAAAATAGGCCTGTTCTCTTAAACATACACCTTTTAGTTCCATCGGCAGATCTTCCTACGACTACGTATTCAATCCTTACAACCGATGGGTTTGGTAGGTTTACAGCACAAGCTTGTTCAAAACTGTTTGAGTTAGTAGTTAAAGCAAAAGTTTCTTGTCTTAAACCGCTTTTAGAGTACCCGGTATGGCTTTTTTGATGAAAATGAGAGTCTGGAGTTGTAAGATTTGGCCCTAAACCGAGTCTACCCTGTTTGGTAAGGTTTAAGTTTAATTGGTTATTTGTCTTAAATCTTAGGTCTTGATTGTCCGTAGTCCCAAGAAAGTTGGTATTCTCATTCGTGCTAATATTGCCGGTCAATCTCCAAGCATTACTTGAACCACCACTACCATTAGATTCCGTGGTAACGTACATAACCCCATCTTCAGGGTCTTGTTTTATTACTAAGGCTACTATTCCGCCATTGGCTACGGTTGTTAGGTTTCCAGAGTTATCGCTATACAGGATGGTTCCCACTGGCCAAACGGAGGTATCCACTCCAACCATGAATCCAAAAGCGCAGGCTTGTCCGCTCTTACCGTTAGGAATTGCGTCGTAAGTAACTGCAAAATTTACATATAAACTAGGGTTTGCAAGAGTTACTTGGGGGTATACAGTTCCCTGAGATAGCAGGCGAATAACCCGCAGGGCCGGTATCGTGACACCTGTTTGGTTTTCAACGATCTCGTTAGATGGGCTGTGTAGGTCTCTACCTTTTAATCTTGAGTGAAACATCAGGTGGTTACCACGTTGCCGTTATTGTCAATGACTACGACCGGAGCGTCGTCAATGAAGGTCCCAGAGGCAGCATCCCAGGTTTGAAACCTATGGCCAGCAGAATTTCTTTCTGCTGTAACTATTCTATCAGGATTAAAGATCCTAACTACATCAAGCTTACCCGTAATAGGATTTAAGACTAGCTCTTCTCTATCTTTAGGGCTACTCATGACGTCCTCTTATATTTGATTGCAGACTTCTCTTGGTTGTATGTAACGGCTATTACACCAACAGGAGAGGAATTCTTAAAAAAGTTGTACGATGTGGGGTATTCTTCCACATCTCTTGTTATGGTAACCTCATCAAAATCAGATGGGGCAAACCCTGCCGTATCGGTGACGGCTACAGGGATAGGATTATCTTTACCGTAAACGGAGCCATACTCATCAACCGATATAACGCGCTTGGCGACTATCGGCTCCTCCATGTAAACAGCTCGCTCATGCTCGTCTGGCTTGATCCCTGGGCGGTCTTGTTCGCCAGCCGCTATAACAGCGCCGTCTGCTACCTTGTATGCTGTGATGTCAGAACGGTCACCTATCTTACCGCCGTTTGCTGGCAGGGGACCTACGTAGAAGGATGTTAGGGATTCAAATCTTTTGACTTCAAGCTCAACTGGGGGAGCTACAGGAGAGACTAGAGTGATCTTTTGTTTAACATAGAAGCCTCGGATGTCTGCCACCCGAACTAAACCGTACTTGCTTCCGTCCGCGATAAGAGGACGAGGAAGCACCTGTTTGAGCTTCTTCTCAATAAACATATTCCCTAACCATTCCTAATACTTAAACCGTTCTAAGTATGCAGATATAACTCTACATAGTTAAAGATTAGGTCGCTTGAAAAGAAAAGGGGCGGCTTTTTAGGCCGCCCCTGCTTCCCACTATCGATGTAATATCTAAGAACTTAGGGAAGCGAAGTTGCCCCTGACTCTTCTTGGTCGCCCGACTCATCGGTAACCTTAAGGCCAGTATAAGTCACAGAAACACGGCTTGTTTGACGAGCATTAACACCAGTATTGTATGAGGTTGGAACGCATCCAATAGCTGTCATGATAAGCTCCCCTGTTTGACGGTCACGGATAGAAATCGTAACCGCTCCCAGGTTCAAGAGATCTTGAAGCTTAGGGAACTTAGGAAGAACGTGTGCTCCGTTTCCGATCGTACGGAAACCGTTGCAGTTGATCGCAACAGCCTCGTATGCCGTCTGAGTAATCTCAGCAGGTCCGTAGCGACCGAGAATGTGGATAGGCTCCACACTCACGTTTGCTCCGTAGGTGCAAGATTCAAAGATCCCGACAACCTGATTATCTACGCTTACGACGGCCCTGCCGCCAGTCATTACCTTGGTTGACATCTTATTTCTCCTTTACTCCCTATTACTGACTAGCCGATGACTGAACTTGAGAGATCGTCAGTTCGATCGGGATGAAGTAGATCGTTGTGCTTAGCTTAATTTCAATAGCAACCGACATGGTTGGTCCAGAAATCTTGACCTTAGCGTTACGGTATCCAAGAGGTGCCTCATCATCGCCAGTAATAGCTTTGATTCGACGATACTCTTCCATCTTAGTAGCGATAAAAGCCAAAGCCGTTGCAGCGTCGACGTCAGCCAATGATTGACCAACGAAAGCTCTTTGCAACGAATCTGCCAAGTCAGCCGCTACGATATCTGCAAGGTATGTTGCCTGCAAACTGTTGTAAACGAAGTTAGTATCAAAACCATACGTCGTTTGGTCAGATACCCATTTACTTCCAGCCGTTTCGCGCTGAAGGATGAGTAAGCCAGCAAGTAACGCGTCTTCCACGTCACCAGGACTTCCGCTGTCAAATCCGCTAGGATCTTTAAAGCTGATCAAGTTTGCAAACTTGTTAGTGATTCCTTTGTAGAAACCAGCAGCCTGCATTCCTGCAGCCAAACAAGCTCCCATCCAAGGTTGAAACTCAACAACAGACCCTTGACTATCAACTTCGCTGACTTTTTGGAAAGTCATGCTGCATCGATAATTAGCCAGAGTTTGAGCCTTGGTCTTAGCGTTTGCATAAGAACCGAAGTAAGAAAGTACTGCCAAACGGTAGCGCTTCAAGCTAGGAACGCTCATCTTCAATACATGCGATTTAACAGCAGCGTGAATTGCGTCGATCGTATAAGTAGAAGCTGAGTCGGTCAAACCTTCAGCAATATCGTCAGAAGCGTCTTGGCTGAAAAGAGGAACAATGAAGTTCACCACAACAGCTTCAAGCTTACCTAAGGCGTCTACGATATCTGCACCGCTAGTACTACCTTTTGCTCCACCCGACAAGAAGCTGAAGCTTGAAATCGGAGAAGGAAGACCAGCCGTAGCGGTTGGCTCTAGGTCAACAGCAGCGCTTGTTGCGATGGCGGCTTTAACGTTTGCAAGAGATTTTTTAACTCGTCCAGCCTTGAGTCCAGCTCCGCTAGAGCAGATACCAATAGCCGAAACCCTATCAAGGTCAGCAGGTTTCATCTGCTGAGCCAAAGCTGAGGCAGATGCCGAGTAGCCTGGCTTGCTTGCGATGAAAGCTGCAAGATCTGCAACCGTACTGAAAGAGCTTAGGTCTACGCTCAGAGCTGCGCCAGCTCCACCAGTAACCACCGTTGAAAGCGTGCTTCCAGCAATAGTCAGGGTAGCTGTAGTGCCCAAATAACCCACTTGGAGGGCAACTTCACCCTTTGCTTCAAGAGTTTCGTTTAATCCAGCATCTTGACGAACTACGTTAATCTCAACAGCAGACTCAGAAGCACTGCTAAACAAGCCAGGAGCAAGTTTAACCAGATCTAAATCGCCAGGCGTAGAGTCGATAAGCTCAAAGCTTTTTCCCCAGCCTTTGCGATAGTTAGCGCTGTCCGTGTCGATTTTTAACTTAAGTGTATTTGCCGCAGTACCAGCACTCGCTGAGATTCCAGAAGGAAGGAGTCCAGCCAGTTCAGTGACAAGAGTCGCGATGTTAGAGTGGTTAGCAGGGGTGTTGCTTAAAGTTACAACACTGACAGCTCCACCGTTTAATCTGATCGAGAAGCTCAAGCCATCCAGCGCAGCCCCGAAAGCAGGGATGGCAACCGAAGAGGTCGTTTCAGGAGTATCTTCAAGCTGGCTAGCTACGATCTTGTACTTGATCTGGTTTCCACCGATACCAAAGTTCTTAGCAGAAAGAGATCCAAAATCTGTATCAACAATCGCCGAAGCCTTGTCGCCAGCGTTTGTTTTGACGATAAAGATACGGGTTGCAGATCCAGCAATGTTTGCGTCCGCAGACGGTGCTGCGAGGGCTCGCATAGCATCGACGATAGGTCCAGAAACATACTTAGCAGCTACGCGATCAGCTTGATCGGGAGTAAAAAAGTTGTTCTTGATATCTTCGCTTGAGAAATCAGCTCCACCGGCTGCTTCGCCGATGATCGCGATTACCCCAGTGCTTGCTACGCCTACTGGTACAGACTTAACCGAAACATTCGGATAAGCTCCAGGAATTACCGTGTTGATAAACGAGGTAGTTAGTCGTTGTGCCATTTTTTCCTACTCCCTTACTTCTTTAGACCAAAATGAGTCAAACCTTCCTCAAATAACTGAGGTTGATCATGACCCGATGATTTCAAATGCGCCCAAATGATTGGTTCCAATTCACGAGGACGATTATATTCTTTGCGTACACGAGACCAAAACTCTGAGAACGCGTCACGGGCAGTCAGCTCGTTAGAACTGATCTGAGGAGCAGCATAGTTTTGCTTGCTCTGCTCCAGCTTTTCTCGAATGTCTTCCACTCGAGTTTTATTTTCTGGATTACGCTTACGACCCATGTTTTTTGCTCCGTTTAGCCGTCATATGTTCCATAAACTTTTTAAGCTTAAGCTCTTTTTGCTTCGGAATCATCTTCTCGTTAGCCTTAGGAGCTTCCGCCTGTGGGGCTTTAATATCAGCAACCTGGGCCATGTTTTGGTTCTCAGGGCTTGCTTTTTGTAAACTCTCGCCTTTTACAGGCTCAGACTTTGCCATTCGTACCTGCGCCTTTGCCTTGATCTTGTCAAGAAGGGCGACGGCAGCTTCTTTTGCGGTATACTCTTTTTTGCTCACGTTGTACTCTCCTAACCTAATAAAGATTCTGGGCTCAAAAAAAGCCTTTAAAAATCAATAAGTTATATACCTTTCGCTGATTTCTTGCTAAGGTTCCTTTTTTCTTCCTTTTTTTGCATGAAGGATTGTAAAGGCTTTGAACTTTTAGGCATCTTAGGACTTGCGCCCATAGAGGCCTGCTTAAACGCGCCAGATTGACTTGGTGCCTTTGGGGCCTGGCCTAGCTTAGCCATGGCATTAGCTTGTTTTTGTTGATGAATTTCTGATAGAGATATGTCTTTGTTTAAAACGCCCTCAGCAGGAGCCGGAAGATCTTTAGCGGGTACCTGAGGAACGTTGTTAGGATCTCTTATATCGTGTATAACGTCGGCTACGACCTTAGACTTCTTACCATTTTGGTAAGCCTTTAAGATAGCCTTATGTAACGCTTTCTTTAAATTATCCTTGACGGTCATATGCTAAAGATTACCTCTTACTCATCGATTGTGGTCCAGGGCTCTTCTTCAGAGTCTAAAAAATCAGGGGCTTGTTGGCTTATGATCTTGATTCCACCCTTAAAACCCTCTTCTTTGTCCGGCTCATTTTCCAAAATCGCAGACTCGATAACCCTTTTAGGGGTTTTTAACCACGAGTTCTCCACCTGACCCGTAAGGGTTATATACCTTGAATACACGTTTTCCCCTCCAGGGACGTTCATATCCTGGTTTGGCATAAGGTCGGAGCTTGAGATCTTGCTTTGGCTAAAGCATCTGCCTTCAAGTAGGCTTTCTCGATAACGTAGAAGAATGTATGCCACTATCGCATGGAGCCAAAGAAGGGGGGCAACATCCCCATGGACGTGGCAACCGATCGTGTAACTTTCAGCAAAAAAGCTGTGTTCTCTTCTAACCCTATAAAACTGATATTTAGGAACAACAGCCAACCTAGTAGAATCTAAGTCTAAGTTAGGCTCGATCTGGATCTTTCTTCCAGGCAGTATGGCCTTAATCTCATAGCCATTCCCTGTATCTGGATCGACAAGAATCATGCCAGGAGCGATTGGCTGGATATTTAGTTCTTTTGGAAATCCTACGGTACCTTCAGAATCGTCGTACGAAGTAGGGGTGAAGGGCTTAACGACGTAGGGTATTGGTTTTCCGATCTGAGAGGGCATCAGGGTTTCTACCTCGGTAGATAGGTCTCCCATATGCTTCATCTCATCTAACTCATTCGAGTATCCAAGACCAATGATGACGGCAGGAAGCTGGTCCTTATCAATACGATGTTGCAGATAGACAGAAATGTTGTTGTTCAAGAACCATTCTTTGGCGGCATCAATCTCTTTTTGGCCATACTTGTTCTTTAAAGACTCTTCTTTTACAAACTGAGAAAGAACGTCATCTAAAAGCCACACGTTTTTTCGCATGTCTTCAAGACCTTGCTCTATAGCCGCTTTGATGATGACATCGCCAGCAAATATCATTTGTCAAACCTCGCCATGATCTGAGGTAGGATCTCTCTTTCCCACTGATCTTCGGCCCACTGTAAAGCTTTTTCAAAGAAGCCCTCGGCGTCTCTTCCAGGATGAATCCACTTAGAGCCTTTATGTTTATCGCTTACCATTCTAAAGGTCATTATATCGCGACGAACCTTGCCATTTGCACCTTTTGTTTGATATATGGTCAAACCAGAAAGTGCCGGATGACTAGCCCTCGAGCTTGGGTGAGGACTAGAGATGTTCATGGTATGAAGCCGACCTATCCTCGGACTTCCATCTGCGTTAAGCTCAAGCTTCTTAAAGGGTATGTTTGCTTTCTTAAGCTCAGACTTGATCTTTGCCACCAAGTTTCTGCTGAAGGGGTCCATCTGAGATGGAGGCTTACCGTGATCAAAAGGAATCGCCTTATATCGACTTCCATCTTTAGCTATGTGAGCGCCAGTCTTGAGCAGGTCTTGTGTCATGTCCCCAGATTTACGGCCTTCTTCGATCCACAACGCTGGCTGATCTAAACTAACAACCCACAAGCCTGGGACAAGCTCTTGATAATCCAAATTGTCGGTATAGATCTTGCGTGTACTTTTTAACTTTTCTTGTGCAAGCTCAACAACCTTAGCGTGCGTCATCGCAGATAGTTGCTTAACAGACTCTTCTATCGCCTGCTTAGCCTCTTCTTTAAAAGCCTTCATCTCGTTGGCTATATCATCTGCGTTAACAAAAAACTTAAGGTTCATTAGAATCTCTCGTGAGTAGGATCGCCCTGTAGGTCAAGGGCAACAGGCTTCTTACGATCTACCCATCTAGTTTTGCCAGTCTCGTTATCGATGACTTTTTCAAAACCCTTACGGTTAATAGCACCTTCGGGTTGTCTAGTTCTTGCTACGTGGCGAGTTGTTTGCTTGGTCGGCAGTTTCCCGCCTTTTTCTACCGACCCTACTGTTTTGGGAGAGGTGCTTCCTCCTGAGAAGCTTCCTCTGGAACAGACTGCTCATCTTGAGGCATATCTTCCTCTGGCGATGATGGGGCTAGATGTCTCGCCATGTCGATCATCTGCTTAAGCATGAGTATGATCGATTGGTACATCTCGGGGTTCTGATCTTTCATCGAGATGATTGAATCCCTGTTCGCTTTAAACTTTTCAAGTATAGCTGCAATTCTTTGTTTAAGCTCATCAGTAGATCCTGCATCTGATAAAAGTTCGGACAATAGGTCTAGGTCCCCAGGTTGTTCCTGGGATTCACCCATGGCTCCCATGTCTTGTTGGGGAGGCATCTGTTCGTTTGAAGGATCTTGCATCTCTTCTAGATCTTCTTGATTTACGGGTTCTTCACCTTCACCAGGAATTGCGCCTGGAAAGCCGTCTTCTGACATGTTTTCTTCAGGAACAGCGCCCTCTTGCTCAGGATCTTCATTAGGCCCTACTGCGGCAGCAACCATCTCTTCTGGATCTTTTTGCTCGTCTAAAGACTCGTTCTCTGGAATCTCGATAGCATCTTCTTCGCCCATTTCTCCCATAGCGCTTTGAGGATCTTCTTGAGATTCTGGCATCTGCATAGGAGGAAGGTCCGAACCCTCAGCTTGAGCATCTGGAATCATCTGCATAGAGTCTTGTTCTGGAAGATCTTCTTCATTCTGAGTAGCCATCTCTGGCATAGGCTCTTCAGCACCACTCTCCATAGCATGACGCTCTTGGCAAGCAGGACAATCGCAACCCTCAGTTGCTTCTTCTTCCGGCCCCTGACCCTGAGCCTCCATAGCATGGCGCTCTTGGCAAGCAGGACAATTGCAGCCTTCTGAATTTGCTGCGTCATCTACCATCTCTTGTGCGGCAGCAGCGCCTTCAGGAGTAATTTCTTGGTCATCTGGAGAATTAGAGGTTGGAGCCATGTCGTATTCATCAGCAGATTCTTGGCTAACATCCTCTTCGCCGTTTCCAGCATCGCCTAGCACAACGTGGCTAAGATAATGCTCATCTTGTTTCTGAGCTTCGGGACTTCCACCACCAGTTTGAACCTGATCATGCGCATCAGAAAGGATGTGGTCTACCTGGTCGTCATACCTAACCAGAATATCTTTTCCCATAAGTTTTCCAGCCATCAAAGCCTTACCGGCTTGACTTAGAGAGTATCCTACGCCAAACGTTACGGTACCACCACTGATCTGTTGGTAAACTCCTCTCAACTCCTCAAGATGTTCTTCCATAGAAGGATCGATAACAAAAGTTCCTTCATCCCCACCAACCGAGACCATCTGGCCTCCGTTAGATTCCACCCAATCCTGTATCGCTCGTCCAGCGCTATCAATTCGACGAGAGATCTCGTGAAGTTGTTGAGCATCGTCCATAAGGACAGCCTGACCAACTTGTGAGCCCATATTATCGCCATCAAAAGCTACGAATAATCTGTTCATTTGGAACCCCTGTTCTTATCTCGCAAAGTTTCCAAAAGCATCTGGACGTTTTCCACATCCCAACTACGAGGAAACCGCATAGTAAATCCGTTCTCATTCTTAGTAATGAAGATCTTGTTGTTTCGATCGTCACCATAGCAGATGCAGCCAGAGAACGCGCCTTTGGTGAAGATCTCTTTTTTACAATCTTCACATACAACGGTTTCGTTCTTAGCCATGCTGATCTGAAATTCTTTAGGAGCTTTCCTAGCTCTTCGTTCAATAAACTCTTTAAGCTTACTCGTAGGTTTTTTAGATTCCATAGGTGCCTCTTCAGGCTTTTCTGTTTTTTTTTGAGTAGCTTCGGCCATAGCTTGAGTTAACCTCATCCTTATGATGCTGTCAATCGCTTCTCTTTCCGTAATTCTTTGGTCAACTACTTGTCTTACAAGATCTCGTAGGCCCATTCTTTCATCAATGATCTTTTGAACGTTAGCCTCTTCTAAGCTAGGCACGGAGCTTGGAGCTGCCGATGCTAGGTCTGATACATCGTAAAGCTCAAAAGTAGACATGATGATCAAACCAACGCCAGGGAGTGATCGATCTTGAAACTTAGCCATAACGTTTCCAGGTCTATGGATATCCCCGCTATAAACGTCGTTGTCGTATTTGGTTACATGTAAGATGGCTTCTGGTTGAACTGGAAGAACTACGTCCTTGCCTTCACCGATCTTCATCGCGCCAAGTTCTTTGTGGAGTAGTGTGATTACAGTCCGAGGTACGATCTGCATAGCAGTCTTGATCTCGTCTATAGGAACGACCTTATTGGCCTTTAGCTTAAAAAGCTCAGACTTCTGCAGTGCATCTAGGCCATCTTGGCCCAGCGCCTTAGAAAGGAACTGTTCTGCAGAAGCTGTGATCTTCATCAGAATTCCTTATCGGCTAGGGTTTTCGTCTACGATGTAAGTATCGTCTTCGACAACAAAAACAACCAGGTTGTTGTTGTTAGTGATGACCGTACGCTTATCAAACGTGGAGAGATAGGTCCAATCACCGGGCTTACATGGAATGCCAACTTCTCCGTTAGAGTTGGTCACACCCACTGCAAGAGCAGCAACCGAGGTATCGCTTCCTAATGTAACAGAGTATACAGAGCTACCCTTGTTGAAGATAGCTAGCAGGACACCAGGCCTCAACGTTCTAGCCGTGGTAGCGTCCGTTGAATAGGTGTTCGTGGCAGGGTCTACCAGAAGGGGCTTGAGATGAGGTCCAACCCCAAGGTTCTTTTGTCCACCAGAGGCCCTATTAAAGGTAAGGCTGGCTGCGTTAAGGACGTCCTCTACGGTCGACCCCTTCATCTGACGAATCTTCTTATTTGCTGGAACTGTCATTTTAAGCCCTTTCGTTACGTACTATATCAAGATTCCTGCTCGATATCGTCCATGTTGACCTTTATGCTAGGGCCTCCTGGGTCGATACCCGATTTAGGTTTCTTTACGATTCTCTTTTGATCTTGAGTCTTTACGTCTCCCGCGCCAGTGCTTCCATCGCTGTTTTGGCCACGGTTAACGTTAAGGTATATGTATTCTCTTTGAACTACGGCATGATAGGCCATTCGTTCTGGAACTCTTTCGTCCCCGTTTGTTACATTCGTAACCCTCACCTCTTTGGGAATGGCTACTACGTACCAAAAAGCTTTATAGAGGTATCTGGTCGAATAAACTCGACCCTTCTTAGTGTCAGGGTCGATTCCTGGGTTTTGCCCAGAAGGTATCCACCGGATGTTTCCTTGGCAGGTTATCTCAAAATCCCGACCTTCTTGGTAGATTATTCCGCGACTATCTTCAACAAACTCTATCTGCGCTATAGGGAACATGGGAACGTTGTCTGTGTCCGGCTCATAGTCCATTCGTTGATAGTTAGGAACTAGGATGTCGGCTGCCGGGTCTGCGATGTAGACTCTATCGCCAGGGGCCATGTAAATTCTTTTGCCGTCTGACTGCTCTTCTTGGGTATTGTAAAATCTAGGCATTATAAGTCTAGAAGTTGAGTAATCTAGTAAGGCACCTTCTGAGGCTTTTTGAGACTTAGAATTATCAACCATGGTCGCCGTAAAACACCCAGCTTTAAAGTAAAGCATGCCGTTTGAGCTTATGGTGTCCAAACCGTCACTTCGACGATAATCTCCTCTATCCTTCAGTCCTATAGGGGAGGGCATAGCCTTATAGTGGATAAAGTCAACCCCTAAGGAGTTTACGAACTGATCCTGTTTCAACAGATCAAAAGTAACCTGAAAAGGCTGACTCCCCCTATTGATGGCATCTAGTTGTGTTCCCTTGGGCTTTCTTTTTGACATTACTTTTTTGCCCTCTCGCAAATCAACCGCATCTCATTCAAAGTTTTTTCTATCTTTTCCTGACTTTCAAGCAGTCTTTTTCCTACCCAGCAAGCCAGTGCCTTCTTATCTTCCTTGCACATTTTTTCTGCGGGCTTAGTATTCTTTGATTCTTTAAGTTTTGAAGCCAATTTAAGCTTCCTTGCTGTATCTGGCATCTTAACCTTTCAACAACTTCTTGATAGGAAACTTTACGTTGTCATATTCGATAAATTCTTTACCAAGCTCTTTTGCTTTGTGGGTGGCTACGGTCGTAGCTGCTTTTGAAAACCCTTTTAAGTTGCTCGGGAGTGGTTTTGCAGCTTTGTCAAACTTGATCTTATCAGTTTGCACTTCGGCTTTAAATACATGAACTTGAGCGCCATGCTTAGTAAGGACGTATTCGATCTCATTACTTTTTGTAAGAGAGAACATCTCATATCCGTTTTTTCGCATCTCTTGAGGTAGAAGCTCGGTATAGCCAGTTACGCTCTCAGAGGACCCAGTTAGCTCGCTTTTAGCTAAGGTGGGCTGGAAAGCGGAAAATTGCTTTTCAACGTTGTACTTCACGATGGCCGGATGACTTCCTGCACCAAGCGCCTCTTGGTCTTTTTTGCCTTTAGGCTTACCAACGGCGATCCAAAAACCACCGATGGTTCTGATCATCTTGACCGGGCTTCCGTCTAATTCACCAATTTCTTCGATCGCTTCAATTTCACTAGGTTTTAGTTCCATATCGTCTCCAATAGGTTAAGATTACTTTTTTTGAGAATTCTTAGTGTTTTCAATAGTTTGATACGCATTTTTGATCTTTTTAACATGCCAATGGTTGTCAAAATCAAACCCTTGTTTGGCGGCTCTAAGACCCCCAGTTATCCCATTTAACCAGGCATAACCCATTTTTCCAGGGTCTCCGTGGAAGAGCTTGTTTAATCTGTCGTAATGGCGTGAGGCCACCTCTTCCTCTAGTTTTGGATTTTTTTGCATGTAGGATTGAAAATCCTTGCCTTTTAAAGATAAAACTCCTCTGTGTGCTCTTTTAAGATCCGGGTGTCGACCTACGGTTTCCCTAACCGTAATCGGCGTAAGTCCGTACTTTCCATAAGCGCTTTCACCTTGATGCATACCATGCAAAGGCTCGTGATGTGTATCTTTACCTGAGCTAGATTCTACAGCAGCTATAGCGCTAAGCATCCTGCCCTTGTTTGCCTGAGGTTGGGCAACCACAGGCGGTTTTTCAGAAATAGAGCCAGCCATGTTTGGATTACCCATAAGACCCATCAGCGCGGCGGTCGCGGCAGCCGTATGTTTTAAGGACTTTTTAAGTTCAACATCCTCAATCTCAATACCAAACATATTCTTTTCGATCTTATTATAGGTGGCAACCACTCTGGGACCATGTCTAAGTTCTGGTGGGCCAAACTTAATACCCAGCTCACTGGCTTTTACTGGCCTTCCCATAGAGGCAACCCTATCGTGAGTTTCTTTGTCCACACTTATGTGAGGGGTAAACTTGTAATTTACGGGCTGGCCAAGATGGGAGCCATTTGCGTTTGCTTGTTTTACGTGATCAATTCCCGACCCTTCAAGAGCAAGAACATGTACGTCTTCGCCAAATCTATTTTTAAAAACCTTAGGAGTAACCATAATGTCGTAAGGGTTTGGAGTTTTTAAATTTTCGTTTTGAGCGTAGTCATGAGCATCATCTGCGGTAATCTCTGGCTTATCAAAAAACTTCACCGTAACATGGTGTGGTATCCCGTTAGATCTCATGTGTCTTCCCATAACAGAGACCGGGTACAACAACGCTAGGCCATTGTGAGCCATGTTCTTTTCATGAGATTTCTTTAGAGAATCCATCATTTTTTCTTCTCCTCAGATTTTACTGGAACCTTGTCATATAGAGCAACTACGCTGGACATTGAGGGATGTTTAGAATAGTAAAACCCATGATAGCCGTGGCTTTTGAGTCTTTCATGAAGCTCGTCTGGTGTTGGGTGCCCAGGGTTTACCTGTCTATGCTTTGTTTCTTGTATTAGTTTTTCTCTGAGTCTATGAGGATCTGTAGATAGGTCGTAAAGTTTTACATCTGAAGGCAACTCAACATGATACTTGCTACTAGCCTGACGATGAATATGAGAATCTTCTTCGGGTAGGGGATGGCCGCTTCTATAAAAAAAGCTATGAGGGTGCTCCATAGGGCCACCTCTTTTTGTTTGAGCGTCTGCCCCAGAGCCCATCTTCTTGGGGTCGATCTCTTTTAAGTTTTGCTCATGAGAATAGTGTTCAAGCTTTAAAGACTCATCTTTTGCAGACTTGGAGAATTTTTCTCTTTGTTTAAAAAGCTTTTCCTTGTGAGCTGCCGGTATCAACTTATCTTCAATGTTCTTTTTTAGTCTTCCCCAGATCATTTCTGACCTCCAGGCTTAGTTGGCTTTTTGATCTTGTCTATAGCAGCCAGTGCAGCTTCCATTGCCTTCTTGTGTTTTTCTTTTGATTCTTTAATTTCTTGAGGAGTTTGAGGTCTTTGGGCCTTGTATTTCGCTGCAAGCTTTGCCGACCAGCTTTTTTCAATTTCGGATCGTCCCAAATCTTTGTGTGGCTTAAACGTGCCGTGCCTGACAAAGTGATCAGCACTTACATAACCCACATGAGGGGCGTGCTCAAGAGTTTCTGCACCCTTGATGGGCTTCTTGTCACTATGAGAAACTTCAACATGACCAGTCCAAAAACCAGCGGTGTTTTTTGGATCATTTTGAGCTTCACGAATAAGACCCCTAAGTGCGGCGGTGGCGGGATGTCTTGGGTTGCTTAATACAGAAGAGTGTCCGATGAAGCTAGGTTCCCCAGCGGTTCCAACAGAAATCCATCCTTCGCCCATCTTTTTGTTTACTTCGTTTTCAAGCTCGCCAGGCGTATAGCTAACCTTGGCGTAAGGAGGGAGACTTGCTTGAATTATCTTGTTAGAATGCATCTCATCTGCATTCATAGGATAAAACTTTCCTTCCGGCGATATTACGCCGTGCAAAGGGTTAAGAGAAGATCCTGTTCTTTTTCTTTCCCACTGTTCTTTTTTTAAATCTTCACTTGCCGCCAACTTCTTTGGTTGGGACTGAAATCCAAGCCTTGCCTTAAGTCTGTTTGCAGCCTCTTCCTTCAAACCTCTACCCCTCAAATTAATAAGGGCATTGGTGTCCGAAGCTTGTTGCCATCCCTTTTCAGGATGAAATTTTAAGCTTCCTTCTTGAATCTGCTGTCGTCTGTCTTTAGTATCTTGATTTTGAAGCCTAGATTGACGATCGTAAAAAGCTTTTTTGCCGTTAGCATCTTTACCTTCAACAAAACGTTTTTCTTTTCCAGTAGGGTCATCAAGAACTGACTGGTTAGCAGTAACTGGTTTTGTTTGCTTATTAGCGGGTAGGCCCATTTCTCTTCGTATTGGATTTTCGATAGACATCGGCTGAATTTCACCGCGAGTCTTCTTTTGCTGCATATGACCGTATTTGCTTTGAGAATCTCCCCAAAGACGATCCATCTCAGTTTGAAATTTTGGAGCCGTCATACCCTCTGGAGCAAGGTCAAGATGTGAAAGCTCGTGTACGGCAGCATCTGGAGACGGCTGAGTCTCAAGCTGACCAGAACGCCAGTCAGGTTTTGGATCTACTCGCTTGGTTCCTTTTTCTTTAATCTGAGCCAGGCGCTTCTTTTCTTGAGCCACGCCTTTAGGAGTAAATACGTCGTAAGGCTGACCCTCAATTCCTTTTTGCTCCTTAAGCTTACCGGACTCATCTCTCTTACCAGAAGCTGTTACAAGAGGAAGGCCGTACTTCTTTTGAGCGTATTGTCTAATCATCTGCATCATCTTCATGCGCTTCTCAGACGTTCTAGGAGCATTCGCGTCAGTACCGAACACCTTCTTTCGCTGTTCGCGAACGTTTTTAGACTTCTCAAGCTCAGATGCGGCAAGCTTCTTAGGTTTTTTAGCAGCACCATATGCTGGCTTGATCTGCTTAGGGTCAAAAGCGATAATGTGCCCGAGCTTCTTGTCGTGGATACCGTCAAACCCAGCTCTTTTTATTGCCTGATTTACTTTATGAGTTTTTTCTCCCCACTTTAGATTGTCAAACTTATCGTGGTTTGCGATCTGTCCATAAAGGTTGGAACCGGCCTTATGCTCCTGACCAAGCCTGAAGTGGTCTGGTTCTATGCCTAGTGCCTGATAGACTGCTAGCGCGTGTTTCTTGTTGTAGGGATCAAAAGGTTTATTAACTTGAACATCCGATCGCCTTACGTTTGGAGCAAGCTTAAGCTTTTCGTTGATCTTCTGCTTGTCGTAAGAAAGCATATGATCTGCAAATTTATCCCAGTTTTTATGTTTCGTATCTACGGAGCTAGACAACCCCATCTTAGATGCAACAGAGTCGCGGTATTCTCTATATCCGGGCTCTTTTTGAACCTCAGTAAGTGCGCTAGAGTGATCATTGATCCTAGCAATCTGAGGCTCTGCGTAACTAGAAGCTTCTTCGGGGTCCGTAGCGTAGTATATGCCGGGTCCATAGTTAAGTTGACTCTTAGGGTCCTTCTTAGGCTTCGCATGTTCCTCAAAAGGAACGGTGCTGCCGTGGTATGCGATTGGGGCTTTAGCAAGTTCTTCTTTAAGTTCCTTACCCTGATCTTTGGCCTCTTCTTTAAGTTTTTTCTTAGTAGGATGTTCAAGTACATCTAAAAGCTTCTTATGCTCATCAACAAAATCTTTTTCTGAGATTTTTACATCTGCCTTATCAAGATCCTGTATCTCTTTTAAGGAATCGGACATCATCCTACGGTAATGACGGTGTTTCATTTGTGCCAATCTCCGTTTATGATGTTATCAGGCAAAAGTCCAGCTTTTTGATCAGCATATATCGTTTTAGAAGGATTCTTACGATTATTTTCACCATGACGTCCAAAATTAACTGTATTATTTTGTCCCATCGTTTCGGTAGCCAAAGCCTTCCCTGCCATAGGTGAGTACATAGTCTTGTGATGAAGGTATGCCTCATGCTCTCCCTTTGGACCAAATCCACTTTTTCCACCCAGATGGTGCCCATTTATGTCATGTACTATCCTGAACATGTCATTAGCAAGAAGCTTGTGATCTCCGTGTGTAAACTCCGTAGGCGCAAGCATGGGATGATCAGAACTTGATTGATCACTAGAACCAAACCCAGCCTCTGTTGGAAAATACCAAAGATGCTTGTTGTGTTCTATATCGTGATGCATATCTTTAGAAGTTTTGTATGGGTTTGCCTGGCCTGGTTTTATCTTAGAAATCTTAAATCCAGAACCCAAGATCTTTTTGAACTGATCCTTAGTCTCGCTTATAAGTGCCCCATACGCCGCCTTAACATCGGGATGAGAAGGGTCATGTTTCATGCTTTCATATGCCTGAGCAATCTGTGCTCCATGCTGAGGATTAATCTTTACACCTGAGCCCGGTGTTTTTTCAGCCTTCTCCATCTCAAAGTTATGAGTAAAAGTTTCCCCAGACGGAAGGGTGGTGAAGTAGTCTTTTGGTGCCTTTGAGTGCCACTTAGTTCCGCGACCATGTACGATAGAGCCAGCCTTAGGTCCGTTATTAAAATACATCTTGTGACTATGTCCGTCACTCTCTATGTGGGATTCCTGCCCGGTAGAGTGGGCAAGGTGCCTTGCAAACTGCGCCTGCTCGTCACTAGGATCGCTTATCAAGATACTCTGCTCAGGCTTCCCGTAATGCCCTTTGATCGTATGAACCTTGCCACCACCTAATTTTTCTAGACTCTTAACGGCCACATCGTGAGATACGGGAGAAGATGCGGGGTAACCCGGATTTTCTACCGAAAGAATGATGTGTGGTCTTGAAACTAGGTTTCTCATGATTCCTCTTAGATGTTCGAAAGAAAGTACTTGGCGCTGAAAACCCTCTTAATTTGTCCCATCAGAGTTTTCTTCTTTGCTTCAAGTTCTTGCATCCTCATCTGAAATAACTGAGGCCCAGGATTGCTTGAGCTTTGCCCGATACCGTCTTGAGAAAGGCTCACGGAGGTGTGTAGGTTGTTTGGGGCGATGCTGCTAAGCATTTCCATGGCGGCTATCGTCCCGATAAGCTCATTTACTACAACAGGAACACATCCTGGATCTTTACAAACTCCAGCGGTATAGGTAACCTGCCAGTAACTTGGAATAAAGCCAAACTGGTTAAGTAAGATGCTAAGATATGCGATACCGCCAGAAGCTACTGGGGTGTTCACCGTAGTGCCGCCGAAGTTTGAGAGTAGCGGAATTACGTTGATCTGTCGCTGATGGAATTGAGCAGTCTCAACCCACTGGATCGGCACGTTGAAAATTGTTTGTTGATCAGAGGAAACGATGGAGAAGTCTTCTAAAGAAACGATCGGACCTTGTTCTGTCCTGATATGAATAAATGCCCGGTACAAGTTTACGTCAAAAGGATGCTTTTCCTTAAATTGCTCCGCAAAGATCGGTACGCCAAGCTCAATCTCGGTCTGATTTGTTGCTAGGTTGATCCTATCCTTAAGCTCATCGTTCGTGTAGGTAATTCCAAACCTTTTTGCCAACTCGAGTACGCCTTTTAAATGGCGACTTTTTAACTTCTCTGGGGTGAGTAGGGGCTCAACCCGCTTAAGTAGGCCTGAGGTGCCGTTGGCATGTATCGGGTACGTCGTCGTTGGAAAACTTTTACTCTTTGTGTAGTCTGACATCTTTGATCTCTTTTTTGCTTAGCTTTTTAAGCTGTTCATCTTTTGCTTTAAAACGACCCTTAGAGTTACCAAACCACCTGTGGGTTGTGCATAGGGTGCATCTTACGGAACGTTTTGAGGCACGTCGTCTTTTAGCCATCAGCAACCTCCGTTATCGACACCCTCTACAACGATACCATCGATCAAGGAGAACCTTCGGACCTTGGTACCTTCAGTTAGGGCAAACTGAACGTTCCCGCTAAAAGGAACTTCAGTCGAAGAAAGGTCCACCCGCCAGATCGAGTTATCTAGGGGGCTTGCCTGAACGGCGCTTTTTACTAGGGTCCCAGCCGTATTCAGGGATGGAAAGGTCACAACAACAGAATAGGATGGGTCGGTAGGAAGGTATCTTAAGCCGTCCTGGTCAAGGTCAACTAGTTGAAAATAAAGGGAATTGTCCTCATCTTTACGGACATTCCACTCGGTTGCATAATCAAACTGGTTGATGTTTGCAAAATTTTTAATCGGTTTGGCGTATAATCTCACAGTGCCTCCAAAAGGGTTCTCTGTTTAAGATTGCCATCGACCCTTGACTTCATAATATCACAAAGGGTAGTATTGTAAATACGGAGGCTGACGTAAATCTTAGCTACGGGTTATTTAATAAAAACAAGGAGTTAGAGGATGCTTAAAATTGAGTTCGAAGGCACTGACGGCGCAGGGAAGACTACGGGTCTTAAATACTTTATTGAGGCCGCACAAGCCAGGGGTTTGAAGGTCGTTGAGACCCGAGAGGTCGGGAATCCACATATCCAGTCTTGCGTCAAGATGCGAGAATTCGTTTTAAACCCAGAAAGCAACCTTCGCGGCGAATCCATGGAGCTTATCTTCTCGGCCATGCGATACGAGAACGACGCCTGGTTCAGATCCTTGGCCGAAAGCTCAAACATACCACACCTGGTTGTTTCTGACCGAGGCTGGTATAGCCACCTTTCCTACACTGACCATAACGTTTCGGAAGAGTTTACTAACAGCCTGTATAACGGACTTCTTAAGAACAGCACCCTACTACCGGACGTGGTAATCTACTTCTCGGTCAACACTGAAACCGCACTTGCTCGCCGGATCAAGCGTGGAGAGGGTATGGACGTCATAGAAATGAAGGGCGTTCCTTTTCAGGAGAAGGTGCGATCTAGTTTTCGCAAGTATATCGATCAGGATAAGTTTAATGGCACCGCCACGCAGTTCTACGAGATCGACGCAAACCAGGACATTGAGGGCGTTCGTAGGCAGCTTGACGCCGTTTTGAACGATATGGACAATATCCTTGCCCACTCTCATGCGGCCCATGTTGGCGGTCTATAAAATAAAAAAGGGCCGCTAGTTTCCTAGCAGCCCCTTAGTATACTAATTTGATATAGTATTAAGCCATCAATTTAGCAGCTTTAAGAGCGGCAAGGGTAGCATCGATCTTAGCTTCGATAGCATCCAAGCGAGCTTCTGCAGCGGCGCGTTGAGCCTCAACAGCGGTGCGAGCTGCTGCGAGGTCGGCAAAGCTTCCTGGGACTGCAGGGAGGTTTGCTGTAACGCCCAAAGCTGCGATAGAGGCAGCCTTAGCATTTTTACCAGCGTCGATAGCGGCAGCGATTTCTGCTGCAGCTTTACGATCACAGATTGCGGATTCGAGTCTTCGTTTTGCGTCTTTTGACAGTGCCATGATTCATCTCCTTTGTTATCGATAATCAGGTACCACTGGTTAATTCCAGGGAACCAGTCATGTTACCTATATAAGATTATTGCTCGATTTCCAGTACCCATCGCTTCTTGCCGCAATCCCAAATCCTAGCATACCCAAGGCTTTCGGCCATCTCCTTCTCAGTAGCCCCTACCGCACCCAGCCTAGCTAAGGCTGCCTTGGTGCAGGATTGCTTGGAGACACGCCCGGCTTGCTTAACGTAGCTATAGTCCCTCCTAAGCTCCTCTTCAAGCTTAAAGCCACAGGCCCGGTATACGTCACCCTGGGACCACCTGTTGTCGGACCAACTTACCATCTTCGTAAAACCTTGTTTTTTAGCCCACCCTATTGCTACACACAGAAGCTTTGAGGATCCTCCTGACACGGTAACCCCATCCTTAAAACATAACCTATCCAACACCACTTCACCGTTAGCTGAGCGCCTATGATGCCTACCTAGACTCATAACACCTACCAGTTCATCCTCATGCCAAAGCCCTAGATAGACCATGCTCCTAATGGCAGCACCTTGTATATGATAGTTTTCCATGAAGGTCTTACCGACAAGGGCAGGTATGATCTTAACGGTGCATTTTCGACCGTGTAGCTTCCTATCGCTAACACCAAGTGTAGCCTTAAGGAAGTTCTTAACCTGATCCTGCCTATTCAACCACTCATCCTCAAATATCGTTATCAGACGAATTCCCGCAGCATTGGCCATCTTCATCTTGTCCAGGTGGGTATTATCGTCTATGAACAGGTCTGAGTGCCAGTATATACCGCAGTACTCGATACCGATCTTCTTGCTCTCAACGTAGATGTCAATCTCCTTGGGTTTTATTGCTTTCCTGTCGTTGTAGGAAACTTTTAAGCCAATACTTTCTAAAAACTCTTTAACACCAACTTGTCCGGTTGACTCCTTGACGTTTAAAAGGCTCTTCTTTCCCTGCCTATTAAGTACTGCTACTACGGAGGCCGGTACCAATCCGTACTTTACAGCCAAACCAGAAGCTGTGCCTAAACCTAATTCTATGTCCTTCTCAATGAGTTTAATTTTTTTGTAAAACTGTTCCTCAGAAAGTTCCATATGGCCGCTTCTCATGTGGGACATATGGTCTGGGTTTTTTAATGCCTTACCTTTTTGAGAATTTTTAGTCTTAACGGCAGTGTCTAAGAATAGGTTGTTTTTCCTTACTATCTCTTTGACCTTATTTATGTCTACCCCAGTTTGTTTAGAAATCAAAAAGTTTTCAACACCCCTACTCTTTAGGTCCTTAACTTTTTGAATATCATCTTCGGAGTACTTAGTACGGCTCTTACTCAGGAATGCACTATAACATTCTACAGAGCATGTTTTATACTTGTTCTTCTTTACACCATCGCTATATTTAGGTACAAAGACAATCCCACATATTGTGCATGGTCTGGACCTATCTATAGGCTTTCTGAGTTTTAGCTTATTAATATGATAATTTATAGCGGATATTGTTAGGTTCAAATCTAAGGCGATCTTCTCAGCAGTATCCCCTTTGGGAAACCTTTCTGCAACGATCCGTTCTGTAGTTTGATCCTTAGCCTTCATCATATTAAGTATATCATACCTGTCAAGGTTGATCTAAAGCCAAAATAATCAATTTTGCATAAAAAAGGCCCCGGTTGTCAGAGACAACCGAGGCCAAATTTCTTAACTAAATCAACTAATTAAAGCTGACCGTCAATATTGTCGATCAAGACGTTTTTGCGAGGTTGGAGACCAGCCAAGCAGAGGAAACGGAAGTGCGCTTCAGGCAAGCTGAGATCGCTAACAGCAAGTTTGAGCTTGCTGTAAGGAGCCAACTGATGAAGTGACCAAGTGTCCATCTGGAGGAGGTAGCCAGTGACCGAGCCAGGGCTACGATTGCCGAGGTCACGGAACACAGGGTTTCCAAGGGCTTGCTTCACGCGACCGATGAACTTAGCATCGGCAGCCGAACCACCAACGTCCGAACGATACACGTTGTAGTATTTGGCGTTAGCAACAGCCGTGATCGTGAGATCAACAGCATCGCCAGCCGAAGCTACAGCGCTAGAAATCGAAGGAGAACGAAGTGATTCACCACGCTCGTTAGCAGCAGTTACGTAATAAACGTAGCTACCAGCTTCGAGCAGCGATCCAGCAGCCAAGACTGCAGCGTCAGAAGGAGCAGCAGGAGCTGCTGGGCTTCCAGCGCGGGCCTTAGCAGGACGCGTTTTGCCAGAGATGAAGCGCGAAGCTTCAAGACTGACAGCGCCCGAACTGGTCCACTGTTGGCGGAGAGCAGCGCCGCTAGCTTCTTGAGGAGAGCCAGCGAGAACGATGCGTTCCTTAGCGTGAGAGATCTTGTTGTATGCGGACAACGAGATCGGATCAAGCATGAACTTATCGGCATGACCCATGTTCATTGCTGAACGGACAGCCGAATCTTCGATGATGGATTGCGTGAGCGATCCGTCAGCCGAAAGAACGACCGATTGGTCAGAGCCGTACTCAGCGAACATGAGATCCTGAGTAGAAGCTTGAGCGTCAGATTGGCGAACTTGCTGATCCAAACCGAACATGTTCGGGAGGGCAGCAATTGCGCCTGGGTTACCGTCGAAAACACCAGCGTTAGAGAAATCAGACATACCTTTAAGGATGTCCAACTCGATATCGCCAACGATTTTCTTAGCAGCATCTTCCGATGCGCGATCTTCAGCTTTTACGCCGTCGAAAGCACCGATCATGTTAGCAGCCACTGTGACACGACGAGTCGTGCTGTAGTAGGCCATTGGTACCACCGCACGAATGTAGTCACTGGTGTCTTCTTCACCAATACCACCTTCATACTGGGCGCTTCCGCCGAAGGTACCGTAGCTAAGCTGACGGTTAAATTGAACAAGTTGAGATTTAGCGTCTTCGATTTTCAACGCCTTCTGCAACTTGATGTGCTCGTCACCAAAAGTGACGTTTTGCATGACTGGAGAGAGATCTTCGTGCTGCAATGCTGAGCCCTGAACCAGAGATCCAGGAGCAGCATTGTAGCTACCCGCTTCCAGCGCCTTAATGAGTGCTTGCAGTTGTTCCATTGTATTTGCTCCTTACTGCGTTAACAGGTGCTTAACTACTTCAATCCCTGCGTTCTTGAGGTAGTATTTGTTGATTGCTTCACGATCAGCTTTGGACAACGTAGGGTCCGCTGCTTTTCTTGACAAGATTGCTGTGATTTCAGACTTTTTCAGATCTTTAGCTTCAGGCTTTTTATCTTCAATCTCGGACTTTTTAACGTACTCGATTGAGGTTACAGCCTTACGCGTAGGACCCTTCTTAGTGAAATAGCCATTCATGGCCGAAACGACTTCCTCAAGGTTTTTCTTGAGTTTTTCGTTCTCTTCCTTAACTCCATCAAGTTCTTTAACCTTAGCTTCTAGCTCAGATTTCTTGATAGATTCAGCATCTTCAGACTTTGCGAGAGGCTGTTCAACAGCTTTCTCTTCAGATTTCATCACAGACATATCTCCACATTTCTCCATCCAGCACTTTTCCATAGCGCCCTTATGAAGATTCAACTCAGCTTTAGACATGGCACCGTACATCTTGTGCATTTCAGCCATATCGTTTTCGTCGTAATCGTGATGTTCTTCGTCTTCTTTCTTGTCTTCTTTCTTATCTTCTTTCTTGTCGTCGGCTTCTGCCGATGCTTCCTTAGCTTCGTCTTCTTTTTTGTCTTCGTGCTTTTCTTCGGATTTTTCATCCTTCTTTTCGCCTTCAGACTTGTCTTCAGATTTAGCCAAAGTTACTTCGGGTTTAGCCTCAGACTCAGTCTTAGCCAAAAAGAGATCGAACTCTTTTTCAACATCGGACACTAATTTTTCAAAATCAGCTTGAGTCAGTTTCATAGGTAAACCCTCCTTAGGCATTTAATTAAACGCCCTTGGTGGGCCAACGAAGATCGTCGAGTTCCAAAGCGGGTGTGGCAGCGTCGATTGAAGAGAAAGTAACAGCCGTTGATGCAGCGATTTCTTTAACTTGGATCTTAACGCCATTGCGAACAAGTTCGAACATCGCAGTTTCGATGTCTTTCTTGTCTACTTGCCCAGTTTCATAAGCAAATTCACAAACGTGTGGTGCATAAGCGTTGAGGCCGTTTCCGAAAACATCTTTCGAAACAGCGTCAATTTGCTTAATGCGAATTGCGAGTACAGGTTGACCAGCAGCTTCATTCGCTCCACGCGAAAGAAACAATGCAGGATAACCTTCAGTGTCCCGTGCTTCACGAACCGTATTAACACGACCAGAACCCGAACCTGCGGTTCGAATTTCCAGACGCTCTTTGAGTTCACGAATCAGGGCTTCGGCTTTAGCAAGATTCTTGATTGCCATTTTTTAGCTCCTTCTGATTGGTTAGTTGACTAAGAGGGTCAGCTATTTAACAAGTAAGTAGCGGAATCTCTTGACTTATATGTTAAAGTATCTTATTATAGAAAATTTACTACAATTTCAAGTACTTACAAGCCATTTTTGGTCTCAGATCTTTTGAACAACAATCTTACGAATTAAAATTTCAAGGACAACAATCTTGATATTGTAGGATTGGAAAAATATGAACAAACCATCTCAGCGCGGAACCTTCATTCACGGAGTAGCAGCCTCAGAGCACATGGACAGCTCTGGAGAGCGCATCATAGTAAAGGGAATGGACATCTCGTCTTTAGAGCGCGGTGAGGGAGTCCTTAATTGGGAGCATAAGAATGAAAACGCCTCCCATATTGTAGGCAAGATATTGAAAGCAAAGAAGATTTTCTCTGAAGAAGATTGCGAAGATCAGAACCAGCTCCACTTTTGGAACAAAGGCAAGGCCCCATTCGTTTACATAGTTGGCGAGCTTTTTGACGGCGTTGGCCACCAGCAAGCTCAAGAAATTGCAGCAATGCTTAAGTATGATTCTATGTCTAGATCAGAAGGTACCTCTAAGAAGAATACTATCAATTTTTCTGTAGAAGGTGCCAAGCTAGAAAAACAAGGGAACGACATCGTAAAGTCTATCGCTAGAAAGGTAACCGTCACAGTTACCCCATGCAATAAGGCAGCCGTAGCCGAGGAAATGCTACAGCAGCCTTCCGAGCCGGTTCAAAAAAACTCAAACCCCCTAAGCGGTATGTTCAAATCAGAAGAATCTCAAGAAATTAAGGTTTTAGAAAAATACGAACCCGAAATGATGGAGAAAACCTGGAAACCAAGTATAAGCAACACCAAGGGCGCAGGTCACGTTGTTTCTTTTACTCACCCTGAGCATGGCATCGTTACGGTTCATCAGCAAGGCGGCCAGTTTCATGTCAAACACGCAGGAAGCTTGGCTGGACTAAAAGGCGTCAAGGGTTCGTTTGGAAGCGCCAAGGAAGCTCTTGGGCATGCAAAAGCATATACCCAAGCAGTTTCACAGGGTACGGTTGCACCTAAGCAGATGCACAATATACCATCTGGAGCTGCAACCGGAGGAAAACTCAAAAGTTCTCAAGAAGTTAAGCCTTCTCTTAAGAAGGCAAAAGAGATCTGGCATCATGCTGGTTGGAATTTTACAGAGACTAAGCATCCCAAAACTCCTTCAGACCACAAGGCATACCACCTAGTACACAAGGAATCCGGCAAAACTGAGACCCTGTTTGCTAAGCACCCTAAAGAAATTGGCAGTTTCATCGACAAGGAAAACCTAAAGATGAAAAGCGTCAAAAAGAACCTAGGCGCAGCACCCGGCGCTCTTACTGGTACGGCAGCTCTTACCAGGGAAGATCTTGTTAGGAAGATGAAGAAGTCTATCGAAGAAGCTTTTTCTACCTGGCCTAAAGCAGAAGAGCTTGTTAAGTTTATACAACACAAAAGGCCAGACCTTACTAAGTCCGAAACAGTTGCATTGGCAAAGATGATGGCCTGGAAGAAAACTAAGAAGGCTGAAGAGGCTCTTAAAGCTTTAACAGCTTCTGAGTGTGAACCCACCCATGAAGGATCTGAAAAAGAAGAGCTTCAAAAACCTTATAGGTCAGAAGCACAACGTCGTTGGGCTCATACCCCAGCAGGCAAAAAAGCCCTAGGTGGAGAAAAAGCTGTCAAGGAATGGGACAGTGCAACAAAAGGTAAGAATCTGCCTGAAAAGATAAGCAAGGAAGAGCTTGCACAAGACTCTAAGATGAAAAAAGCCAAGGGTCCTTGTTGGGAAGGCTACGAGAAAGTCCCCGGTAAGGCAGACTATTCTAAGGGTAGCTGCAAGCCTGCCAAAAAGTCTGAAGAAGTTGAGAAGAAAGATAAGCCGTTTGAAGACTATAACCCTAAGAAGCACTCAAAAGAGGGCGGCTTGAACGATAAGTATCGCGAGAAGTATAACAGGGAAAATGGTTCTCATCTTAAGCGTCCGGTTACAGGAAAAGCTAAGCCAGGATCTGAGGCTGCTGGGAGACGCAAGTCTTTCTGCGCACGCATGTCTGGGGTTAAAGGTCCAACTTCAAAAGACGGAAAATTAACCCCTAAAGGCGCGGCACTTAAGCGCTGGAAATGCAGCTAAGGCTTAAAGAATCGTCCGCCAGGCCCAGGCTTCCTGTTATCTAGATGAATCCAAGTAGCTCCCTGGCCATTATTCTCCATACGAACACCCAGCTCTTCAAGCTTAGGCGTTAAGATACTCTTAAGCTCGTCGCAGTTTGCCCCAGGAGACCCCTTACCCATGTCTGCAGACCAATCACATGCGGCCACAAGACTTCCGTCCTCGTACTTTCTAGCCATATGAATTGACATACGAGCACCGCCGATCAATACGTTGTATTCTGGGGATCTAAAAGCTACGTGAACCTTGATAGGCTTACCAATCAGTTCTCTAACTGGGTCCATAACTTCTGTAAAAAGTTTTACGAGAGCATCTTTAGAGTCTTGTGTTAGGCTATCCTGCTCTGGATTTGCCAGTCTGTTCCATTGCGGTAACCAGATAGCGTTTTTTACAGTAAAGTACCGAGAAATTTCCGCATTTGGATCAGTCCAATCTATACCTTGAGGCTTTTCTTTTTTTTCAGAAGGATCAGGTTGTGGGGGAGTAGGCTGTTTTGGCTGCGGCTGAGCAGCTTGGACTTCCTGTTCTTGATTTCCACCAAAAAACATTTGGAGTATCTGAATTAAGATTTTTAACATATCATTCTTTCTGCTTTTCGTATTCGTTATGGTCTGGAGATATGTAGGACACCATACCGTTCTTGAACCCAAAACCAGGAGTTAGCAGAGTGAGGGTACAGCGGCAATTTCCAGTAACTATACCGTTCGCCGTAACAGAATTGGTCATGGGCTCCGTCAGACAGTAAGTTTGAATCTTACCAATAGCTTTAATAGACTTAACCCTAGTTGTCCGCCAGAAAAATCTAGACTTGTTTTCTTGCTTACCGTTTTCTATGAAAGACAATAACTTGTCTTGTTTGGTCTTAACACCCATACCTATCTCAACAGAGAACAGCTCACATTGCTCATTACCACCGATAACAAGTCTCCAGCAAGGCTTCCTAGCCGTATCAAAATTATCGCCGTTTGCGTAAGTTATAGTTTTATTTATTTGATCAGACCCGTGGTTAAAAATTCTAGACACTATTCCGTAATTAGCTAAGAGCAATTGAATTTCTTTTAAGAATTCTAAGTCATTTTGTGCCAAAACTACCGAAGAAAGCTCTGAGTGCCCATCTGCTGCATATAGACCTCTTAAAAAAGCCGATACGGTCTTCTTGTCAGCAGTCCAAAGTTTCTTAGGAACACGCTTTGGTTTTTTCGACAGGCCAAATTCTTCCTTAAAAATATTAGCAAGAACAGTACTGTTGAAGGTAGCCCTAGGAACACTGTACTTTTCATTGGGAGGAAAAATCCTAAGATGTTCGCTTATCTTCTTAAACGATTCCTTAGAGTAATCAGATAGGAAGTTTTTAGCTTTTTGCAAAAGATTTTCACCGTAGGGTATGTCTTCGCCAAAAAAATTCCATTGAGCTGTTTCACCCATTACGCCGTCACCCATTAGGTTACCCATCAACTCGGCGAGGTCTTCAAAGTTATCTTTTCCAAAACCCGACTCCCCAGACAGTAGAGGAATCTTATCGCCCACTTTTAAGTCTACGGCTCTTACCTTTTTGCCCATACCGTCATCATCGACCCACATTTCATGGCCTTCAGAAACTTTTAAGGTATGACCACTCTCAAGCTCTATCTCATAACATTCTTGAACCCCAGTATCGTATACGGTAGTGGCTTCCATAAACTTAGAACCGCTCTCATGTCTGTTTAACCAGACCTCACCGGGAATAGCCTTACCGAACTGATTAGAGGGAGATTTTCTGTTAACAACCCTCTTATCGACGGTGACCATGACGTTCTTTTGAGTTTTAAATAATTCTTCAAAGGCAAATACGCCCTCGGAAGTGTACAGGAGTGTGTCTCCGGTAAAACAATGAGGATGTAACCCAGCAACACTGGGGAGATCCTCACCCTTCTTGTGATAAGAGTACTTAAGCTCGCTCATCTTCCAGACTTTCGGAGTAACCTTATCTGGCATCATGTGAAGTCTTAAGCATTCTTCGCAAGTTTGCTGGTCTCTAACCACAACAAAAAATACGTTTGGGTCAGATTCTCCTGTAGAAGCACCAGCTCTTGCTATGTTCATGAGCTTGCCCATGTTCCTAGTCTTGGTGGATTCTGCTTCAGAGATAGTCTTTAGATGTTTTCCGGCAACAACAAGAGAGTTCGTAATTCTGTCTCTTATTTCTTTTTCGGTAGGCGCTTCGCCTTTTGCTCTCGCCTCTTTTACGTAGGAGTCAATAGACTCGGTAAGATTTGCCTTTGTTTTACTCTTAAGAGACTCGATGTAGTCATGGGCAGTAGAAAGCAAGTTCTTCATAACCTCTTGTTCTTTTGGAAGAGGTCTTGAGCCTCCTAGAGCCTGAACAAACAGGTGGGCAAGAGTCATGTTTGGATTGTAACTAAAAAGTATGGACTTCTTGTTACGAAGAGGGGGAATATGGCCAAGAAGTCCGACCGCCACTCGATCAAACATCTCTTCTACGATTTTTCCCAAAGCTTCTTTGGTGTTGTTACTTATGCCGCGCAAGGGTTATTCCCCTTTCGTAAGCGCTTCGACTCCCAAAGTTTGCATCGCTTGGCTGGTAGTTTTTGTCGTTTCCGATTCCCATTTTTTCATGATGTCTTCAACGATCTTTTCCTGCATAGACAGATTGCTCTTATCATTTGCGGTCAAATTTGCAGAAGCTTTTGCGGAAAACTTAATAGGAAGAGACTTAATCGCTTTTAATGATTTGGTAAGACGAACGTTAGTTTGAAAATTCTTGATCTTATCAAGAGATTTTTTTAGATCATCCGAAGAGATTTCACCTTTATTAACAAGGTTTTCTAGTTCGCTAATATATTGATCAAGTTCCTCAGGTTGTGGACCACCCTGGGCAGACATATCTTGTTGGCCAGCATCTTCTTGAGGCGCAGCCTGAGACTGGTCTTGGCCTGGCACCATACCGCCCTGAGTAGCAGCCATCATCTGCTGAGCCTGTTGTTGCGCCTGTTGTTGTGCTGCTTCCGAAGCACCTTTTTCGTACCCCATCCTGAAAGCGGCGTCCATAGATGACACCATCTTAGCCCTAAGATCTAGGTATTTCTTTTTATAATCTACTGAGTCTCTCATGTTTCATCCTCATCAATATGATCTTGAATCATCATTCGTAACAGCTCATACGCATATGGTCTGGATGCATAATAAGCCTGAACAGCTACGGGGTTTACCTGCATAAGTATCTGCATATGCTGTAACCAAAACGGGTCTCTCATGAACTGAAGTGTTGGATCTACCAACGCCGCAGGATCTTCCATAAAAGCTTCTCGAACTTCAGCTACCTTAAGTAGTTTATCAGCAATAAGCTGATATCTCTCGTTGAAAGGTACAGAGCCTCCAAGCCTTTCGCCAATAGGATGCTTATCAACATCACCCAAAACTTCGTCGTAGGTCATGTGAAGAGGCATATCCTGTTGTAAACGGAGAGACTCCTGTTCCCGACTCTGAGCATCTAAGCCGGAAAGCTGAATGTAGCATATCTGAGCTAGTTCTGGATCAACAATTGGAAGTAGTTTTTCGTTAAAGAAAGCTTGAAACTTTAAGATCAAGGGACGAAGCCCGGTATCTCTGGCTGCAGTAAGCTTAAACTCGTTACTAGATTCCGAAAGAGTTTGTTGATTGGTACCGCGAGAAAGGTGGCCATACCCAGGAAGTTCATCTGGGGAGATGTTGAAGGTAGACAGGATGTTGCGTGCAACCTGATCGTATAAGAACTGAAATTCTCCATCTCCAGCACTTGAAACCATGGGTAACCAGTTGACGTCATCTTCTGGTCCCACACCAAAGACAGGTGCTCTGAACGAGTTATTGACGTTATTGATCGAGGCCATGAAATCTTGACGGATCTTTTGGATAGTACCTTGATCAATCTCTTCAGACTTTACGACCAAGATACCCTTTGCGGCTCTTCCATTTTGAAAATATAGTCGGTTGTAAGCATCGATAGACAAGTGCGTAGTAATAGAGCTAATACAAGTATCGATCGGGGTTACCGGATATCCAGCGTGCTCGATGTCCGTTGAAGGAAACATGTTATAGACAATCAACTCTTCTGGAGTAAAAGCTTGAACGGGAGTACCGTCTACGTTTTGAATGTAGGCGTAATTATCTTCTTGAAGTTGTTTAAAATCGATATCGATCTTGTCCCCGGTAACTTCCTGGAGTCTCTTGATAGATCCGTCTCGGACAGCCTGGGCTCCAAAATCGCCGTTTCTAACAACGTTATAGATAGTCCCAGCGTCAACTGGCCTAAACGAATGAAACTTCTTATTATCGTGATCTCCGTTGTAAATTATCTCAGTTGCAAATCTTCCAAAGGCAAGACCGTTTCTAGCTTGCTGATCGAGGAAATCTGACAAGCTCATGTGCTCATCTGGGCTTAGTCCCTCGTTACTTCCGCAATTAAGAATGAGCTTTTCTAATCGCTCAATTCTTTCACGGATCTTTGCCATCTGCTCCGGCTTAATGTACTGTTCAAATTCTGGCTTGATATCAACTTCAAAACCGATATCGAAACGATCCTTGCGCTTATGGCCATGCATAGCCATCGTGTTTCCACGGGCACGCAAGATAGAAGCAACCAGATGGTTCTGGATGCGGATCATCTTAATAACTTTGTCAGGTAGTAGTCTTCGCTTTGTCTTATAAAGTCCGGCGTAGTCAGATGTTTCTACAGGATCTTCGTAAAAAGCAAGCTTTACTCCACCCTTATTCTTTTTCTCTTGTCCGGCGAGAAGCGGAACGTTTTTCATCATAGATGAAAACGGACCTTCTCCTTCACGAATTGAAGATTTCTCAAGAACGCCCTGGAGCTGGTCTTCTAAGGACTGAGATCCGTTAGGATCAAAATCTACCATCACTTGACGGACAGACTTCTTTTCCTTTTCTGGATTCTTTTCGTCTGAAGATTGATTATCTGACATATTACTCTACCGATGCGCAGTAAATATTTGCAACTTCTAAACTATCGTTGGTCACCACTAATGACCAGATGGTCTCGATCTTAAAAAGCATACCGGGCTTAATATCGGAACCAGAGACTAGAGGCTCAACCTTTCCTTGCTGCGCACCATTTGCTTGGATGCTAAGCTTCTTGTCTGTTTCTATGTATATCACCCTTTTGGCCTGACTGTAAATAGCCACCGAGTTTGTGGTAACCGTCTCTTCTGGAAGAGAAGAAGTTGAGTAAAACTCTACGAGATTATCCTGAGCATAAGAAACCTCGTACGATCCTTGGGTAGAGGGTGAGAAAGCGCCAAATATGCGAATCGTATCCCCAGCCTGAACGCCCGAAGCACCAAAGATGCGGATCTCGTCCTGAAAAGATGCCCCTAAAACAACACCAGACTCCACTACGCCCCCGCTGTTTTCCACGGAAAGGCTGGTTGCGGTTCTAGCGATTATCGTAAAAACTCCACGGTTGGCTGTCGAAAATACAGATCCAAGACTAACCTTGTCTCCAACAACAACAGAGCCTACGATGAGATCTAAAGGGGTGCCGCCAGTGCTAGCGAAGGTCAAAACGTTGCCATTCTTTGTTACCGACACCTGAGTCGTGGCATCAGCACCAGTATTTCGTGATGCACGAAACTGGGGAGCAGTGCCACTCACATGCTTCAGCACATAGGTACTTGTGGTACCGGGTTTCAGCGAAAGCTGATACTGCGTAGTGCCATCTTGAAGCAGGGTTCGGGTTCCATCGAATACCGTTCGACTTTCTCCTGGGGCTAAAGAAAACTGTGCGCTTTGAGGCTTCTCGACTGCGATACCTTGAAAATCCCTAGCCCACTTTATAACGTTCAGGCTAGGATTATTGGACGAGTTGGCGTCGAGGTAACTATTTATATTTAAAAGGAAATTTAATTTTGCCATTTTTACTCTTTAGCTCCTAGATTAAAGATTGCGGCTCACATGTCCCAAATCAGACCGCGCTTCTTTTTAACAGTTTCCTCAGTCTTTACGCCAGTTTCCACAACCCTAACCCTTATTTCTTGACTTAATTGCTCAGCCATAGTAGGGTGTTGCCGACCTTCTTGAGGATTATCAGAACCAATTATGATCTTATTTGAGTTCTTGGGTCCGTGAACGTTCTGCCCTATGTATCGTAAACTGTCCATAACGTCGGCGAATTCCTCGTCGTCAGGGTGTTTGGTGGGGTTTCCGGCATTGTCTAGTTTGAAATGGTGAACCTTAAATCCCTGTATGATCTTACGGTTCTCTTCCGTATTTATGACGAAAAGCCGTCTTTGACCCATAGTGTCTACGATCTGAGAGCGTATAGCCTCAATGCCCCCAAGAACGTCCTTTGTAAACTCTGGGCCTTTCATACCAGCCTTTGTAAACGTCTTGATGTTTGAGGGAGATGCTTGGTCATAAAACCACTTTGAGATCCCGTACTTTTCTTGAAAACGCAACCCTAGCATCTTAAAATCATGAATTTCTAGTCCGGGGCTACCAAACGTCTCTACTATCAGGCTATAGCCACTAGACGTTACTGCCATGACGACTATCGTCGCCTCATGGGTGTATCCCCAGTCAACCCCAGCGTAAAACCTTGCTTCTAGTTTTTTAAGGGTTTGTATCAGCTCATCAAAACTAGCCCCACTGACCTTATCTCCAGTCAAAAGCTCCAAAGCCTGATCTACGCTTAAAACGTTCTTGTGAGTATCAAATCTTGGATACACCAGACCCTTGGAGGAAGGTTTCCAACACATCAACTGGGCTTCGGCCATGTCTGGACTAACCTTTTTGAAAGATTTTAGAAGGGCCGCTATTGGTTTGTATAGGTTCTTAACAGATGACTCCGGCTTATCGGCTAGCCTAGTCTTACAAACTGGCAAAAGTTTACAACCCAAGCACCCTGGGTGCGCCTCAACTTTTTCCCAATCGGCTTTTTCTTGTGGGTGCTTAGCCTCAAACTCCGCAGGCGTTATGGTAGTCAGCGGAAGCTTCTTAGCCACGTAAGCGGTGATTCTAGACCCGTCTGCGTTCGGCTGAAACCTGGAGGGCTGGCATTTCTCAGCTATATCTATGATGTTCCACCTAAGGATCTTCTCTCCAGTTTCCTTAGCATCGTTAAGCTCTTTTTCCATGAGTCCGAACGCAAACTTTCTTGTTGAAAGCTTAACTGTGATGGGTAGTCTTCCTCTTTCCATACCAGGAATGAGTTTTGACTCCTCGTAAGCGACCGGATCTCGGATAACGTCGATCTCATCGACAAACATCAGGTTCGTGTGAGGCCCGTTAGCGCCAGCCATAGAGCACACGACCACAAGAATATATGGCCTGTGCCCTTCTGGGGTCTGGAACTCAAGCATCGTTTTGGATTCCGATACCTGTTTCCACCCGTTATAATCTATGTACGGCTTTAGTTTGTTCAAAAACGAAGTAATATACGCAACGGCTTTGTCCGACTGTTTCAGAATAGCCGCCATGTGCGATATGGTTACCTGGAAATGCAGTAAAAGTAAAACTTCCAGCATAGCAGCAGAGAGGGTCTTATAGGCTTCTCGAGCTGAAAGCATGATAAAGCCATCAACCTCTTCGCCCTTATTGTCCCGGACGGCCTCGTAGATCTGCCACGCAGCGTCTAGAGGGTTAGAGTTTGAATCTGGATCAATCGTATCTCCAACCATCTCGATACCAAAATAAGCGCGATACCAGTCCCTGAGCTGCTCCTTGTTTTGAAGCACCCTGAGAAGGTTTTTAGCCTTAAGCTTTTCTGCGGGATTACTTAGGTCTACCATTATGGTCGCTGATCTGCCTCGTTAACAAACTGTTCTGGACTATCTACAGCTCTTTTAAAAGCCGCATCATCCTTTGCTTCACTTCGTTCAAAAGCTTCATCTCTAGGATATGCAACCATACCACCAATAGTTCCCATAACCGTTGCGATCGAGGCTGCGTTTTTGAGAGCTTCTTCAACCGCTGGGGCGGAGTCAAATACGCCAAGCTCTTCTGCTTTTCCAAAAACTTGATTTTCTACATCGTATACCAGGTCTGGATTTTCAATCATCTTCTCTGTGATCGCCATAGATTCGTCACTAGTATACCCAGCATTCTCCAGCAATCGGTTGATCGGTGTAAACAAGGCTGGGATTATGATCTCTTGAACAACCTCACTAGCCTCTGTTTCTCCAAGCTCGACCGCCAGGTCAATCAATACCCGGCATCCTCCAGGCAAAGCGCCCTTTGAGATCGCACTTCTTACCGCACAAACCGCATCCTCACATCGATCGTGCGCTTCCTTAAGCTCACCGTTAGATCCACCAAAGATCGTTAATTTTGCGATACCGTTAGTGATCTTGCCAAGACGCTCCTCAATCCAGATCTGCTCTGCTTGGCTTTCGGCGTGTTCTTTTTGTTTTTTAAGCTCATCCGCCCGAACTTCTACGTTCATCTCGTCAGGGTTACCTACGATAGTGCTTCTGAATCTATAAGATTCAAACATCTCCATATTAGCCCCAAGGTCATTTGGAGTTGCCTCCGAAACATTGTCCTTCATCCCAAAGATCTTTGCTCCGGTAAAAGCCGACACGTCCATAAGAAATTGTAATTGGGAGTTGATGAACTGCGCCATGGGAGTGACAACCGGAACGATGTTCATGGTGTTAGGGTTCGAGAAGTTGTATGCGAGTTGCGTCAAGACGTGATCGCTAAACCCATGAGCAATAATGACAAGATTCTTATACTCTGACTTTCCTTCTTCGACGTAAGCTTTTCCTAGTTCTTCAAAAAGTCTTGAAAACATTACGATGTCGTTCATCCGACCATCGTAAAGAAGAAAGAGAGGCTTATCCAAAGCGCAGCGTTGGTTTGCTTGATCGTTAATAAACGCCGTGTGAAACTTGCCAATAGATTCTTCGTAACCGATAGGAATAGGAAAACCTTCGATCAAACCAACCTCGTATCCGTAAGGACCTGAAAGTTCCTTGATCGTCACATGTGAAGACTCTCCGTAACCCACAAGCTCAAAAGCTTTAATGACAGCGGTCGCCATGTCCTCATCCCCGTTCGCAGATATCTTGGCGACCATCTTGAGAAGATGCTGATTCTCGGTATCAATCTTTATCGCTTTTTCCCGGATCTTTGGAACCAGCTTTTCACGGACGATCTTAGACATCTCGCGAGCAGCCTTTTGAGGGCTGTATCGTGGGTTGTTATTACAAAAATCATAAAGATAGCGAACCATAGCCGCAGATAGGATGGTCGCTGTCGTGGTGCCATCTCCCGCTTCACTAGCCGTTCTTTGCGCAGAATCTCGGGCCTGCTCGATGATCAGGTGCTCGTAGGAGTTAGAAGACCCTAAGGCTTTAAAGACGGTGACCCCGTCCTTAGTGTTCTTGTTTGGAATGCCAGGGTAATCGCTCTCAATCAAAACGTTTCTTCCGCCTGGGCCAAACGTGGAACCCACTATCTCACTGATACGCTCCATTGTAGATACTACGATCTCTTGAAGTTTTGTCTGGTCCGACACGAAAATCTTAGGACTTGTCTTTACTTTACGAATCATATTTTTTAAGACCTCCAAAAGTCTATAGCAATGATATCATAGCGTGGTAGGATTAATCATGGAAATTGTCATAAAAACACCCACCGAAGCTTATGTAGACGCCTCACCTGAGGAGATGTCGTCCCTTGCCAAGTTCCTATCCTATACTAATAATAATGCCCAATTCCAGTACAAAAAGCATATGCGCAACCGCTGGTGGAAACAAAGCAGCCCGGACGCCTGGCAAGCGAGGGCAAACGAGCTTAAACAGGGTTTAAACGTGTGCCTGATGTTTAAATCTGATAACAAGCCCTGCTTGCGGCCCGGATCGATACCGTACATAATTGAAAAGTTTGGTCAAGTAAAAGTTAAAACCTTGCCGTCTTATGAAAAATCTTTTGCAAAACCCAAGCCATTCCCATGGTATAAGAAAATACCATTCTCACTATATGATTATCAAAAAGAATCAATTGAAAAACTTATAGACATAAGACACGGAAATGTTCAACTTTGTACCGGAGCGGGTAAGTCTGCGATTATATTAACCATTGCTCAAAAATTGGGTCTTAAAACTGTTATAGCCGTACCTTCTCAAAGCATCTTCGCAGAGATGCTCGATAAGTTTGAGAAACATTTAGGCAAATCCTCGGTAGGTGCCCTAGGGGATGGCAAGAAACGCCTTGGAAAACTGTTCACGGTAGCCATATCTAAATCCTTAACAAACCTTAAACCAGGAACAAAAGAGTTTGAGGAGATATCTTCGGCACAAGTTTTGCTAGTAGACGAGTCTCACCTATGGGGAGCGACAACCCTGGATGAGGTTTGCCACAATCTGTTCTCAAAAGTTCCATATCGGATGTTTTTTAGCGGAACCCAAACGAGGGGTGACGGTACGGAAAAGCTCTTGCATAGCATAATAGGACAAACAGTCTCCACCCTAACAACAGAGGATGCTATTAAGGGTGGTTTTATCTGCGACCACGAGTTTAGGATCGTAACTGTCAAAACGACAGCTCCAGGATATGATTCTGACGATGCTCTGGCCATGAAAAGAAAGCACTTTCTACATAATGACAACATAGCTAAGTTTATAGCCAATCTTGCTAATTCCGTTAGTTCCGTTAAAGGAGAGCAAACACTAGTACTAGTTGATGAGATTGATCAGATAAGGAGAATATTGCCCTTACTCAAGATCCCGTACGCCTGCGCAACAGGAAGCAAAGAACCCGATCTTGGGGATACAGACCCAGAAAGCGCTGTCTTAAAGTTTAATAAGGGAGAGGCAAAGATATTGTTGGGCACTAGTTGTATATCAACCGGAACCAACATATTTCCGACCCATCACACCGTAAACTGGCAAGGAGGTACTAGCGAGATCAAAACTAAGCAGGGTGCTGTAGGCAGAAGTGTGCGAAAGCTAGAAGGCAGCGGTTTTGAAAAATATCATCAGCCAAAAGAAAAGGCTGTGATATGGGACTTTGACGTCCAGTCTGTTGATATAATGGGTAGGCATCTTAAGGAAAGAATAGAATACTACAGCGATAGCGGCACAGAAATAAAGGCAGTGGGATGAGCGAACAAAGCAAGCCAAATTACTTCGACAACAGCTTGTACATATTAGCCGACGAGCTTACTCGGGCTATTGGCAATAATGAGGATGGCAGCGACCAGAAAAAACAGGTCGAAAAACTCATGGCTTTAGAAAAAAGCTTTAAGAACTCGATACTAAAGTTCAAACAAGCAAACGAGATCTATAGAAAGTTCATACTTTTGGTTGTGGTTCAAAACAGAAATATCTTGTCTGCTAGGCCATTTTTTAGGGAAAAGGCTGATATTTTTAGTTCACAAATTACCCCAGCCATCAAAGACGGTAAGATCAGGGTTTTACAGAAGTTTCATATAAATTATCTTCTTATAAAGTTCGTTAGAGACAACTGGGTTGGTCCATTTCCAGAAAAATCTCAGAAATTTTTTGATCAAGTTGTTGAGGCCAGACGTCGCCTAATAGAAAACAACATGCCGTTGGCCATCAACCGAGCTAAGCTTTTTTATAGAAAAGTGCCTAGGAACCATGTATCGCTGATGGACATGATAGGTATTGCAGCTATGGGCCTTATATCCGGGGTTGATAAATGGGTTGGTGACTATAGTCCCGTGTTCCGAAGCGTTTGCATCGGAAGAATGGCCGGAAACCTGATCGAGAGTTACTCCGAAACGATGCTTCACTTCTACCCATCAGATAGGCATGTTCTTTATCGAGCCAACTCAATTGCTTACAGGCAAGACATACAAGATTTTAACGAGCTAGCCGAGGCTATCAATAAAAGTTTTGTGCAAGACAAAGAAGAAGGAAAGAAAACAAATTTTAAGAAGATAAATGGCTCAGAACTTGCATCTTTAATGAAAGCTGCCTCTACGATGAGCACGACCCTGCCGGGTCAAGAAGGGGAAACCCCTGCGGAAGTGTATGAGATGCAAGATCTTAACTCCGAAGTGGATATGGAGAATGACATTGTTCAAAGAGATTCTATGAACCATATGATATCCTCTGCTTTAGGTTTACCCCTAATGCATCAGAAAGTCTTGCGATTGAAAGGGATAAAGATATGAAGTTGGGAATGCTTAGCTTTAACGATAGGTTGATCTTAGAACCTTACCAGCAAGGTCAGGGATTAAAAGGTGAAGTTCGAAACGGGATCGCCTTTGTGAAGCAAAAAACCGAACTTTTTGGCCTTAAGGTTTTAGTCGAGGCTAAACTTTCGGATGGAAGTTTTATCCCGGCGGGATCTACCGTATATATTGCCGAAGAGCTTCTGTCAACCCAACCCTGGGCTAAAAACGTTTTTTCTTGTGAAGCCTTAAAAGATCAGAAGTTTATCATAGTCGAACTTAAGTTTGTAAACATCGTTGACACAAATGAAACGGTCTGATAGGATTAGGAATGCTAATTTTAGGAGACCCTCACGTTAGGCCAGACAACATACAGGAATCAGAAAAGCTACTGAGTTTTGTTGAGTCTGAAGCGCTTAATAGAAAAGAAAAGACTGTAGTCATCTTGGGTGACCTTTTCCATACCCATAGGGTTATCAGGATGGAAGTCCAAAACTTTTGGATCAAATGGGCAAAACGGCTTGGGCAAAACTTTTCGGTCATCGCCATAGTGGGCAATCATGACCAGCCGGGCGACGATCAAAACGAAGATCGCATGAGCGCCTTGGACGTGCTAAGAAATATTCCAGGATTTATCGTAGTCGATAGTCCAAAAATTATAGAGGGTATTACCTACCTACCCCACACAGCTAGCGCTGAAAAGTTCTCTCACTGGGTGTCCGAAGCAAATTCTAAGATCCTAGTTTGCCATCAAACTTTTGATGGGTCTCAATACGAGAATGGTTTTTACGCAAAAGACGGATTACCCCTAACACTTGTAGAAAAGTTTGATCTAGTTATCGGCGGCCATATTCATAAGCCACAAGAGTATGCTAACGTCTGGCTTCCAGGAACTGCTAGGTGGGATTCTATCTCCGACGCCAATCAAAATAAGGGAATTTGGGTCTTTGATACAACATCCTACGCCAAGACATTTATATCTACGTCAAAAGTTTGCTCTCCCATAATCTCTCTTGAGATCAAGGAAGGTGAGGAGATACCTGATTTTGAAGATTCTTTAAAGACTCACGTAAAGTTGATAGGGTCTAGTGCTTGGATCGCAAAGGTTTCAAAAGCTTTAAAAGGTAAGGTAAGAATCTCCTCAAAACCAACCGATTCAAGAGCCTCTCAGGAAAACAAAGAGTTGTCGACCCTAGAGCAATACTCTAAGAATTTTAAGTTCTTAGGTTCGATAACTGCCGAGGAAGTCATGAGATACGTGGAGAGCTTATGAGTAATAACTCCATAACAAAAGAGCTAGCCATGGGTTCAATTTTTAGTGGACAAATATCTGAGGTCCATCTGAATAATATGAAGCTCTATCCTTTCATCTTCATTGATGATGTTAGTCAGGTGGAGATTTCTTACGACATAATCACTGACCCGGCAAACGCAGAGCCAGGAAAGAAGTCTACGGTATCCTATACCGTATCCTTCAAGTCGGGGAATACTCCTGAAAACATAAAAGACTGTTCTCAAAACTTACAGAAGGCACTGTCAATACTATTCTCACAACAAATTACGGTAATACTTAGAGATCAAAAAGGTCAGGAATTGTTGGATTTAAAATGAGTGACTCTAACCTTCCCGAACAAATCCAGGCTCCAAAGAACGATTTTTCTAAATCGGACCAAGAGCTTTTAGAAAAATTTAAAGAAAGAGGGCTTCCCGGAATCTCTTCTGTAGGCCAAGAGCTTGAAAAAAGCATGGAAAGCATGTATATGCAAGGATACACTTACCAAGCTATAGCCCTGCACAATAGGGCTAAAAAAGAGCACGTCCTAGCGTTAGCTGATAAGAATAAGTGGTTTGAAAAGCGCAACGAGAAACTCAGCGCAATGGCAGAATCGATTTATAACAGAAAAGAGATCTTTAAATCAGAAAACGAAAGTTTTCTCATCTCCTTCTGTGATAGTATTAAACAGCATTACTCAGATACGGTATTTCGTTTCCTGAGTACTAGAGATCCTTCAGTTTTAGCTTCTATTGACCCAAAGTTGATGAATCTTTATCTGAAGTGTTTTGAGACCCTTACCAATAATGGCAAGGGTAAGGGAGAG